TATATCCGTCACGGACAGCCAAAGTGAAAACAGGGTGGATGATAGTATGGATGATTTCCATACTGTTGGGTTTGAATCCTTTTTTCATGATGAGGCTGTTATAAAACGCCTTGACATCGGAGTATTTGATGCTCGAAATCTTCTTTGTACCTAAGTCATTCTGAATATATTTCCGGTACATATAGAGGTAATTTGCGCGGGTAGATTCTTTCAGCTCCGGTTTGTCTGCCATGTAAAGCTCGAACAGGTCGTTGAGAGTAGCTTTGTTTTCAACGGGAGCTTTGATTCCGTCTTCGAGGTCGCGGATGATTTTGCGCTCTTTTTCTCTAAGGCACAAATCTTCTTTGCAGCCCGGAGGGAGCTTGTCGGTTGGAACAAGACGTTTGCTATAAACATCGTGCCGATTGCCTTCTGCATCCGTGTAAGTAAAACGATATGTTCCGTCTGGTCTTTGGGTTTCACCGTCTTTGAGGATTCGTCCTCTATTGTCGGTGCGTTTGGTACTTGCCATATGAGACTCCTTTCAAGTTTTCTGAAGTACAAAGAGCGTAGGTAGAAATCCCACGCTCTATTTATTCCTTCTTTACAACTAACTGTTTTTAAGGATGGAAATTAACCGATTTTGAAAAATATTTTTATTTTTTCGATTTTTGTATCAGTTGTCTCCACGCTATTGCTGCATTACGTTTAGCTTCATCAATAGGTATTTCCATTGCATAATGATATCCGCCCGTATTATGTGTTTGTAAACCGCAACGGGAGCATTCAATCCAACAATCTGTGTAATTAGAATCGGGAATGACTAACTTCGGTTCCGATCCACATATGCAATTTGGTATATCTATTGATTCGTTAATATTCCGAATGGTTATTCTCATAATATTCCTTTTATTTCAATACCATTCTGCCCATTGTAGTACCGCAGTTGGAGCAATAACGGGGAAGATGAGAACCGTAACGCATTCTGTTACAGATGCTGCATTTATACGCTTTTCCGGTTGCAAGATCTGAGGATGGAACCGGGATCCATTCGCCGGAGCAAAAAGTTCTGGGTGAAAGTTTTCTGATCCGTTCGATTGCTTCAGACGGAGTGTGACCATCCCACTTGGGTGCGCGGTCAAGTTCTTTTACATTGAACATATCCCAATACGGATCAATGTCATAGTGGTAAGTAGCCTGTCCATAAGGTGTATCAACGCCAACGATGAACATCCCATCGAACATAGTTCCTGTATCATGAAGCTTGGATTTCCATGCTATATCCGGATTGGAATTGCAGATGACAGAGAACAGAATGGCTCTGTGGTGATACAGTTCGTTGAAAGTATGATACCCATCGGATGTTTCGCCAGTAATGTGTTCACAACGAATTTCGTCACGGATTTTCATAAGGATTTTTCCGAGACGGTTTTCTCCCTCTCCATTACATACACCCCAGACTTTATCACCCCATGTATTTCCTTCGATCAGTTCGGAATCGCCTGTATCAATAAGTAATTTTGTAAGTTCTGGATTCTGTGTGAATTTAGCTTTGCACACTTCATACATGATAGAGTCTTTTACGGTTTCCCAGTCCGTTCTGAGCTGAATGTGCCGACCAAGGTGTTTCGCTTCGGAAGGTGAGAGAGGACAGAATTCAGCCATTCTTGCAGGACATTTTGCAGAATGGAATGCTGCTTCGCTGTTTTGGAATGTATATCCCACATATGTAATCGGAGCGGGGAAGAAATTGCTCAGGAAGTAATACTCACCTGAAAATTCTGTAATTGTATTCATCATTTTTCTCCTTCGATTTTCATAACGATTGGAAGTAATACTGTTGTGCGTTCGTGGAGCCACCGCTTGTCCGGCGGAGCATATTTTGTTCCATCCATGTCATATTCTGACAATAAAATAAAGTTTCCAACTTTGTAATGTATTGTGTCTCCATTTTTCGGAGCAGAATTTCGGATATCATAAGTAGATCCGCTAATTACAGTCATAGCGCATTTTTCTATACACTCATGGACGAATAATAACGTCCCATCGTGAATTGAAGTTTTTGATGTGAAGTATGTGAAATCAGCTTCAGGATCGAATTCGATTTCGATATTTAATGAAACAGTATTCTTCTGTTCATCTAAACCAGTTACCATGAGCCTTCTTGCTCCACGAAGAAAGCGGTCAAATATTGGTGCGGCAGTTATTTCTTGAGCATTATCCCAACTACGATCTGCAAAAGATGACCGGGTTGGATCTGCAGCTATATGTTTGCAAAAATTAAATGAATTACTCATCATCAGATCTCCTTGTTCGATGAACTGTACTGCTTGCTGTACGACCTTTAACTTTCTTTTCGCCAAACGCTTTAAGGAAAGATCGATTTGGTTTACAGTTATTGCAGTTATTCTTTTGTTTGCAGAACCAACAGCCATCTTGCCCAAGCCAATACCAATATGGCATTGCCGGACGTGCTTTTCTCTTTGCTTTACCCATAATTATTCGTCCTTCCAATAGCAGTACAAACAGTTGTGCGGACAGCGGCGTTTGTGTTCAAGTAGCTCAACTTTACCGGCATAACATAAGCAGTTTTTTCTCTGATAACCTACAGAATCATTCTCTGTATCATCTTCCAGTCCAAGAAGGTTCAGATCATAACTTGAAATACAACCGCACATGATTGGTTCTTTCAGTTTGGGTTCGGCACAGGATTCGATTCGCAGAGGATCACTTCCGTCAACACATCTCCAAAATATCTTTGCCTTATAAAGCATTTCATCCACAGAGCGCATTTGAGAATCATTTGCAGAAAAGCTATCAGGAGCATACGGAAGTTTAATATTGTGTTTTGCAAATCGTTCCCTTACATGGGGATACATATCCAACACGCTGATTCTGTATCTTGAGAATCCCATTTTCATGTAGAGCTGCATTGTCTGATATGCGGTATGGATTCCTTTAGGAGTCGGTACTATTGGATCTATGCGAATGACGATTTTCTCCTGTGGGAAACCATCTTTGATTAAAGACATGATTGCAATAAATTCATCGCGGGGCGTTGGCACATTCGGCTCTATGACGGTTCCTCCAAAGCCTGTGACTGTAGCATGAAGGATGATTTTGTCCTGATGTTTCAGGACTTCGGAGATGAAGTCTGGCATTATGTTTTTAGTAATAAGAACTGCGCCATCGACTGAATTAAGTTTATCTACCCAAGACAAGTCGATTCCTGCATCTCCGGCTTCAGTTATTCCAATTTTGTACTTTGGCATCAGTTTATACCTCTGAAATAATATTATATATAGTTTATTTTGCCATCCATAATTGAACCGCAAGATGGACAGTACGGCGAATCGATATAATAAAATCCCCAGTTATTTTTGGATACTCTTAACTGTCCAAAAGTCTTACAAATGCTGCAAATTCCACTTGCTTTGTCTTGATTTTGCGAGACAGAATGCCAATGTCCGTGCCTGAGGTTTCTCTTTTCTTCTAACTCATTCTCTTGTCTTATGATTCTTTTGCTCATATCTTCAATTGCATCCGCAGCAAGCAAATCCATTAAACAGGAGTCAAATTCATTGCAGTCTTTATCATATGGGCATCCGCCGCAATGCTCTTTATTTCTTAACTGTTTAATTAGTTTTTCGTGCATGGTTATCACCGTATATTTTGTGTAAATATGTGATAAGGGCATTTCCGCAAGTTATCCGGTCATTATCCTCTTCTTCGCTTGGAACAAACACAATTACATCCCATCCAGCTTCGACAAGTGGTTGTTCAAACTTTCGATATACATTGAAATCGGAATATTCTGTCGTAATATTAAAACCATTCTTTACAGCAGAGTTTGTTTTATGGATTGGTGTGATCTTAACAATAAACTTCTCTTTGTCAAATAAAGCAGAAAGCACATTTGCATCGAGAATTGATTCCGCAGTAACCGCAAAATTTAACGTGTATTTCCTACCGATAGGTGGCGGAAGTTCTTCTGCGATTTTTGAAATCTCTTTAAGCGGAAGGCTTCGTCCGGCAAATTGTACAGATCTTTGTATGTCATCTGTTGAATTGATACTGAATTGCAAACCAGCTTCACCACCGTATACTTCATTTTTGATTTTACACCATCTTTTAAGATAGTCTTCAAGTAACCAGTTATGAATTGGCAGCATTGTGGATACAACGGGGTGAATGGTGTCAGCTTTCATAAAACGGGATACACAGTGTTTTAAGTCAAATTCAGTAAAATTAAGGACTTCAGTATTGAAGGTTGGTTCACCCATACGAGCGTAATGCACGTTGAAACGCTTGGTGTGTTTGATCTGCTCATTGCTCAGAATGGTTTCTAACATATAAGCAAGTTCGTAACGACTTACATCGCCATGATAACCATATTTTGGACAATCACAGAATTGGCAGTGCATGGGACATCCTTTTTGGGTGCTGATGGTGGCAACCCATTTTTCTGTAAGATCAACACTGCGATGTTGTACACCATTTATTTCTTTGTGTAAACCAAGGAAATCGGCTTTAATATTGTTTTCTTTACCGTAATCACCTACGGTCAAAAATTCGAGTTTACGTTCGCGGTCTACATAAATTTTCCCGGTATGTGTATATATTATATCAATCATTATTTCCTCCAATATATGTATCAATTTGACTTTTCAACAGGAACATAAATGTATAGAATTGATAGTGGTTATTGACACCGGCAATAAATGTACGATTATTGTCTGTGCTGTATGGGGTTTTGATGATGTACTCATCAGGAAATCCCTGATAAAAGAAGTTATCTGTATTGAGTAATTCAATCGGAATATTTACGGGAATATTGCCGATAACGGCAATTTCGTAATCATAAAAATTATATCGGAAGATTATCTTCACGCTATGATACTCAATTTTCAAAACAGGGTGTACGATGCTTTTACTTGTGTGTTCGCCGACTATTTCTGTGTATGAGTCCATGCTTTTGCATTTATCTTCCCAAGATATATTCTTTGTATGGTCTAAGAAAAGCGGAATGATATGATCTCTCCAGAACACATATGTGTCCCAGAACCCTTTCTTATATAGCATTTCATCTTTAGGCTGATGATCGAGCAGCCAATATTGAAAAATTGTATCGTCCACACTCATTCTCCAACAACAATATAGACTTTCTTTTTGCCCCACTTGACCCATAAGCAATCCGGCTTATCCAGTGTTACTACAAGATCTGGACGATTTCTACGAACCTCACTGATAGACGGGACAATCCCGGCATCTTTAAGGATTGCCGGGAGATATCTCGTTTCAGTGAACATGGTTTGCGTTTTTTCTACGGTCAGCCAATCTTCCATGTTATATGCCAGAAAATGTTCCGGACTCAGAAGCGGCTTTCCGATAACTACGTTCATTATCATAATGTTTACTCCCACGAAGTTTCCCATTCCAGATACGCATATCCGAGATAACAGCGGAAACAAGGCATTTGCAGACATTCCTCGTAATCATGCTCTTTCCCGCAATACCGTTCACAATGCCCGCACATTTCTTTGAGTATCTTCTGATCTTTAAGATATGGTTTTATATGATTGTAGGATTCTTCGATTTTTCTTTCAAATTTCTTTTCATCCATTTCAGCTTCTGTTTTCTTCTTCTGCTTCATAATGCTTTACGATGAGCTTATAAGCTTTCCGCTGGGTATCCAGATCGTCCTGTGTCACATCATCGATCTGTGCAAGCTGCTTTTTGAGCAGACGATATTGACGGCAGAGCTGGATATGGTTTTGTGTAACACGAATTATCTGAGTTACTACCAGAACTGTTACCATAATTGTAAGATAGATATTCATTCGATTGTACCTTCAATCCTGCAGTATTTACCTGATTCATATACAGGCTTCATAGATTCTTTTGCCATATCTTCAAAAAAGAGTTGATTGGGGTTATGGATGACATATGCTAACCTATTTCCGAAGAAAACGCTATAAAAGCCTTCTTCATAATCTTCAACGATAGTAGTATACGCATTTGTTATTGCTTGTCCACCAATTCCTCTAAAACCAAGAGCTGTACTGCCCCAAGTTTGCATAAACATTTTCATGGTTGCATCGTGATATGTATACTCTTTGTTAATGGCACGAACAGCATTTATATGTCGTTCTTGAATGAGAGGTAAACATGGTAATTCTGCCATAAATGATCTCCTTGAGTATTATTAGTTGTTATCGTCAAGCAAGTGTTTCCATCTAAATTTCTTGTCACCGGCTATTATTTTGCCATCATCTTCAGCTTGAAATCGTTTATCATAATCGTGTACGGTATGACCATCAGATTTGAATGTGGTAGGACTGTCAAGATCCCACTTCAAGAGTATCTGCCAGAGTTCCGGATAATTCTTGCGGAGCAGTCGAAGCTGATCTACGCCTTGATTATGACAAAACCAACATCCGCCTCTTGTTGCGGTTGTGTAAATGGGTGAAAGAAGGTCGTTTTCTTCGCACCACTGTCTGCAAAATGCTTCATCCCATCCGATATCAACAAGTGGAAGAATTTTTCCGGGGATACTATGTCGTTTGATACGTTCAGGTTCGTCGGCTGCAATGCCAAGATACTGTACAATATTTATTTTTGCCCCTTGTACAATGGGGCTATTGGAAAACTCGCTGTTTGAGATGTGTACACCAATTCCCTCTCCCGACTGAGATTGGAAACCCGTAGACATCTTGCTTTGAGGTCGCTGTTGCACCAATTTCCCCTGATGATTGGGAATCCGAGGATCGAATTGGAGTGCTGGTCGTTTGAGTCCCGAATTGCACCACGGGACTCCTTGAACTGGGAATCCATTCGGAGCGTTCTCGCTGAATCGCCCCCCCCCGCAATGGCTTTGCTCTTTCGTCTCTTGGGAATATGATAGAATATCTTTTCGTAAGTCAGCTTCTCGTAATAATTCTGACATTGCCCAGAGCTTGAGCTTTTTGCACCATGCTCCTTTGGTGAGAGGGAAGCCTTTGAGAGTTCCAATGAATCGTCCTCGTTCAAGTGGTTTATAGAAGAGTGATTCGTAGGATATCTTTGACTGCCCCCCCCCTCATGGCGCAAATATGTTCCACTTGAATTCCATAGCGTTCAAGTATGATCTTATCTGCTTTCTCCTTAAACTCTACCATGGGCGGCAAGTCTGCTGAAATTGTATCGGTTGCCCACACCTCAGCATGAACAATTCTGTCGAGAGGGTATCCAAGAAGTCGGATCGCTTCAAGACAGGCGAGACTATCCTTACCATACGAGAGTGAAAGAATATATTCGGTGTTGGGTTGTCTTTCCATTTTGTTTCTTCCTTTGGTATAAGTGTGGAAGACTGTCTCCCGCGTATAGTCAGTATGAGATCTGGTTAATGTATTCTTTTACCTTTTCTACGTTCCAAAGAACACGTCTACCGATCTGTACACGAGCTTCCGCAGATTCCCCAATATGTATTGCGCTATCTCTGCCGCAACTAAGTAAGAATTGTAGTTCTTCTGTTGTAACCGCAATCTTGAATGGAATCTGAATATCGCTTGATTTTTTTGTTGTTTTCATACGGAAAACAGCCTCCTAAAATTTTTATGTACGATCCTCTGGACAGTTACCGTCAAATACCTGCAACGGAATCGGAGAGATTATCATAGGTGTAAGGACACACCTTCTGACTTCGTGCCACTTATCAATCCATGTTAAATCTTCCTGAACAGCAATGAAATGCGCTTTACGTCCTTTTACATTTTCGTGTAACCCTCTTACGCACAGGATCGTCATATAATCATTAGCATAAATTTTCTCATGTCGCAAATTTTTTAGCGGTTTTTCTGGTATGTCATAAAAGCGTTTAAGATATCTTTCAAGAGCGATTTCATCTTTGTAAAGTATCAAGATTTTGAACACGTAATACCTCCTATGTGAATGAGTTGATTAGCTAAGTCCTATAAATTATTTACTGGATTCCAGTGAAAAATCCAAGAGAAATAGCATTTTATAGCGTTAGGTAAACAAGAATACCTATAAGAATAACATCCGTGAAATTAGTGGAAATTCACTGTAAATCAAACAGATTCATCTTCCTTAGCTTTTGGCTCGTAGAAACACTCGCTGCTGCCATCCTGCTGGATTACCAACGCACACAGATTTCCGTCATAAACACAAGCTGAGTCAATGCAGATATCACCTGTATTAACAATGTATGCACGTTTGTTTCTGCTGGGCGTATGTCCGAAAACAACTTGTTTTTCTCTGGGTTCTGTTTCAGTTGTTATCCAATTTCTTCCCCAGATAAGATCGTGATCTGTATTGTCTTTCAGCATTGGGTGGGAAAGACCGGCATGACAGAAAATAATTTGCGGTGTCTCATATACAAGCGGAAGGGATTTGAACCATGCGACAGCACTTGACATACTTGCGTCATTCTTTTCAAAACTGTATGATGTAGCCATCCCGCCATTGTAATACCACAAATTGTGATTTCCGCTTTCGTGTGCATCAATCGCCATTTGTTCGTGATTCCCACGCAGACAAATCACTTTATTTTCACCAGCCTGAGTGCGGAGTTTACGTAAAGTTGAAACCACTTCATAACTGTGAAAACCACGATCAATATAGTCTCCGACAAATACCAGTGTATCTGTTGCACTGGTATACGATATCCTGTTCATAAGATTCAACAGTGTGTGATAGCAGCCGTGGATATCGCCTATTGCAATTACTCTTTCCATATTATGTAATTACCTCCTTTACCGTATTATCTGTGTTGAACACTATACGATCTGTATAGAAGAACTCGGTGTGGCTGCCTACATCAAACTTTGTCATTGGCTTATTATCCTGTTCTGTATTCCAGATGCGAATATAATATATCTTGAAGTTGCGTTCATTACAGAATCGATGAATATGCCGAATTGCTTCGGCTCTCGCTTTGGATGCTGTAAGATCATCGCTGATTTGCGCTATTTCACGCATAACGCCTTGACTATTTTTGAAATAAAGATTCATGTGATATTACCACCGTGTTCCGGGAGTTTATATATTGTTACGTCCATGTGTCGGAAAGCCATTTCGATCATCTTATATACAAGATCCCAATTCCCATTTGCAAGCCCACATCCGAAATTATAGGGAAAAGCTAACGACTGACCCGGATGTTCATTACGAATTGTACTGAATGCTCTTGCGAGAGCTGGGTAATCCGTATATCGTTTGTTTTTGTTTCGTCCGTATTCGAGCTGACCGAATATGTTTGCTACACATTGATCTGGCTTGATTCTTACGATTTGCACTTTGCCAAGAAGTTTGTCCGGAGAATCAAACTGGTTGCAGAACTTGTGGTATGAGCTTTTTACGATAGGGTATCTTGTGTAGATAGCCTTAGCGACTCCGGATCCCATTGCGTTTTGACAATTTACCTGTTGGCAGATAATATCTTCTGTCGCGTGAAGAATATTGTCATTGATAATTTTAATCATATTGAACACCCTTTCGTTCTTCTGGAGGAATCAAAACGACTGTGCCGTAATCAGCATGAAAACACGAAATCCGATGCTTTTGGTTCCACTGTTTTGCAAAATTCTCAAATTCCGTATACGCTTCTTTATCAAATGAGACATCTTCGCAATCAAGTTCTTCCTCAATATGAGCCAGAATTTCACTTGGATCAAGTTCCCCGTATTCAATTTGCGTACCATACACATATTCGGGAATCGGAAAATCGTTATATTCGTAATGTTCAACCAAATCGTCGATACCGTAGAAAAAGCGATCTCCATCATATAACATATGATCCGGGAATTTTTCCTCGTATTCTTTCAGTGTAAGTTTCTGCGCTTTTTCGTACTGCTCTTTATCTCTGCACGAATCACACTTCAAGATGTACTTTGGGGTTTCACATCCGCATACACTGCAATGATATGGAGCGCAGCATTTGTCGGCGGCTTTTTCGTTCAGATATTTCTTACCGCATTTTTCACAGGTGAAAATATCGACTCTTTCTTTTATAGCCATATTTATTTCTCCTTGTCTGGGCGAAAGATTACTACCATACTTGGGAACGGAGCAGAATTCTTTCCATCTCCGAACTTTAATCTTCCACGAATAAATCTAATTTCCACATTTGGTTTTTGATAGATATAGTCATGAAAATAACTTGTGTCTGTTCGTGCCGGGATCAGCATCACAACAGTTGTATTGGGTTTCTTGGATTCGTCCGAACACTTTTTCACCCAATCTTTTATCGCTTTACCGTATGGTGGATTACAGAATACGGTCTGCCCCCCCCCAGCACTGTGCAAGTCCATTATCATGTTCCGTGTAATATGTATCACACTTATGATTCTGGTCATCAGCGCAAGGATCAAGAGTGAAGTGAAATTCGTTATCCAGTGCATCAAAGAAATTCTGGGGTGTTGCCCAGTTCATTGATTTTGAGGAAAACATTATATCTAAGCTCATTTTTGCTCCTTATATGATTCGCGCCATGCGGCGCAATATGGTTCGATATGTCGTGGAAATTCTAATACTCGCTCACTGTCACGATAACCACACGTCACTTTTACAGTTTTTTTATCTTCTGCAATATGTACTTTATGCAAGCAATTATAACAAGACTGAGATTTGCTGATACCACACATTCTGCGGTATTTACTCTTATGAGCCATTTTAGAAAGCCCCCCCCCTCTATGTTATTTGATATCGTTTAATCCTTACAGCCAGTCCTTTACTTTGGGCTGTTTCGATCATATGTTTCGTTCCAACAGATTTTCCATCCCAAAATGCTACAAGAGCATCTGCATTTTCTGCCATTTTTACATTTCTGATGAATCCGGCTGCTTTACCGTCGATATCCCAGTCAGCAGGGAAGTAGCGGATCTTGTAACCATGTTCTTTTGCATACTGTTCTCCAAGACGGTCTGCTCCACGTGCCATACCGCAAATAACGACGATTTCATCATTTATGTTTTTCAGGAGATGGTCAAGACTGGCGGCAAGACCATTGTAATTGGTAAAGTCTCTACCTCCGGCTACGATTACGCGAAACATATTTCCTCCAATCTTTGTGTGGCGACATCTGCCCATGACATTCCGAAATATTTGCTTTTCTTGTTGTCGCAATATCCGTTATCCATACCGATATACTGCCTGTTTTCTATCTTTGCAGCAATCAGCGTAGAACCACTTCCGCAGCAGTTATCCAGAACAACAGCTCCGGGATCTGTGTATGTTCGGATTATGTATCTACATAACTCAATTGGCTTTTCGGTTGAACTGATTGCTACTGAAGGATGCGGTTTTTGGAAAGTCCAAATAGAAGCTGGATATTTCATTTCGCTTTGGTTATCCATAACTGTATAGGATCCGTAAATACGATTGTTAAGGATATCTTCTGCATTTTCACCTTTGGCTTTCCCTTTACTATGGCTTGGTAAACCCTTTACCATTTCAGGATGATATACCGGCTGCTTCTTATAGAAGACCATAATATCCTCATGTTCCCGCATCGGCATACGGTTTGCATTTAAGAATCCGCTTTTCAGCACCTTATTCCAGATGATGTTGTAACGATGGAGTTTTTCATTTGAGAGCATCATTCTGGCAGTGAATTTATCCTGACCGAACAGAATAATCGCACCATTCGGTTTTATGATCCGTTCGTACTGTTCCCACAGCTTGTCCGGTGGAATTACCACATCCCATTTTGCTTTGAGTACCCCGTAGGGGAGGTCACAGAGAATTAGGTCGATAGATTCATCTGCAATCTCCCGCATACCGAGTAAACAATCAATGTTATAGACCTGATTTAATGATATCATTTATTTCATTTAATACCGATTGCATATCATGTATCAATGATTGTGCATGGTTTAATTCCTCGTAAATTTCTTTTTCAAGATCTTCCTGACTACGGATCTTACGGAAAAGATCTGTGTCAATAAATGCTGTATGTAAAATCACACTGCCAGCAGCAAGTCCAGTACGTGAACCGAAATATACATTTCCATCTGGAGTCCAACACAGTTTCAAACATCCATTTGACAGTGAGCCATTTTGGTGGTCATCTGTGTCATGAACAAAAATTGCACCTGCTGGAACTATACCTTCAAGATCCTTCTGTAATTCATAATAGTCATAGCGAGCATCCGAAAATGCTCTAATTCCGTCAGACATTCTGCACCTCCGAAGGTAAGGTGTCCTGCCCCATTTCAATAACGCCCGGAACACTGGTAGATCCGAAACCACCGTTACGAATACCATCTGCGTCATCGTCATATGTAATACCAAAGGGAATGAAGATGCCCTGAACAAAACCGTCACCTGCCTTGATTGTTACGATCTTATCAGAGTTGGTATCGTTGGTTGCTTTCACGAAAATATGTCCTTCATTATCGGAACCGTAGTAATCGCTGTCGATCACTCCCATTGTGTTGTCGAGCTGGAGTCTGTACTTGAATCCAAGACCGCTGCGTGGGAGACAACCGAGCCACCATCCGTTTACGATCTTTACACGAATACCGGTAGGGATTTTGATAGAACAGCCGGGACGAAGTACAAAGGGGATTGGGGATTTGAAATCATAACCCGCTGAACCGGATGTGGCTCTTTTGGGAAGCTGGATATTGTCATAAATTTCACGTACAATACTTTCCGAAAGATCTTTGTATCCGTAAAAATCTTTCATCGCTTCATAAAACTGTTCAAAGCTTACCTTTGAGAATTCTGCAACTCTGTTCATGAATTTTCTCCTTCATAAAGAATGATTTTGTTATCAGTTATTGATTTTTGAACATCAATAATCCGTTGATTTTGACTGCCCTTATAAGCGAGTGTTATGTCGCGCTGTTCCAGCACAAACTCACCATCTACAAGCACATCACATTGTTTCAACAGTTCAGCCATTTCCTCATTTTGTTTGATTTCTTCATATAGAAATCCTGAGTATATCCAGACAGTAACGCCGACAACCTCAGAACGAAGTTTTTGCACAAACGGGATAAGTTCTTCAGCACTGTACATCGGATCGCCGCCGCTCAATGTCAAACCGGATATAAATGGTGTGTTTTTGATATAGGCAACAATCTTATCCTGTAAGTCCGAAGTGAATGGTTGCCCTGCTGTGAATGAGTGGGAGGCTGGGTTGTGGCAGCCTTTGCAGTTGTGGAGACAACCGCTTATGAAAACGACAACCCGCACTCCTTCACCATCTGCGATGGACTCAAAGTTGATGCCGGATACATTCAAGACTTAATCTCTCCGGTATCGCTTAAAAGATTTGTGTAGTTGCTATGCTTGACACGATCCAAACACTCTTTGATTTTTCCAGCATTGAAATTACGATAGTCAGTGGTAAGGTATCCAGTTACACGACGGAGACGCTGGATTTCCGTATTGCCGCACTTTGGACAGTTATAATTGATCTCACCCTGATATCCGCATTTCAGGCAGGAATCAATCGGGAAGTTGAATGCAAGATATGGGATGTCCAATGACATGGCGTAGTCGATAATATCTTCGATTGCCTTTTCATTGTTCATCACAGAGCTTTCCAGTTCAATGTATGTAATGCAGCCACCGGTAGGATACTTACAGAACGGAGCTTCAAGCTCAAGCTTACGGTAAATAGATACTTTCTGCCATACGGGAACATGGTGAGAGTTGGTGATATATTCACGGTCTGTTACACGGGGGATTTCGCCGAATTCCTTCTTCAAAGACTGAGCAAATGTTTTGCAGAGGTTTTCAGCAGGGGTAGCGTAACAGGAGAAATTCAGGTTATGCTTTTCACTTGCGCTCTTGCAGTATTTATAGATATGTTCCACAACGCTCAGAGCGAATTTACACACCTCTTCATCTTCAGAGTGATCTTTTCCGAAGAGAGCCTGACACATTTCTGCGATACCGATATATCCAACGGCAAGAGTACCATGTTTCATTGCTTCATAAATTCCCTTAAAAGATGCTTTATCATAATCTGCTACAGTTCCGTTGCCATACATAAATTTAGCAGAAGCAACTGACTGTTTGCAAACATGATAAAATCTATCCACAAGAGAAAGTTCAGTAAGGTAGAGAACTTCATCCAGCTCATCCCAGAATCCATCCAGATCAGGGGTGTCACGTTCTCCAAGACAGATACCATGTTTGATACCGATCTTGGGAAGATTTATTGTCGTAGGACAAACATTTCCGCGTCCGACTTTGGAATATCCAAGACCGTTACGGTCATATCCCATCATGGTACGGCATCCCATTGTTGCCATTTCGGTATCAGGGTTTCCGGGTTCTTCGATGTTCTGAGAGAAGTCGCAGTTTACAATATTCGGATAGATTCTCTTACACAGAGACTTGATTGCAAGTTTTTTGATGTCATAGTTGGGATCACCGGGATGTGCGTTCACTCCCTTTTTGTACTTGAAAATACTGATCGGGAAAATGGGTGTCAGATGATACTGACCGATACCATCAAGGCTTGCGGACATCAGCCAGCGAGATACCAAACGACCACAGGTAGATGTATCCGTACCAAAATTGATGGAGGTGAAGGGGATCTGTGAACCGGCGCGGCTTTCCAGAGTGTTCAGGTTGTGGTACAGGCTTTGTGCCGCCTGCTTGCCTTCACACATCATATCGAAATATGCGTGATTGTAGAGAATCTTGTCAAGATTTTCCTTATTATCAAGATGAATATCTTTTTCAGTCAATCCTGCCTTTTTCAGAACATCAGGTTTAACTCTGTCGATAAATTCATCAACTTCATCGTCCGACATTTCGGAGAAATCTGTATCTGCAAATTCCGGACTTGACTTAATCAATGCCATAACATATTTTTTGAAAAATGTTTTGGTAACGAACGGAGCAAGGTCATAGTCCAAATGGCAGGATGCAACACCACCATACTGCACTTGGCTCTGAATCTGGAAAATAACTGCAATCAACTGACAAGCCGTTGAAAAGCTGTTTGCCGAGCGTACATCACCATTTCTGGTATGGAATCCATTATTCAGAAGCCGTGGAAGATCTGCAAACAAGCAGTTATGAGAGCCGATATCGTATTCTGAAAGATCATGCAGATAAAGACGGGATTCACGGTGCGCTCTTGCAACCTCAGGGCGAATGAACACATTGAGTCCGATGCTTTTATGAATTACATTGGCACTTTCAAACTTTCTGCCGCCGAAGGAATGCTCATCCACATTCGCGTTCTGGTTCTGTACATTGTTACACAGCAGAATGTCTTCGATCTGTTTGTTCAGTATATTATTTCGTTCGCGCTCCTGATTTCTTGCATCACGGTATTTAATGTAGTCTTTTGCCGTCTTTTTGCAGCGGCTTCCCATCAGACCATCTTCTACCATATCCTGAATCTTCTCCACATCCACAGCTCCGGTAAGCTGGGGAGAGTTTGCAATTTTACCTGCGATCCGAACCGCTACGTCTTCATCAACTTCGCCAGCCTGTACCATTGCCTTGGTAATCGCATGAACGATCTTTGCTGAGTCGAACGGTTCGATTCTACCGTCACGTTTTCTTACTTCTGTAATCATTCAATTCCTCCTGTCATTTTTGAGATAATATGATATATTTCGTTCCATGTATTTACACGAATCATTCCATTTGATTCCGCATCATAGCTTTGATTGTGATAGCGACTAAACAGCAGCTTTGTACATGACGTTTTCTCAAGATTGTGTACGCCATCATCGATCATGACATCTCCTTTGATGAGTGACTTATCACTGGCGATAATTACATCTTTCCATTTCAAGAATGGATATGCCCATAACAACCAAGTAATTTTGGGGCTGACAGTATTGTAGTGAGAAGCAGTAACAATCCTTACTGTGTGACCATCTTCGATTAGGCGTTTTACGATCTTCTGAGCTTCAGGTGTAGGACGAAGTGATTTCCAGAAATTTGGGTCATGCAGAGGACTATACACTTCGTTTTGTGTTAAAGCCGGAAAGAAATCTGCTATATTCCATGATGTTATATCTGAAGGAGAAACCGAAGTTGAATAAATGCGGTTTAGTTCACTTATCCATGCTTCGGTCAGTTCCTCCAAAACATCATCCATATCAATCAGGATGGTTAGTTTCTTCATATTGTCCTTCCGCGTTTATGCCATTCATTGAGCAAGCTTTGAATCTGCTGTTTCAAATTGTTTACCGTACCATCGTTGAGAAGAAAGTGGTCTGGTTCAACAAAATCAAGTGCGGTTTCAGAAGGATGCTGCTGCTGTTCTTTTGTAAGAGGGCTGATGAAACCATCTCTGCGTACTCTCACATGAATTACATCCAACCCAGCGTCTTTCAGATAGTCAATCTCGTTCGGAAATCTTGCATCCGGGATCAAGACGTAATCCCATTCATCATAGAAGAAACGGAGAATATCGGCGATAAATGCAACCCAATAGTTCGGCTGCTGATTTCGGATTATATCTGTTCCAACACGCTGGAGCAGTGTTCTTCCATATTCATCTTTTATGCCATCCCACCCAAAGAATGTACTGCACACATACTTCACGAGATCTCCGTAATGAGCTACCAGCACAGTTTTATGATTTGCTTCAAGCAGTTCCTTCAGGATTCCTGCTGTGGTATCCTTACCATGCTGTGCTTTACCAGATATACAGATGATTTTCACGCTTATCTCCGATCAATACTCGATGTCATCGAACAAAACGGGAATGGTTTTCTTGAATTCATCCAGCAGAGGAATCACAGCCTCTCTCATCTGCGGATGAGCTGCGGTAGCAGTACGGAGCTTGAAGAAATGTCGCCATTCACGCATATTCATGGTGATACAAATTTCGGACTTTGTTGAGTTATTTAACACAGATCTTGCAATTTGTGGGGAAGCACCAAGTTCGAGCATTTTGAAATAGTGACGTTCTGCATCAAGGCAAGCATCAACCCATTCACGGTAGATTTCAGATGCGGTTTCAGCATCAAGTGCAGAAACTTTAGGGTCGAGTTCCATACCGCCCTTTAAGTCGATATAGGTAACTTCACCGCCGAACTTATCCTGAGCGTAATTGCAATAGCGTGTACTTTCCTGTGCATAGCTTGCAATTCTATGGCGGACAATTTCATGTGTAACGCCACGGTCAACAGTAAGTTTTACTGTAATATTAAAGTGTTCGATCACTGCTTCGTGACCACGTTTCACGATACCTGAAACGAAATTTACACACGAATCATCAGTGATTCTATCCTCGCTCTTATAGCACGTTCTTCCCACTTCTTCAATGAGTTTCAAAATATGCTCAGAATCGATAGGGGTAAGAATCTGATATGTAGGTTTCAAATGTATCATTGTTCCTCCGGGAATGTTTAGTTAATTGCTAAGGTAACAAAAATAAGTGGTAGTATTCAAAATCTCATCGTAGTATTGGCAATGAATACCGGAACCGAGCTGGAAAGTTGCCTGAAACACCACATTAGCAGGAAGAAGACTTCCGTACTCCAAAAGCTTTTTCGCATTGGCAATAGTACGTTCATCCGGAATGTTATCGATGGCACCATTCCATGTTGGAGAATACTGACCTTCCTGATAGATAACATCATATAAAGTATCCGGGAACAATTCATGAGCCATACGATTTAGAACTACGCTTCCGACATAAAGCTGAACTTCATCCGGAATCCATGCGGAGCCTGCTTCTGCAGTTATAAGACGAGCAAACAAATCAAGGTCTTCATCGGTATATGGAATTGCCGGGATGTGTTCTTCTGCGATGATAGGTTGGGATTCACAAGTTTGGATTACGCAGGTTGTTTCTGGAATTCTTGCACATTCTGACGACGGAAAGTCTGGTGTCAATGTCTTAGAGTCAATCTGGGATTCTGCTGAGGATGCGATAACACAGTTTGTCATAAAGACCAGTGAAAATACAAGGATGAGTATGCACACAACACTGTTTTTGTGAATGCACTTCATTTTTTTTGTTATCCTTTCGTTTTATCCGATTTTTTCATAGTCAAGCAGATACCAATATCCGCTTCTGTTTTTTTCAAGCTCTTTTGCCATTATGATGTCAAACCTGCGAATAGGGTTTTTATCGAACAGATTGGCACGGATTGTGAGACGAGCTGTTTTTCCGCTGCCGATGGATCTGGTTTGAATTGCGTATCCCCACACCGTTCCTTTATCTTTGCTGTTCATAGGATACACGTCGCTTATCAGCAATTTCCGTCTGTCATCCGGATCGTTTGTTGTAAGGTCAATGTATCCCATTAGTTCAAGCTGAGACTGGATTTTACATTTCAAATCAAGGTCTGGCAGATTCAGAGCTTTAATTGTTGCTTCGCATTCAAGCAGCAATCCATCCATATCTGTGATGGTAAACGATTTGGCTTCAGAGCCATCCTTGTTTTTATCGGTTGAATACAGACTTACAAGATCATATATTAAACCATCCAGCTTACTCTTCGGAATCTTTTTGGCGGTTCCATCCTTAAAGTAGTTGAACATAGCGATAATGCGGGAAAGTTCTGGGATGTTGCCGAAATCCATAAAATAGTCAATCTTGACCAGAATATCACGCTGTCTGGTATCGAGACTGGTTTCAGCAGACATGAGTTTCAACAGTTCCATAAAGCTTTGCGGCTTATAGGTTTTTGATATACGGTAAAGTTCATTTGCCACATCTTTGTTCAGGTACTTGATGGATTCAATTCCTTTGGCAATAACTCCACGCTCCGCATCGTACACATATTTATCCTTCGATAAACCGTAACGGGGAGGAACGATCTGAATACCATACAGTTCAGCGAGTGCGCTTCCATTTTTGATATCATCTTCGTTATTGGCGTTATTCAGATATGCGGTGATGAACTCAGCAGGGTAATAGTAGCGGAGATATGCACAGAGATAACCGATCATGCAGTACCCAATGGAATGGTTATAACCGAACTGATAGTTCGAGCTGTCTTCAATGATCTGGATAAACTCTTTTGCCTCTTTCTCTGCGACATCTCGTGGTTGAGACGATTTAGAACAATATCCCTCTAAGATTGATGGAAGGGCTTTGTCCAAACGATCTTTCTGTTTACGTCCGATAGCACGACGAACATTATCTGCTTCACTACCACTCAGACCGCAGATTTGCTGTAAGAATTTGATGGTGTCCTCCTGATAAATCAGGTATCCAAGATTATCTTTCAACAGATCATCAATGATGGGAGATGGATTTGTATGTGGCTTTCTTTGTAGTAGTTCGTCACGATATGATGCACCAGAAGGGCGGATGCAGGCAGTGACCAGAGACATATCATATATACTGTGTGTTTTGAATTTTCGTAAGCTATCGAATGCGAACGCGGACTCAAACTGAAAGATTCCGATAGGAGAACGGAGCATATCTTTCCAGACAGCATCATCGTCCCAGTCAATTTCGTGTGACTTTGGATATGGTTTACCGATCAGAGCATATGTATCTTTGATGATTTCGATGTTTTTCAGCCCAAGGATATCGTATTTTACAAGCCCAGCTTCATGGACACAATCCATATCGATCTGAAGGATTTCTTTTCCTTCAGAAATAAAGGTTCCGTAATTGTTACGAAGTGTCAGCGGACTTGCAACGATTCCGGCGGGGTGCATAGACTGAGAGATTGCAACATCAAGCAGACCTTCAAAGTAGTAGAAGACATCGGGATATTTTGCAGCCAGTGCTTTATATCCATCGTGATTCAGAAGGAAATCACGATACTTCTGTGTGCCGGGATTTCCGGCTTCCTTTGCCTGTTCTGCAATGGGACTCAGTTCGTCTTTGATGGTAACAGCGATCTTTCCGACCCACGGATTCTTGGCAAAAATCGCTTCATTCTCAGCCTTGATACGGTCATATTCGTCTGAGAGACGCTTAATAAGTTCTGCGCGTGGCGATCCACTCATTGAAGATGGAAAGAGCAGCTTATTGGTTTTCTTATCCCAATAGTATGTAGCGCAGTTATCTCGTGCGTCCCCATAAGTGACTTCAACATCCAATTCTTTCAGAGCTTTCAAGATTTCTTTCAAGTCTTTCAGATCGTGTTGATGTTCTTTGTTCCAACGTACACCAAGCGCACGACATATTTCATCGATACAGCCTTTGGATTTGATCGTACCAATTGCAAGGATAAACGCTGTATTCTCCTGACCGAAACGGTTGATAATGTATTCATACACTTTATCTCGGTCAGAGGGGGAAACGTCGATATCAATATCACCGATTTCCTTACGGTCTTCGTTGCAGAATCGGCTGAATACTGTATGCCATGTTTCTGGATTCAGGTCGGTGGTGTTTGTAACATATGCTACACGAGAGCCGCCGCAAGATCCACGGTTGAATCCAATAGGAATTCCATTGGATTTGCACCATGTTACAAGCTCTGACATAAAGAGCATAAAACCGGACATTTCGATCTTATCGAATACACGACACTCTTCCTGAATTGCCGATGCAAAATTGGGAATCTGATCCTGTGTTATTGCCCCATCATTGATTTTGGCAAGGAGGTTATTCTTGATCGTTTCTTCAAAAACTTCCTTATCCCTTGCACCATACAACTTTGGGTATTTGAAACTCATATCAAGCTTGAAATCTTCCACCGAATCAGCCATGCGATTAGTGTTTTCAATAGCTTCCAGATAAATTTTCGACGGCAGCGCACCCTGTTTCTCGAACATCTGAACAAGCTCTTCGTATGATTTATAAGTCAAATCAAAGCTGTCTTCATCCTCGAATTCGATATGCTTTGCAAGCTGCATTACGCTTCTGCATTCTGCCTTATAGCCATCCAAGCTATGTGTATCTGTTCCGGCAATCAGCGGGATTCCATATTTCTGTGACATTTCTGCTAAATGGCAGTTGTACGAAATTTGTTCAGCATGGAAATGGGGCTGGATTTCAAGGTAGTCGTAGTGCGTCATCAGACGCTCATACAGCGGGTGTGAAATTTTCAGTTTGTTCAAAGGTGAAGCAAGACACGCACTGATCTTGATTACATTACTTGAAATTTTGAAAAACTCACTGAATGAAATACGGGGTTTGTAATAGAAATGGTCATCTCTTGATGAAACACTGACAAGATCGTTCAGTTCCTGTAAACCGGCTTGATTCTTGGCAATCAGAATGGTGTGGTAGTTATCTCTCAGGCGACTTTCTTCACCAGTACGAGGATCTTTCCAGACAAATTGTTCCGTAAGGTAACACTCAACACCATGCAGATATTTAATGCCAGCCTTATCACAGCAGAGTTTTTTTGCAACCCACTGATAAACATTTCCATGTTCGGTAAAAGCAATTGCTTTCTGTCCGAGTTCGACTGCGCGATTTACATAGTCTTCAAATTTTGTTGTACTGTCAAGCAGGGATAATTCCGTATGCACATGGTATGCAGTATAGTTCTTATCCACTGTGTCCACCTCCGTTTTGAATCTGACCAAAGATTTCGTCTTCTTCATTATTTAACTGCTTAGGAGGATATGGCAACCCTCCCGTGTGTTGATGCTTGTCCCACGAATATCTTCTGTCAAGGTCAAATTCATTGGTGAAGAATCTGCGGGAAGGCTGATCGTAGAACACACCTACGCTTCGTCCTTCAAAACCCATCATTCTGTCTTTCAGAATATCGATCAGCACATCTTCCTTAATGGGTTTAGTAACCCATCCGGATCCGTTCAATTTCGGAACACCCTGTTTATCAGTTTCCGAAACACGATAGAGGCTGATGATACGATGAGCAAGGTCAATAATCGCTGAAATACCTTGTACATCCATCTTATTCAGACGGCGCATTGTGTCAATCTTATGCGGATGAACAACCAAGAGAATAATCACATTAAACTTGACTGCAAACGAGATAAGCTGCATGATAAGTTCGCTCTGCTTACTGTATTTATTGTCATCACTGCATTCAAGATTGATTGCGGTAAGGTTATCAAGAATCAGGAGCTTTGTTCCATACTTTCGTACAGAATCTTCCATTGTTGTCAGAAGATCCGTCATACGATTGGAACGTCCATCTTCGTATATGTAAAGCCTGCCACGATAAAAGTCTTCGATTTCTTTTTTCGCTTCGGGACGAACCTTATAATAGGTAGAGTCTTCGTAGTGCTTTTCTTCGATATTTCGCTGACCTGCGAGTACCGAATTCAGCCAGTTTTTTGTCTGGAAGTTGGGAAGCTCTCCTGAGAACAGGAATACGTTTTTATCCTGTTCAAGTGATTGACAGATGATCTGATTGATGAAGGAACTCTTGCCTGCACCGTTAATACCGGTGATGATATTAAGCGTTCCCTGAAACAGCTTCATTAGATATCTGTCAAGAGGTTTTATACCGGTTGTTACACCGTCAATCTGATCCAAGTCAACATCCTGAATATCCGAGAAGTCAATTACTCCCGGAACGGGACTGTCTTTGGCGTTCAGAATAATTTCAAGAACTGTCTCTTTACCGAAATAGTAAAGCACTTCGTTAAGGTCGTTGACAGGAATTGTTTTACCGTCTGGTTTTTGATAGAACTTTGGAACATCAACCACTTTGGTTCGCCAGCTTCCAAGACGGTAAACAACTTCCTTTTGCATCTTTATTCCGGCTTCGTCATTATCCGAACACACGATTATGCTGTCAAACTGTTCAAGCCAATCCCAGTTTTCTTCGATCCAATGATAATTTGAACTTCCGAGAGGGACGGATACAACATTACTGAATCCGGATTCTATGGCTGACAAACAGTCCGGTTCTCCTTCGCAGATCAATAAGGGAGAAGTAACATTGATACGGTTCATATTGAATAACAGATTGCTTGTATCTGCATTTTTCTGACACCAGCACTTGTTTTCACCCTTACGAACTTTACGCGCGGGACGGTATTTCACCATTGTCAGCACATCGTTTGTGTCGTAGTAGTTCCAAGCGATATTACCATCTTCGTCCTGTCTTACGTCGGCATAATCCAGTGTTTGAGGACTGATACACCGTGCTTTGAAGTATGAATAGATTTTGGATTTATCGCCTAATGGTACTTCTTTGGGGTATCTGTATTGATGCTTTGTTTTCACGCCAAGCTCACCAAAGCTGTATTTGATTCCAGCTAAATCAAACAACTTTTGGCAAGCCTGCAAATAAGTCATGCCCTTATATATGAATACATCCAAAATGTCGTAGTTCTTCGCACACGCGCCAAAGCAGTGGAATGAATACGTCTTTTTGTTGTAGATAAATGATGCGTGGTCTTCTTGATGGAAGGGGCAACAGCATCTAAGATTCTGTTCATCAAAGTCATGAATGTCCAATTCCTGAGCAATGATAAGCGCGTTTTCGTCGCCAAGCTTTTCTTTTGCTTCAAGAATAATATCACGATCAATTTGCAGTTTACTCACCCCTTTCAGAACATTTTACTGAACTCGCACTCCTTACACATATCACATAGATAGCTGCACCGCCAATACTCTGGTTTCGGTTCCCAAGTGTCATTGCGGGTTATCAATTCAATTTCATTTCCTGCCCACTGTTCTACTTCCTGAAACCTTTTCAAATTGAATGGCTCCTGAATCATAGTTTGTGATCGGAAACAGTTGAATTCCAGCACATCCGGAAAGCGGTCAAATTTCTGTTTTACTGCTGCGGAATATACATAGAGTTGTCTGAGATAATCGTCAAGTTCCGCATCTGACTTTGTTTTCTTTGATCTGTTGGAACGGGGTTTAAGTGTTCTGGACTTATGGTCAGTAATAACAAGCTGGCTATCATCACTGATAACGTCAATAAACCCCATCCACGGTTTTCCTGCGAACATGAATTCTACACTTTCTTCAACTCCAATTATCTTGCGATTTGGAAAATTGATTTTGTCCAGATAGTAGAATCCCTGCTTGAAATAGTTGGTATATATCTTATGATTCGGAGCTTTTGAGCGAACATTTTCTGCGAAGTGAGAAACATAATACGTAGAAAGTTCGCTCTTTTTTAATACGCCGGAAAGGTACATCTGCATGATGAGATGTATGTAGCTTCCGTACTCAGCGAAGAAACCGCTATGTTTAGGAAGCCGTCTTCCGTTTTTATCACGATATAAATATGTAAGAAACCATTTATACGGACATTCTGAAAATGAAGTCAGGCGCGAATAACTCCAAGTCATATCGTTAATGGTCAAGTCATAACGAATAGCGCATCACCGCCGATGCTTGATTAGAAGGGGCAGTCTTCTTCGTCTTCATCTTCCTCATCGTCATCATCAGCGAGAGGCGGGGGAGCCGCTTTGTTTTTCTTTGCGGTATTGTTCGATTTCTTATTATCGGACTTGCGCTGTCCGGTTGTTTCTCCGGTTGAATTCCCGGAACCATCCAGAGGCTCAAAGTCGAACAGTGTAAAGTTGACATATTCGCGCTCCGCTTCTTTATCATAACGATTGGTTACATCACAAGAGCCGAGCTTGATTCTGCACTTGCCGTTGTTAAGCATACGCTGAATGATATTCAGCTTCTTATGTGCCTCACCGATCAGACTTACAAAGCCGCTGAAATCAGAGATATATTCACCCGAATCCTTATCCTTACGGCTTGTGCCGATTCGCACTTTTGAATAGTTATCGCCCTGATTGGTTACTTCCCAAACAGTAGCGAATGCACCTTCATGAAATCCCATATGTTTTCCTCCTTTATTCGATAGGACACTGGGCTGTCAGTTCTTCGAGAAGTTTTGCAGCCACAGTATGATCTGTGAGATAGTTCGTATAATCTGTTGACGGCTTACTGCCATTGCGGACGTGCTTCTTGATGATGTCAGTGAGTTTCTTTCTCGCTTCATCACTGTTGTCTTTCAGATCCAGATACGCATGAACATGATCGTCAATCTTGGATACGAGTTCTCTTGTGATAGCCGCATCAGCTTCTGCTTCTGCGTCTTCCTTCTTATTACGCCAGCTATCAGGATCATCATCCGGCGTAGCGATCTGGAAGAATTTCAGCATGAAATAACGATTAGCATATGTAAGCGCACTGCCGAGTGCCTGCGCTGCGTCTGCCTGCTGACCAACGAGAACCCAAGGGACATCCATTGTATCGGTTTCGTTGTCGCAGTTGATCCATGTAAATGTAAGCTCCGCATTTACAATCGTTTCATAGACCTCCTCTGTGATGAGGTTTCCGGCTTTATCTTTCTTGTTTTTGGTATAATGAACGGGTGTGAGAGAAAGTGTTGCCGGTGTGATACTTGGTTTCAGAGATACGCCGTATCTTTTCATACCAGCCGCTACACGAGCCAGAATTTCATCTTCTGTAACGTACTTGTAGTTAAAGCCGGATTTATTCTTACGCAGAACCTCGGTCATTTCGCGGATCTTGGCGAGTTTCTGCACTAAGGTCATAGTTGTTTCTTCTGCCATATTATTCCTTTCGTTCTTCGATCAGGTAACTTGCAGCCATATCAGCAAGATGCAGTGCAACAGCAAGAGGGCAAACCTCATAAACCTTACTGCATCCATAATCTCCGCCTTTGACTGCACTATCAAAACCTCCCATATGCCAACGAATTGCGTAGATTTCGTCGTCTGTAAGTTTGATATGCTTCAACAGGAGTATAACTGATTTTTCACCATGACCGACAGGGTATTGATCTTCTGTTTTATAGTAAGGCTCTTTACTCCACATCCCGGTTTCTTCGTTTTTGACATTTCGGGTAGATATGGTATAGTAATTTGCCTTACACAAATCGTGGAACAGAGCTGCAATTGCAATGGATTCATCGCTAAATCCACTTAGATTGAATTGATTAGCTAAACGCAAAGTGGATTTATAAACATTCAGAGAATGTTCAAGCAAACCATATTGGTGATTCCCATGAAATCTTGTGCTTGCCGGAGCTGTGAAGAAATCGCTTTCATTTTCCATCCAGTCAAGCAGTGAATCTAAACCTTCGCGGCGAATCTTTTCACGGCAAAGAGTCAGAAATTCATTTTTTAGTGTTTCGTTTTGCATATTCAGATCCTTTGTTTATTTCAGATCGTCAGATATGTTACGAAGTATGTAACAACTATCACAGTAGTTTTTACCGTCATCGGTTAATACATATTCGCCGATTATCTCATTACCACACACTTCGCATATTCGTGCATGAACGTATGTCCCGCCACATCTCGGACAACCTGTGTATAGTTCGTATGGTGGGGTATCGAGGTTGTGTGTTTCTATATATTTTCGTGGGGTGTCGAACACACACCCACATTCCACACACACGAACTTATTATTCGTCTTTGGTATGGAATGCAATTCCGACTGCGATACTGTCATCTCCTGCAAGTTCTTTGAGCAGCTTATCCAGAGAGGGAGCTTGACTGCCGCCCTTCTTGACCGGACGAACTGTAGTATCTGCCATCTTAACAGTAGTATCAGCAGATGCAGTCTTCTTGGACTTGCCGGTTTCTTTCTTTTCCTGAGGGCGATATGCGTCCTTGAGCAATGCCTTGAAGTTTGCACGAGTACCATAGATCTTTCTCATACAAGCCATCGCGTAACCGAACTCTTCAGAAAAGGCATCGTTATCGCAGCGTACAACGGTCTTGTCACCATCATCCCAGTAAACAATGGTTGCCGGAGGGTTGAAAATGATCTGCTTCGGAGTAAGACATACGGCACGAACTTCTGGCATAGAGGTGGGTGCAACAGGGGCGATAGTATCCATTGTGGAGCTGCATCCGTTATCAACAGGATTCACAGTCTTTCTGGATATGCCGAGGATTTCATTCAGGCTGTCTGCATTGTGAGAGTTGAACATTGTAAATCTCCTTTGATAAAATTGATTAGTTAAAAGCAAACGGAATTATTGAAATCTTATCCTTGTTTTTGCGAATAAGATTGTTTGGTTAATTCCTAATATAGTATATCAGATTTCTTCTGATTTGTCAAGGGGTTTGGATGAAATTTTTGAAATTTCTGTAACTCGTAATGGATCTTTATAATCTCGTGCGGCAAGTGTCGGCGTGATGCCAGATGTGTAGCATCGCGGCGCACCTTCTCTACCCATTTGCTTCACATCAAGGATTACAGGGGGGGGCAGCATATACCAACCGGTCTTAGCTCCACCACCGCCAGCTTCAGCTTTCAAAGCACGGGAGACGGTACTGCCATCATAAATACGATTGGCATCTCCATTATAACCGTTAATATACCCAACTTGCGTCAGCTCCAGATCCTTAATAGCGTCATTACTTTCCGGACGGGAATCTGGATCCAGTCTGGTTAAGGCTTTTTCAAAAGCTCCAATTCCGCTGAAGAAAGAACCGATCTCCATATCATCAAACAGGTAGGGCATAGCATCATATAGATTTTCCATGATATGTACAAGGACATCAACAACGATACTGTTACCGGCTTGCTTATAAAGCTGCGTATTGGAAATACGTTCGATTCTTTCTTCTGATGAAAATTCACGTTTTCCTTTGTGTTTAGGGTGTTCTGTCAAAAATGTCATACTCTCTTCGATTGAATAGTATTTGGCGTTTTCAAAATCAATATCATCAAACCCCATGAGCCGCCAACATTCTTTAGGGGTGAGTTTTCTTACTCGTACTTTTTCCATAATCCTTACCCTCTTATGCTTTATGATCTTCTTTTGATAATTCCAACACGCCTGTCATTTGCTGATTACCGAAACCTTTATAATCTCGTGCCAGTAATGTCAGTGCAATATCGCTATATCCATCAAGATGGTTGCCCTGATTGCTCAGACGAACACCTTTCTTTACAGATGAGCAAGTCCCATGTGTGTCGTCCATCAACGGAACCTCTGCCACCCGTTCTGATGGTATTACTGATGTTCCGTTGTGGGGGGGGCGATCATTTCAGCTACTTTTTCATCGCTGAGATAATAATGCTCTTCAACATTGTCTTCCAACATATCACTCAGGGACGCTTTCAGAGGGATAGGATCCGGGAATTTGAACCTTCCATTATCCAGATCCTTACGGATTATGATACAGTATACGCGCTCTCTGTTTTGTGGAATTCCGTAGTGCTTGGCATTCAACACCTGCCAATACACATTATAACCGTATTCTTCCAGTTCAGCGACAAATTTATCGAAGGTTTCCTTAAAACGGCTGCCTACGATATTTTTGACGTTTTCGTAAATGGCGAATCTGGGTTTCTTTTCACGGAGAAACCGCAGCCACTCAACCAAGAGGGAAGAACGGGTTTTATCAATTTCTGCTGATCCGCATTTCGGACAATACGAGCGTGTGGTATAGTGGGTTTCGAGAGGGTTATATGTGTGGCTGCAAGTTTTACATCTCCACGCTGCCCCCCCCCTGTTTACCTGCTATTGAAAAGTCCTGACATGGACTTCCGCCGAACATGACGTTAAAATCAGGAACTGTCTTTTCATCTGCTTTTGTAATATCACCGATGTTAAGAGACGGATCAACGCCATGTACTGCACAATAGCTTTCTGCGGCGTACTTATCGAACTCGCAGAACAAGGCAGTTTTGTAATTCATTTTATTTCATTCTCCTTTTGTTTCAAAAACAACATCCTTGGCATGAATATCTGCCAGATGCAGTTTCAGGATGTCAGTATACAATTCTTCGCCGACAAGTTTACGAAACTTAGAAACGGCTTTATCTGATTCTGTGCGCTCCAACTCATACGGACGCATATGCCACTGAATCACTGCAGCGATATACACTCTGTCAAGTTCCGGATTTGCATAGAATAAGCTATCGTAAGCAGAAACGTGCTGGTGGTCATAATAATGAGCGACCTCTGTGGTTTCGCCCTTGGAGTTTACAAAAGATTTTGTAAATGGCTTCCCAATGTCGTGAAGAACCGCTGCTTCCTGAAGAGTATCAGACTCATTATTGAGTAAATTGCGAGCTGCAAGACAATGATAACCTACTGTATGGATGTGATGTGGATTGTCATGACTGATATATTTCAGACCAGAAATTCCGTCGAACAATTCGTTTGCATCTCTGGTTTTGAACCCTTCCGGATAAATCAGATCGACGTAATCCCACCCTTCGTATGTATTGGGAATCCATATGTTTCGGTACATTCGTTCCAGAACATCATAAGGAACTACACGCTTACGGTGCTTACTACGTTCTACGCACATATCAAACGGAGTTGCCATGAAAACACATACTTTTACGCATTCAATTTTGCGAAGACGCTGCAAGGTGTCCATCCGGCGTTTATAATTGATATTTGTTGCATCATAGACAACATTTTTTCCGTTTATCAGATCGGAAATGATCCGTTCATGAAGTGTGTCAAACACCAGTGTATTGTTGCTCTGGTTTTCCATGTCGCCGAGAAGTTCAGCACGAATATTATCACTGGAATGAATAACAGCATCGTAGGCTTCTTGGAGTTTTTCTGCCTGAAAAGACTTTCCGCTGTATGGTAAGCCTACAAGCATGAAAAATATTGGTTTCATTTTTTTCTTTCTCCTTATATACTGCTTTTGAAATTAAACTTGAACAGATCTACAAGAACCTGATTAAGAATAGGGTCTACATCCGGATTGATCGAGACAGGCACTTCTGTCATATACTTGTCTTTTCTTGCTTTCATACCGACAACTGTACTGTTTGCAATTTCCACTGCTTCCGATAACGTGTGGCATTCACCGCGTTTTACGGATATCAGGTATGTATGAAGTTTTGAAACGAGACAATCTTCATACGGTTCACCCGACAGCCAACGTATCATGAATTCCTCACAGCGGATAATATGATGGAGCTGTTTGGGATCGTAGCCGTATTTTTCGATCTTGTCACGAATCGTAGGGTATGGGTGACACATTGCTTTCTGTTTTTCCAGAGCTGTACCAACAAAACAATTTACAGAATTGTAGTTATGGTATCTTCCAATCAACTCACGGGCTTCCAATACCGGTGTGAACAGTGCTTCGTATTTAGGATTCAGGATACGGTATTTGGTGAACAGAATTTCAACAAAGTTGATATTTTGTTTCCGGAAACACTCAAACATCTGCCGGATATCCTTAACATCAACGTGTTCGTTGTTCTCCATAATGTGTGTATAACTGTAAGGCTTATTGTTCAGCACAAAATCTTCAAAAGAAGGGAGGACAATCAATTTAGAATCTATGTCGCTCCCTTCATAATCAAGATTATAGTTCTGAGAGCCTTGCAGAAAGATACCAACCCATTCCGGGTGTGCATCTTTTACTGCATCAAGATGTTCGGAAAGCCGACGCATGATTTTTGCGTCACGCTCAGTTAAGTTCGTCATCTTTATATCTCTCTTTCATAATGCAATCTCTTACGATATGACTGTAATGCAGGGAATCCACAGATTCGTAAGATTCCCAACATAACAGCTTTTCGTTATTTATGTATTTATCTGTGACTTCGCCGCGCACATCATAAAATGCGTCGCCGATTTTCTGGATGAAATGCCCTTCTACTGGCTCATACAATGTTATTCCGCCGAATCTGGCTGTGAGTATATAACAAAACCAGTAACAGCATCCATTCAGAAAGGTGAACTCTGCATCTTTGAAATGTCGGATGAAGTCGAGAATAGTTTTCTTATCAGCCAAAGAATCCGCCCCATTTAAGCAGAAGCATTTCGATGGTACAACTGATGAGTGTTATGAAGAAATTGTATCTGCCAATATGTCTTTCACCATGTTTGGCAAGATGTAGACCAAGAGACAGCGCATATAATGCGATCAGGATAATTTGTGGTGCGCCCATTTACACAACCTCCTGAGCTTCTTCCAAATCAGGGCTGACAGCAGTATCTTTAACGATACCTTCCAGAACCTTGAATGAGAAGTTTTTGTGCTTATACGCTGTGAACTTAGGACGATTTACAATTCTGACTACAACACCTTCGCGTACATGATCCTTACCTACCGGATCTGCGCCGTCGTAATACTGTTCTGCAATGTTCTTCACACATTCTCCGACAGAACATTCTTTCGCTGTGCAGGTATCCGCATATGGACAATCCTCACCGCCGATATACCCCTTCCAGAATACGGGTACGGTTTTTACGCCCATCTGTTCGCAGCGATAGCGCATGAAATCAGGAGTGTATTCAACAACGTCGCCATCTTCGTTCGTCATTGTCATGCGATAAACATAGATATCGGACTGTGGATGTGTAGGCGCATAACAGTCCTCTGTGAAACCTGCGGGTTCACATCCATAACTGAATACTGTGGTTTGCCCATACTGCTTGATAAAGTCCTTGTTGTTTACCTTCTTATTATCACAGGAGGACATAATAGGAGTACCGTCCTGTGTGAACCCTACGACTTCATAATAGACAGTCTCGCCCTTATGAAGTTTTCCTTCAAAGAACTTGCTGTGTTGTTCACGGAATTCGTTACTTCCATAAAAACCGCCGTCGTAATTGTCCAGAACAACACGACGGGTTCCTGTTACATAACCCCAGTTATATATCGGTGTACCGTGACGTTTTAAGAGCTTGTCCATGAGAGTTCTCTTGTACCCAGAGAGTGTGGGGAGATAACCTGTTCTCTGAGATGTTCCGTGCATTTTGAGAGTGATTTCAACCTGATCTCCGTTATGGAATGCGGAAAGATTGTAGGAAAGCTGTTCTGTATCAGCGTGTTCCATAAAGAGTGGAGCGACTGGATCTTTACGCTTACGAGTGCGATTACCAGACGGATACCCCCCCCTACTATCGCTACGCGGAATATACTTTTCACAGATTGTAATTCCGTTCAGAACCGTGATTGTGTCTCCTTCGCGGAGCGTAGAAATATCGGTGAAATCTTCCAATGATGACAGCGGCATAAACAAGCCGTCACTCTTTTCGCCACGAAGCGTCAGAGCTTTGATATTACGCTTTTCGGGATCCAAATATCCTCCGGCTGGCTTACCATTTTCATCCTTACGGCGGAGCAGGTCATGTTTCTGTGCAAATTCAAGACCGAGTTTACCATCCACCGGGAAATACACACCAAGTTCGTCAGGCTTTGTGTTAAGCCCAACGATTACGGTGTTACCAAAGCATTCGCCGCACAACAGTCTGTCAGCGTTGGAATGTTTTCTTACATTTTTAATTCTTGTGATAAAAGCTGAATACAATATACTACCTCTTATAACTTACTATATTCCGTCAGAGAAATTAACTTGTTTAGCTAATTTCTTTTTTAATCATGATAGATGATTTCAATTCCAAGATTACTGTCTGATAACGTGCGAATCGTATTGGAAATGGCATCATCTGCATACGCAATGTTTTTGAATAAAACTCTTTTACCACTACTTATGGCTTGCAGAGCTTTATCGTAAATATCTTTAAGGTTGGAATCTTTTTCAAGGATTTCATCCAATTCATTGTCTTCGTCGTCCGCGTCGTAGCAAAACAACTCTCGGATGCAATATTCCAAGCAATCCTGAGTATCAACGAGATCGCCCACTTCGGTATATTCTGATTTCCAGAACAGAACCATATGAACTAAATCATTCAAAATGGCGAGAGCTGGATATTTTGAAAGTGCTTCCGGATCGAGCACAATCGGATTGCTATATGCAATAACGTAACTGGAGCTACTGCTATTGGTTACAAAGTCATTTCTTATTTTCATCCTCTGCTGATTTCTCCGTAATCGAATGAAATATCGTTATCGGTAAGATCCAAACCATACGATTCTTTCAAGACCTCTTTCAGTTGTTCTCTGAGTTGGGTTAATGTATACTGGAAAAGATCTTTTGTCATCAAAGTCCATCCAATATAACAGATATAATCCTCGCCAAAGACAGCCTGCATTCGTTCGCCCTGCAGATCCATTTTATCTGCCCACTCTTCACTTGCCCATTCTACAGCTTTTGCTTCGGTCGTTCCGTTCGCACTGAGAATCTTTTCGTGGTAAGAGGGGTCGATTTTCAGACACATGAAAGAACTACTGCTGGAGTTTGTAACAAAATCGGTACGAATTTTCATAGTTAGGACTCCTTGTCATTCAGATAATCCATAAACTTTTTGTATGTACCGAACTCTTTCTTCCATCCGGCAACAATTTCCGTAGGATTCAGGTTAAAACGGCTGCATACTTCTGTTATATATTCACTGTCGTAAAGTTTCTTGCGCCGCTTGTTGAACTGCTTTACTTTGGCGAAAACTTCTTCACGACTTACGCCGTATTTCTTTCCCAAGTAACGTGCAAGATCATTGTCTGCGTATTCAATAAACTGACAGATAGGGCAGAAACATTCGGGCATATTGTAACGAATTTCATTTTCATGATCGTTTATCATACTGTAAAACAGATCCTCATCTGATTCATCCTTGAGAGAATCCGGATCTGCATCATAGTCGTTTACCATCATTGCGATCAGGTCATCTCTGGGGATGGAAAGTGTTTCATTTTCGCATATCACATGACCATTTACGCATTCTACCATTTCACAGTCGTACAGTGAAAAATCCATGCCGCTTACTGTTTCACCACAGATAGCGCAGATATAACATGAACTACTGGAATTGGTCACAAAGTCTTTTCTATACTTCATTAAACCTCCTTAGTGGTGGCTGAATCTGCGAACGGTAAATTCGCAATCGGGAAGAATGGTATGTTCGAGTTCACAACCGATAATGGAATGATCTTCATATTCTACTTCCACAAGATAATGGCGTTCTCCAATTTCCGCAAGGATTTCTTGGAATAATCTTTCCATGACCCGTTTCTTCTCAGCCTTATATTCATCCGAATCGTAGAAATCCATATGAGATGCGTCCGGGTGAGCATCGTACCATCTTTTCTGGAAAGTATCCTTATCGCTGCTATACCAGTTTCCTTTACCGTAACAGATTTCCATATAAGCATCTGATTCCAGATCGCTTTCAACCATCTGATAAAGTGCATCATACGGAATCTGTTCTGCCTTATCGAATTCCTTCAGCAAATCGGCAATACAATCGCTGTTGTAACGGGAAGTCATAGCAGCGATCTTCTTGAGTCCGTCCTGCTTATTCTTAAAGGCAAGAAGAAAACTGCTTGAAGAACTGTTTGTAACGAAATCTGTTCTTACTTTCATGAGAGTCTCCTGTTAATCTTATAGCCAAGTTCCCTTGCTTTTCTGAGAGCAAGTTTGGCTTCATACAGTGAAAGTCCGATGGAGTTATTTAAGCCGGATTTGTTCAGCTCTTTTTCGTAAGAGTGGATCAGGTGTTTTCCACTTGATTTATGGGTGATTGCAAGCACCTGTGTATACCCATATTTTGCATGATATTTTTCGTAGTAGGCTCCATATTGGTCTTCGCTTACTTTTACAAAGCTGAGTTCTTTCAGCTTTTCATCTGTACTTTTCCACAACATCTTTATCACCTCAGATCAGCCATTACGTCCTGCGCCACATTCACAGTAGGTTTCGGCAAAACCGTTTTCCTCTGTGATTTTGTCGATGATTGCGGATTCATCGAAATCATCATAATACACACTGTAATCCGGATATCCATCGCCATCTTCATAGATTTCAAATCCACCTCTGATAACGATAAAGGAATCATCCATGTGTTTTTCGATATAGCTTCTTTCAGGCGTACAGTTTACACCAGCCCAGTAATATTCAAGCCAATCAGACCATTTACTGTCGCCGAGTGCCTCCAGAACTTCTCTGGCGGTATAGATTTCGATATCGTTCTTATGTTCATCAAGGATCGGCTGTGCTTTTTCGCGGTTTGCAATCCGGGCAAAACAGCAGATGAAGCTGCTTGATGAACTATTCGTAACAAAGTCTGTACGTATCTTCATGGTTATTCTCCGTCGTCGATAATGATAAAGTTTTCGTTTTTACTGCTTGCAATACGGATAAAATTACGGAGTGACTGGTCGCAGTAGTCAATCCTTTTCTGAACAATGGAGTACCCTTTGTCCAAATATTCGAGAATCGTGTTATATTTGCTGAGATATCCATCGGATTCGATGCTTTTTCTCATTTCTTCCACATTGCTGTAGCAGAAGTAGTCTGCAAACCATTTTTCAAAGTCTTCCTTTGTGTCAAACGCTTTCGCTTGGTTGGTTTCATCAGCACCTTCGCACAACATAAATGCGGCAAGCATTTTGTTAAAAGACTCCACAAAGGAACTAAGCGGATTGTCTGGGTCTGTTTTTACTGCTCTCGCAGCAATTACATAGCTCGAAGACGAGCTGTTGGTAACAAAATCCTGTCTGATTTTCACTTAATTTCCTCCGTCATAAATTTCTGTCATATATTCCTCTGGAATATTTCGATAAAGGAATGCGTCGTCGCCTTCTGTATCTCCGTCGTTTGTCCATGCGATAAACGAAGCAGTCAGGTAATATGTGTCATCTTCCAGTTCTTCCATAAACTCTTCATCAAGTTCGTTCGTAATCTGATGATATTCAGCGTTCTTAATTTCTGCGCCGGTTTCAAGCATTTCATTAAGAAGACGTTCGCCGAATCTTCCGAATTCCTCTTTCATGTATGTACGAAGCTCATCTGTAAGGTTTATCTTTGCAACACAGATATAACTGCTGGATGAGCTGTTCGTAACAAAGTCCTGTCTAATTTTCATCCATTACGCCTCAATTCTTAATCAAAGCAATGTTGGATGAATGAACAAGGTAGGTCTTTCCGTCGATTACGACCTGAATCTGATCTCCGTCTTCAAAGTCTGTCCAAGATGAAACAGAACCATTGACAACCGATCCGTCCGGCAGTGAAATGATTGCAGTGTCGAAAGTGTATGTAAGATCGAATAACTGCTTGTTGCCCCATCCTAATAAAGAACACAGGATGAGAAATACCATTGCGGCTGCCAGAGCCAATGTGATGTACCTCTTCATTTCTTTTCCTCCATTTGATTCTGAAATGTGTTTTGGAAACGCTTTAACATTTCCTCATCTTCAATATAAAACGGGTCTTTCCCCATCTTATCGAATACGATAGTTATAAGCTGCCCAAACCGAAGATCGGGACAGCATTCCCAGATTTCTGCAAGTCGATTGCAAAACTTCCGGATTCTTTTAGGATCACGCATTACATCCACCCCGGAATTACATCGCCTTCGCCGATACCAATGTAAGCATTTAATACAGCTATAGCTTCTGGATTATAAATATACTTGGTTTTATCCAACAGCAAATCCCGTATCTGAGAGATTGTAAAATCGGGATGCTCTTCATGAATGATAACAAGGAAGTCATTTGTTGCTGTTGTAGAACCGGCGACCTTCCTGATTTTCTTTCCTTTGGGTCTTATATGCGGATAATAACTTATATCTGTGTGACCTTTAGGATATTTCGGCATTACACAGTTTTCTCCGTACTGTCACAAATTACAATTTGAGGACGAATCGGACATCCGCCCATACACGAAAGACGTTTACTACATCCGGGACAAGCTGTATGGAAGTGGTTGCGGAAGTCTTCAAACTGTTCGCTGTTCCATGCGTTCTGAATAGTATCATTGGAAATGTCGTATGCCCAGCGAAGTTCCTGATTGTCGAAGGAGCAGGGGAGAGCTTTCATATCGCTTGTGATATACATACTCCATCTGCCGACCTCACAGGTATCTACACTGTCGTTGTCGATATTTTCTGTGAAATTCAATACAGCCGGAATAGAGCAGGAGTCAAAGCCGATTTTGAAATTGAACTGCTGTGTATCAACAATACTGAAAAACTCTTTTACTCTGGGATCATTGACCTTCAGCACGTTGGATTCGCTTCCAAGTCCAACCGGCTTGTGTAAAAGGAAGATAACAGCATTGATTCCTGTTGGGAAATCATTCGTTTTCAGACGGCGAATGGCTTCATCAATAGAATTGTCACCGAGAACATAGTGAACATTGGTTTTTACCCCGGCATCCAGAAGCATTTGAATAGCGCGGATGGTATGTTCCTGACGATACCACGAAATTGCAACGGCTCCGCAATATCTTTTACAGAGCTGCACAATCTGGTCAGTGAAACCAAGACCGGAACTGGTAAAGTTGGGCACGATGTCGTTTTCGCGGCAGTATGCGAGGATTTCTTCAAAGTTTTCATGCTGATCCACGTCGCCGCGTCCACCAAGAGCAAGCTGGAAGGTTTTGCCCTTGCATTCATCCACGATACGCTTGAAGTTTTCAAGTGTCATGTTAGGATGTTTTGTTTTTAAGCCGTTTTGGTAGCACTGAACACCGGATTTAATACAAAGTCCACTGGATCCGTGGACGCAGTGTCCCATAACACCTACGTCAATCAACTCCGGATAAGAAGTCATAAATGGATCTACACCGGTATCTTTGCCATCTTCATCGAGAATGCCGCTTCTTGCATAGAAACCAGTCTTCGGATTAAACATGGATACGAAGTGATTTCTGCGGTCAATTTTTGTAATCATTCAGATATACTCCTTTTTACTTTAAGGCTGTTATTCAGCCGAATTTTCAGTGTATTCCAGTGAATTATTTATGTTGGACTGCCTGTCTTTTGCTTTTTGTACTTGCAGCTTATCCGCTAAGTCATAGAATTTGTGTGGGAGAGGGAGAATTGTTATCAGACGGTTATCACGAAACAAATAGACATAGCGGTGATATATCCGCATATTGTTTGCGTTACCGTTTGAAAGATACAGTCCATCCAGATACCGTTTAAGACCCGCTTTGCATTCTGCATGAGTAATACCGAATTCCAATGCTTTTTGAGCATTTTTGTCTGCAATCTTTTTACTTAGCCCAACACGGTCTTTGGTACGTTTGATACTATGGTTTGTCATAATTACATCACTCATCGTATCCATCATTATCTTCCTCGCAAACACATCTGTAATCCGGAAATTGCTTCTTCCATTGAACGAATGCGCCCCCGAAGCGAATCGATTGTTTCTTGGATTTCTGTTACATCCTGAGCGATATAGTATCCCTTTGCATTGGAGCAAATGGGATCGCCATTGTTTCTGGCATGATTGATGAGTTTTCTGACTTCTACCCCTGAGACACCAAGTCCCGCTGCGATAGCAGAGCCGCAGATTGGATTATGTCTGCCGTCAGAATGAGTCATGATATACTTTGTAATGGGATCCATAAGCACCTTCCATGTGCAAAAATATAGCGGCGGAACCGAAATCCCGCCGCACAAAATGTTTAGATATTCTTCAGAACCTCACCAATGGGAGCATAACGATCAGTGTTCAGAGTTTCCAGCAGACATTCATAAGGATCAGTTTTTCCACTCATAACAAGTTTTACGATGTTTGTGCTGAATCCGCTGACAAGAGCAACGCCCATATCATTTTCAATAACAGGGATTGTTGCTGTACGACTATTTACATTCCAGAATACAAGGCGGGGGAGCTTGTAACCGGCATTTTCATAACGCTGAGAAATAATCTCGAACAGACGAGCGTTGGGACGATTACGATTCCATCTGTCAGAGGATCTGCCGCAAGTAGCACAGCTATCAAATTCCATGTCGGAGATGATAAGGATATTCTGAGGAATATCTTCCTGTGCCATGTTGTTATGGACGGCTGTATCCAAAATCAGATCGAATACCGCTTCGATATTGGTGTTTGCAACTTCATTGTGTGCGAGAGCAATCTGAAGTTTGTCACGAAGGTTCTTGCCTCTGCTCAGATCTACCAATTTCGGAGATTCCGAGAAGGTAATGTAGTTGTTTTTGAACTGACCAGAAGATCTTTCGGCGAAATAGATTGCAAGTGCGTTGGCTACACTCAATGCGCTAACGCTGGATCCGCCAACGGTACTTGTCATACTTCCACTTCCATCAGCGACAACGATAGTATTTCCGCAGCCTGCTACAGTATCGGGAAGGGAATCCCACATTGCTTCCAGTGCAGAATCAACGATACCCTTCACATTGTAGCTGTTCGACATATACTTATGTACAATATCGTGCGGATACAGTGTTCCGGCGTTGATTTTTGTTTCACCCTTTTCCAGTCTGGAAAGGTAATTGCGGCGACGTTCTTCATCGTTGCGAAGGAAGGCTGAATTGTAGATCAAGTTTGCACGGGAAGGAACAGTTTCATAAATGATTTCGTTCCAATGCTTTGCGGACATCTTCTTTTCCACCACATTCAGCTTGGTACGCAGTCTGGAAAGAGCTTTGCGATAGTCGCGTTCTGTAACCCCCATATGCTTATAAATAAGCTTTGCATAACGCTTGGTTTCCTTAGAAGAGGCGTTTACAGAAGGAAGCCACTTTGCCAGAAGGGAAATGCTGCCATTCTTTTTAAGATTCTGAATATCCTGTGTAAGCTGAACGGAAACAAGGTCAAGTACGTTTATCTGAAGGTTGGTATCCAGCAGACACCACAGATCATCATAACGTCCATATTCAGGAATCAGGTTCAGAAGGGGGATGATGTATTCCGGATTGTGTTCAGCCATATTGGAAAGGATGATTCTGAACAAACGACGTTCACCAAGACCACCACGGATATCTCTTGCGAAAAACAGCCACTTCATTGCTGTCACCTTGTCTTCAAAGAAAGCCTTAGTGAATCGTTTGGCAATATCGTCCGGGGATGCGGAACGAAGAGATGCAACGGCGAAGTTCAGATCCAACAGTTCTTTACCAGTGGTACGATATCCCATAGCACCATTTTCGGTCATAGAGTAATTGTTATCTGCGAGCATGGTTTTCTTCATGTTTGAAACAAAGTTACTCATTGTTTAATTCCTCCTTGGTTTGTTTAGTTAATTTCTAAAGTGTTTGTTTATCCTCAAGACACACAAAGAACGCGCAGAAGTGTGGAGTCGAACCATCATCACTGTTTTCAGTTGTCCTAAACCAATTAGACGAACCTCTGCTACTATGTAACATTGCTGATCGTGTCTTTAAGGAGGGAAACGGTGGGCAGGAATCGAACCTGCGCTTGCAGCTTGGATTTTTACATTGCTGTCAGTGAACCTTACGGATCACACGAAGGGGAGCCGCCGTCTTCCCGCTTGACTACCACCGTATGTGCGTCAGGGGTGGGACTCGAACCCACGACCTCGGGTTTAACAGACCTTGAATAAATTTGCTGTAAATGTCTCACACAAGACATATTATACGCGCTCTATCCAACTGAGCTACCCTGACATTTGACTCGTGCAACCGGAATCGAACCGATATTTACCAATCGCATCCACAGTGTACTTTTGCAGGTGTTACGCACGAATATTGAATCGGATTCATCGGTTTTTCCGAAATGCTGAAATCTGGCAAGTGAATTTCAAGCACGACCCTTATCCGATATGGGTCAGCAGAAAGGAGTTATATGAAGCGTATTATGTACGCTGAAGCGGAAGGAAGGAATCGAACCTTCGACACGTGAACCCATTTCAAAGAACATTGCTGTTAATGTCAGCATACGCGACACCATATCTTTTTCATTGCTCTGCCGACTGAGCTACTTCCGCATAATGACGGCTGATTGTGGGAACTGTGGAATCGAACCACAAGCATAAGATGTACCAGATCTCAAAGGTAAATTTGCTGTTAGTGTACGCCGTCCGTTACACTTTATAACGCTGCCTCCCAGACGTTCCCAGAATAAATGCCGGAGAAGGGACTTGAACCCATACGCGCTACGCGCATCAGGGCTTAAACCTGATGTGTCTGCCAATTACACCACACCGGCATATCAAGCAAGGTATGGGCTATTCTCCCATACAATAGATGGTCTATTTTGTATCTTACGACAAACAGGCAGGAGGGAGGTTGAAAAGAGAAGGGAGGTTCAGTTATTGTTTGTCGTTTGATAGGCTTTCTCTTTGCCTACTTGCTTTTAAGTTTCCAAAGGAATACTTGACGGAGCAGACAGGACTCGAACCTGCACATCCTTACGAATTACTGACGGTTTAGCAAACCGCTGCCTTACCAATTAGGCTTACTGCTCCACATGAGAAGCAAAGCTTCTCTGTAAAACGCTTTCGATAATCAGTCGATGAATGGCGATTAGTGATATTGCTGTAAGCGTCTTTATTTTTTGTCACGGCACATATACATTCATAACCCCAAATTATGCGTATCAAATTGCTGTAAGTGCCGTTGTGTTGTTCAGAGTTTTAAGCTTTAACCTTCCACAGTCTTAAAGAACACATCTGTACGGCGGTTCTTTTCACTGTCTTGTGCGGAAGGGTCTACGATCATTTTTGTATTGCCGTTACCAACAACGATAATACGATTTACATCAATGCCATTCGCCACGAAGAAATTCTTTACGGTCTTGGCACGTTCTTCGGAGAGCTTACGTCCGGCATCAGTATCATCATAAGAATTGATGTTACCTTCGATCTGAATTACAGTGCCGTCCAGAGTTTTTGCGATTTCCACGAATTCACTGAGAGTTGCATTTGCTTCTGCATTGTCAAGGAACTTTGCGGTATTGATGACAAAGTTTACGGTTGCAGACTTGGAAAGCAGTGCCTGTGCATTCTTAATGGATTCCTTCTGTTCTTCTGTGATCTCAAAGGCTTCCTTCTCTGTGATAGAAGAATAATTATCGGAAAGCGTCTTGATATAGGAAGTATCGAACAGGGTTGCTCCAAGGGTTCTGTCTACAGTTTCACCGATGCTTTCCCAGATGGTACACATATCAGCATAAACAGTGGGGCAGTCATTTTCCAGAGCGGAGAGATTTTCTGAATATCCCATCAGACCGGCATCGCCGCACATGGAGAGGATTTCTTCATCAGAAGAGTCAGCGAACATGGGCATAACCTTACGGATGTATTCAAACTCAGTGGTGTACATATCTTCGGCTTGGAAGATACCATCAATAAACTTGGACACTACATCCGGATGTGCCGATGCGAAATCGGAACGGAAGAGGATACCGTCCATGATGAGTTTGTTGGAAGCGGTAGTGTCAAACAAAATGTGAGAATTGGTACTGTTTTCGGCGTTGGAAAGATACGGCTGCCATGTTGCTGCAACATCAAGGCTTCCGGCAAAGAACGCCTGACCAGTTTGTTCTGCGTCTTCCAGCAGAATAAGGTTGTCGATGATCTTCTGCTTATCTGCGTCGGGGAGGTCTGATTTATTGACAAACCAGATAACAAGAGACTGGGCTTCACTGAATTTGGGAACACCAATCTTGGCATCTACGAGACTTTCGATGGATTTGAACTTGCTGAGTGCGATGATGCCATCACCACCGTCAGAGAAGTTAGTGTACACAGGAATTACTACATCCAAACCGGCATCGGTGAACTTTCCGGAAAGGAATGCTGTACGGTTGAGAGTATATCCGGCTGCGTTAAGATCACCCTTAATCAGCGCATTACTGGATGCTTCTGCATCGTTGATAATATTGATATTGACGGTGATTCCAAGTTTATCAAAAATGGAACCGGGCTGAGTGGTCAAACCACCATTTGCGTCGATGATCGGCTTCCAACCAATCCATTCATCCAGTGAAAGATTGATAGTCGGATCTGCGGTATCCGTCTTGTTTACTGCGGGAGTGTTTGAAGTCTTATTGTCAGTATCGGATGTGCCGATAATGGAGTCCAATGTATCGCTTCCGAAACTGGGGATAAGATCGGGCTTATGTTCTTCAATGTAGCGATAGCCGAAGAATCCGGCGACACAGAGAATAGCGATGATGATTACGAACAGGACGACGCGACCAGCGGTGGTCAACTTGAGTTTCATTACTTAGATCCTCCATATTTCTTTTTGAGATTTTCAAGATATTCGTCATTGGCGAGTTTGGCTGCTTGCTGTTCGGCGCGTTCCACCTTGGTGGAGGTACGGTTTTCATGAACAATCCGTGCGCCGTCCACTTCCTTCTTCAAGTCACTGGAACCTTCCATGACGGAATCCAGAAGTTTCTTGGTGGCTGTATCCTTTTTGAGTTCATCCAGATCTCCGAGGATGTCTTTGAGCTGGTCGTTCATACGCATTCCGTTGACGGTTTCTTTCTTGAGACGCTGAGTTTCACGAAGTTTCTTGCCGAGTGTGTCGTATATCTGCGTAGCATCAGCTACCATCGGCTTCAGACGAGCGATACACTCCCTCTTTTGTGCGAGTTCCGTCATGAGTTCTGAACGGCTTTCAGCATAGATTTCAGCTTCCTTCATCTTGCCGTTCCTTACAAGGTTTTCACAAGCGGCTTCCGCTTCCTTGATTTTGTTTTCAAGAATTTTGGCGGCATCTTCCGCGTGTTTCAATTCTCCTGAAAGTTTGTTTAATGTATCGGAAGCGCGGTTGTATTTTGCGCGAATTTCTTCGATTGCTTCACTAAAGATTGCCGCCGCGCCTTCAGGAGTTTTGGCGGCATCTTCAACGAAAACATTCAGAAATCCGCTGACAAGTACCTTTAACTTCTTGCGGACTTCCGGGAAGAGAATAAGAGCGAGAAGGATAATAGCAAGGATAATTCCGAGAATGATTTTCACTTGGATTCCTCCATTCCTTTACAGAATTCTATGAGATTTGTGATGGACTTTACCTCATCTGTAATAGAGGACTGAGCGGCAGAAATGATATCTTCTGCTTCCTTGATCTTGATGTTGGCAGATTCGATTGCCTGTTTCAGTGCTTCAATATCCATCTTGGCGATTTCGATTTCTGCTGTACGTTCTCTGGTAATCTTAGATTCTGCAGCTTTCAGCATCGACATTCTGGTATCACCATCAGAAAGCAGTGTTTCTACCTTGATACCAGACACCGCCAGAATTCCGGCGATAGTAGCCTGTTTTGTTGCCGTAGGCATTTCCGGCGGGAGCGTTGCGATAAGAGCCTGTACGGTAAAGATAGAATTTGTCTTATCTGACAGGTCATTTTGATCGTAGATTTCGTCGATAATATTTGCAGGAGACTCGATATCCGCATCAACTGCAATCGGGACTTCTTCTGTCGGTTCTTCCTGTACGGGAACAGGTACGGTAGTCTCCGCTTTATCGTCTTCAAATACGATAAGCTTCTTTAATAATCCCATTTTCTTTCCTTTCCTTTCCTTTATGAGAGCTTGATTATATGTTCGCACATCCTCACAGCTTCCTCTTCGCTGTGTGTTACCATGAGGATTGTGTTTGCGGTTTCATGATGGACTTCCATGATAAGGTTCTGCATCTTTGTTCTGGTTACATCATCCAGTGCGGAAAGCGGTTCGTCCATCAGCAGGTATGTAGGCTTGACAAACAGGACTCTGGCAAGAGCCAATCTTTGCTGCATACCGCCGGAGAGTTCCGTTGGATATCGATCAAGATAATCACCAAGACCAACTTCTTGCAGGATTCGCTCTGCTGTTGGAACAAGTGACTTGCGTTTGCTGCGAGTTCTTTCAGCAATCAGGATGTTGTCTCTGCAGGAAAGCCAATCGAAATTGGTGTATCTCTGGTGCATCATATAGATAAGCTGTCTGTCTTTTCTGATGATTTCGCCTGAGAGTGGTTTATGCAGTCCAGCAATGGTTTTCAGCAATGTGCTTTTTCCACAGCCAGATTTTCCGAGTATTCCGTAAATCTTCCCATTCTCAAATGTGAAATTCAACGGATCGGTGAGAGGGTGATCGTACCCAACCGATAGATTATTCAATGTTATCATCTTTGTATCTCCACTGAAATGTTTTCCGGATCAGCATCTTTCCGATACGATCAAACAGATAACTGAACACCACAATCGTGAGGATTGCTGCAAACACAATGGCGGTTTTACCTCTGGCGGCTCCTACATTGATGATGAAGCCAAGACCTTTTATGGCGTTCACTTCTTCCACAACAGCAACATACGTCCATCCGATTCCATACATCATCAGGAACGAATTCATAATAGAGGGCAGTGCGGCTGGCAAAAGAATTTCTGCAATAATTTCATGTGGTCGCATTCCGATTGACTTCCCGGTATCAATCAGATCCTGCGGCACATCTTCCATGCACAGTATGGTTGATGGGAGAAGATACACAAAGGTTGCAAGGAACAGAAACGAAATTTTCATAGTCTCATCTATTCCAAACCACAGGATCAGAAGGGGCGAAAATGCTGTAACTGGAATGTACCTCATTGCAGATACGATTGGTGTGATCGCATCTTTAACAGGTTTTACTGCACAAATCAGTAATGCAAGGGGAATTGCTACTGCCATCGACAGAATGGCGGACACAGATATACGAGCGAAAGAGTAAAGCAAACCGGGAAGTAGTTGATTGGTTTTAATAAGTCCAACCAATGCAGATACAACGGATAACGGGGAGGGGATAAAGAGCGGCGTTGTCATGGCGGATCCAATCTGCCATATTATCAGAAGAATAATAACTCCCATTGTTTTCTTCAAGATATTGCAGCCGCTTTTACCGCCGAGCATTAGGACTCCTTTTTCTGTTCCTTCTGCTCCGCCTGTTCTTTCTTGTATGTACAGTCGGCAGGTTTCAGGACAGCTACATAGTTGTCTGCGTTTACATAGGTGGACAATGGCTTAACTTTGCCCTGAGGCTGATTTCTGCGGCAGCCGCGTTTGTGGAAATTCAGAAACTTACAGCCGTTACAGGTAATGGACTTGTCCACCCAGTAACTACCCGTTTCTGTTTTTGCCTCGATTTTGGGTTCATTCTTGATCTTTTCAGTCTTTTCCATGATTGTTTACTCCTTGTTCAGAGATTATGATGTTACTTCTTTGAGTTTTCCTATTCGGAAAAAGTACGGCAAGGATGTTGACCCTACCCCCCCATTATCAGGCGGACTCGGTAGCGGCTTTCCGCACATTGGGCAGTATTTGAACTGAATATGATTACCAGCAGTATCAGAGAAAACATTGGTTCCAAGGCGAATAAACGCTTTTTTAGGAGCATTTACTGACACAGACGATTCTACCCAAAAGCCTCTCTGCCATTGGCAATATCCGCATCCAATCAAATCGCATCACCTCCCATTCATAGAATTAACATAGCAAGTTTTCTGCATTTGTTATCCGTTCGGGAGTTAAACCCGCTCTCCGTTAAGGCGTTCCACCGGGAACTGTGCGGACAAATAGGGTTGATTAGTTAATTCCATAGGTGTACTTAAAAGGCTTGCGCCTTTGTAAGTATGTTATCTTGTCGGGAAGAAGTAATCCACAAACTTTCGATAAGACTGTAAGCGTTTATTTGCCACAGAAACATTGATGTATTTTTCGTTAAAAACCTTGCTGATAGTTTCCATATCACCTTGACGGATTGTTCCGTTTGCACATTCATACAGATACGCTCTGTGATATATCCCAGACCAATATACCTTATCATAATGGAATAGGTTAGCGTCCTGATCCGGGTCGCTTTTACCGAAATTCCTTATAAAGATTCGCATGACCTTAGGTTCTTCTATTCTTGCGGATCTTACGGTTCGTAAAAGATAACTGGATTCGACATATTTCAGAGTGATTATTCCTCTGGCAGAAGATCTATATTCGGTGGCATCCTTATACTCAGTCAAAAAACTCATGATTTTCTGGTTTGGGTATATGTTTTTGTTTCCAACAACAATATGATCGTCCTTGACATCCGATTTCAACATGGCGATAGCATCTTCTAATTGAACTCCACACCATGCCATATAGATAGCGGCAATTTGTGTAGCAAAAATAGCATCATCTATTCTATCTGCTGCGTCCAAAGTTGCATCAATGGCATTCTGCAATTCCTGAAAGTTCTTGAAAAAGTTTGCTTCGTAGACCTGACTTGTATCAATATCGTCATATTTTATAGATACGAGCAGTTCAATGTTGTCTTCGTTTACGATACCGTATTTCAAAAGGAACTCAAGGTATTTTTTGATACGGCTTTTGTCTGCAAGGAAACCTTGAATATTGCTTGTGTTCAGATCGGAGATCAGACGAATGAACTCATCTTTGGTATAGCCTTGTTCCAAGGTTTTTTGGTATTTTTGTTCAAAGCGATGCAGGCGCATCCAGAAATTTTGAACCGTTCGTGCAGATGCTTCGGAATGTGCATTTCCGTTCAGAAGCTTTTCGATATAAAGGTCACGGTAACTACTGTTATCCACGTTCACCCCTCCATGCCTATGAAGTTGTTTAGTTTGCTCCTCGGATGATGTTATTATACCACACAGAAAACGATTTGTCAATAGGAGTTAGCAAAATAATTTTAATTTTTTTCGTATTTTTTCCAAGTAAGATACATGGAGATGAAATACTCTGCAAACTCCGGAGATACACCATGACAATTGTTGGCAATAACATGATCGAGAATGTTAGCTATTTCTTCATTCTTTGCACTTACAGGGAAACGCTTGCTTACAGATTCACCGGATACTGTTGTAACAAATAAATCTGCATAGGGGCGGACATACTTTTTTTGGATATGAAATCCAATATGTAATTCGGCATCAGAGACTATTTCTTCGTACACGTCGGTATAGATGTTCGGTACGGTTCCGCTGGCAAGAGCCAACTGTACTGCTTCATACAGTACATCATCCCAGAGTTTTTTATGACATTTGAATACGAATCGCTTGGGATTAACGCTGATCGTATCCAAGTCAACCGCTGAGATCGGTTCGTCCCTCATACCATTATTGATTATCATGGTTCTGCCTCCAATTTCATTATTATGTCTTGACAAAAGAGAAAATATGAGTTATAATATATCCGAAAAAGATAATATATTCTCGGTTGCTCTTATTATAGCACACAAAAGTGTTGCTGTCAATAGGAAAACGATAAAATATTATCGCAAATTGCGGAGGTTTTTATGGATTCAATTTTATTTCAGAGAATACGAAAATTATGTAAGGATAGAAATATCACAATCAAGAAAATGTCAGAAGATCTTGATATTGGCACGTCTCTGATCCGAAAATGGAAGACTACAACATCTCCATCCATTGATAAAATAAAAACTATTGCTGAATACTTTGATGTTTCGATTGACTATTTGATTGGACGTACCGATATCGAACAGCCGCTTGAAAAATTCATTGGCGATAAAGATATCATATCTATCCAAAGAGCAAGGAACAGAATGTCTGATGAAGATCGTAGCCGTATGATGAATAGTTTACGTGCTACATTTGATAAAGCGTTCAGTGAAGAAAGTGAAGAATCAAGCGGAGACGACGAAGAAGAATAGTATATTGTATTTATCCAAGAGATATTTAAGGTGCGAATAATGATTAGATATCAGTATATTTATAATCAGGTGCTACAGATTTATAAGCAAATGGAAAACATTGAGTTTCCGATTGAACCATCCGACATTATTGCACGACTTCCGAACTGCAAGTTAATGACATATGCGAAATTTGCAAAACTGAATAATTGTTCCGTTGAAGATGTTGCGGCGTTATGCGAAAGCAGTTCTGGATGTACACATTACGATATTGCCAACGACAGATATTTGATTCTGTGGAATAATGATCGATCTGATAACAATGTCTCTGGAAGACGACGCTGGACAAAGGCACATGAACTTGGTCATGTAGTCCTCCGACATCTTCCTCTTATGACAGAACCTAAGATCGCAGAAGAAGATGAAGATTTCTTTTGGGATGAACGTCCAACAGAAAACTTAAATCATATTTCTACCGCTGCTTTTGAGCAGGAGGCAAATGTATTTGCAGCAACGCTCCTGTGTCCGATGCCATTTTTTGAAATGATGGAAATTGAATCGCCGGATGATATTCGCAGTGTGTTCGGTTTGTCCGTATCTGCGTCAGAAAACCGGTGGAACGAATATCAGAAATGGAAACGCTCTCATGTAAAAACTGCATGGGAAAGTAATATGCGTAAAATTCTCACACAAAAGGATCCGCTGTTCCATATGTACAAATCGTGAGCCTACAAATCTGCTCCCCATTTAAGGGGAGCTTTCTTTGTTTGCGGGAATGGGTTTAAGCGTTACGGATCCGTCCTTGGTATTGAATTCTACGATGATATGGTCACGGCTGGCAAGTTCGCGCAGCTTTTTTAAGATTCTGTATGTTTTAGAATCCCACCGACCATCTTTCCGGCGTTTTCCGATGATACCGCATCCATCAAGACACAGTTCGTCGTAGATAAGTAAAATTTCATTCTCCATCTGTATTACCACTCTGAGAAATGATATTACCGTATTTGTCGATAGTCACAACGTCAACCCCTTTACAGAACATACCCCATCCATTATTTGTCCATTTATAAATATAGACGATAGTTGTGCCGTAGGCTTTATTATATTCGGAGCGTTGGATCAGACGATCTCCATCATATATTTCTGTAACATATCCATTGGTTGTTGAGAGAGACGAGGCGGTATTACTATCCACTGCGTTTTCTGATGTATAGTTATTGACAGAAACATTATTCTGTGATCCGCAACTGCTGAAAGCAAACAGTGCAATCAGCAGGCAGATAAGTATTCTTTTCATGTTGTGTCTCCTTATGAAATATCCTGATTGCCCCAGCGGATGTGGAAGTTGCCGTTTTCATCCGCTTCACGGGACATGAGTACGGAAAGAAGATCGTAGTCAACACCAAACTTGTCGTAGATTTCATCCAAATCTGCGTCCTGACCACGCATGAACAGATTCAGTTTTTCCTTTGCGAGAACCATTTGCATCTGGTTGGACTCGATACTTCCAAGATAGGTAACAAAGTAGATATGCTTCTCGTTTGTGGAATTGTATCGGATAAAACGGTGATAAAACTGGCTCATCCGGGAATTGTTGTAGTGCAGTTCGGGGATGATTACGTTATCCACAAATTCAAAGTTTACACTGGACGGAAGGCTTTGCTGCGTACAGAGAAGAATTCCGTTCTTGCTTTCTTTCAGGGTTTTACGGAGCGCACGTCTCTTTGCAAGTGTGGTGGTAGAACCAGTGACGATAAACAGAGGGCGATCCGGCATAGTTTCCTTGATTGCCTGTGCATAGGCATCCACCACATTTTTATGACGCACACCGATTGCTACGATCTGAGTGTCCATAGACTGACAAAGTTCCAGTACGGTTTTTATTTTCTCTGGTGTTCCTCCTTGGTATTCCATAACGGTATTAGGAGCTGCACTGATTCTGAGAAGCAATGTAATCTGCTGAATCAAACGCATCATGGAATCCTTACGGGAGTTTCCGGTGGAAGCGAAGTAATGACTACGCATCGCATGGAATTCGTTGATCGCTTTCTGATATACAGCGCGTTCCGCATCCGCAAATCGAACGGGAATCTGATGAATCTGCTTGATATTCTTGCCGGATACTTCTTCAAAAGTTCGAGTGATTACGAAACGTCCGAGAATCTGCTGAAGTTCTTCAGCGTTATAGATATCCTGTGTTTTCTGACCTACGCCGAATACAGTGATCCGTTCCGGCAAATGACTTGCTGAGAACAGGGCATATCCTGCCTTGTATGCGGGGATCGGTCTGCCGTAATGGGGATTGCCTTTACAGGACAGTCCGGCTTCCGGATTATCCTTGGTGGCGCGTTCATAATGGTAAATGGTATCGCACCATGAAATCATATTCGCAGAGTTGTTATATGCAAGCTCCAACTGCGGCGCAAATTCTCCGATGTTGTTTCTTGTGCTGGTTCCAGTCATAAGCAGTTTATACTTACATCTTCTGAAAGCGTTCAAAACTGCCTTAGCACGAACACTGGAAGGGTTGGACATTTCATCACTTTCATCGAAGCACAGAGCGATTTTCTGTCCATGCTGTCTGACCCAGTTCTTGATCTGTTTGTGGTATGCGGACAGTTTATTCAGGGTAATAAGAACGAAGTCGCCCTGTTTGATTCTGTTCAGGTCATCCACTTTATCAATGACAACATAAGAAAGATCGTAGTTAGGCAGTACCACATCCCAGTTGTTCTTGATGGAAATAGCAGGGGAGACAACCCATGTACAAAAAGCGTTCTGCTTCTCCATCCGATACAGACCGGCGGCAATCCCGGCAAGTGTTTTACCGGAACCCTGTTCCCACTGCAAAAGCATATAGCGTTTCTGCAGTACAAGATTCAGGTCGTGTTTCTGGATGTCATTCAAACGAATTTCTTCTTCATTTTCCTTATCGTAAAGGGTGAATTTATCCAGCCATGCAGAGAGCTTGGGATCCTGTTCCATATCAAGAAGCTGCATCTGTTCAATCTGGTATTCTCTTTGACGGCGACGGATCATTCTGGCATAATTCCCGAACGCAGAGGAATCCATTTCTTCGGAAACGATCTGATAGAAAGGTTTGATTTCTTTCATTTCATCTGTGAGCTGACGGGCTGCCTTGGGGCTGTATGCCTTATATCCGATGGAATCGTCGTGCTTTACCATCCGAATTATATCTTCGTACTTCTGCGGATGCTGTTTGCGGATTGTATTGCGGAGATATGCAAGCACCTTGGCTTCAGTAATGCGGACTCTGCACCATTCCTCATCGGACATATCATCCGGCTGTTTCTGGGTATAGAAACGATTTAGATATTCACAGCATTTGACATACTTTTCACGCAGGAGAGGGTGGGACTGGATGTGGTACAGATATTTCTTTACTTTATATGTAAAGTCATCGGCTGCGTTCTCGCTTCTTGCTATTTCCAACAGGATGTGCGAATGATTTTTGCGGAACTGTTCCTGTGCGGTATCCAGAAAGTTAGAACGAACAAACTGTCTGCCGGATTCATCCAAACTAACAGTATCGTAGGTCTGAACGGAATAGTGGTTTGCATTCCATCCGTCCATTTCGCTGTTTTTCTGCCAGAACTGAACCTTGGTAGTATAACCTGTCACGCCGAGAGAGGCGAACGTATTTTTGTCCAGTGAGAACTGACCGAGGAAACTGAAGTGCTTTTCCATTTCCTTAATCAGTCCGCCGTCAGAGAAGTCATCCGCAAGGAACGACTGGGGAACAACAAGAGCCATAATTCCCATAGGTTTCAAAAGCTCTGCCGCTTTCTGGCAGTAGTAAAGCTGGGACAGAATCTGTGCGCCATCCACCCACCAATACAGATTGAACGGAGGATTGCCAACAACGTAATCCAGCTTAATACCCGGAGTGTATGTACGGATGTCTCCACAGGTAAGGTTTGCTTTCGGATACAGATACTTCGCAACTTTATAGGCTTTTACATCCAACTCACAGCCGTACACATTGCTTTCCAAAGGAGCAAAGTTAAAGAATGTACCCATTCCGCAGGTCAGGTCAGCCACGATTTCCGTGTTGTTCAGGGCAAGGCAATCCATGATAAATTCGCAGACTTTATGAGGGGTGAAAAACTGTCCGTTTTCGATCTCCTTCTTGGCTTCCGAATATGCGTGGTAGCTGTCGAAGTCACTGAACTTCAGACCGTGTAATCCGCCGTCACCGGTGTACGCATTGTAAATATCTTCACAGGTGATCCCGGAAGATTCCGCCAAATCGTTGTCAATCAGGTACAGTATTTTATCGTTCAATCCCTGACGGCTTTCCTGCGGTATCGTTTGCTGTAAGTTTTTGTATTTCATGTTTCATCCATCCTGCTTTATGATCTCATTAGTATCCGGTATATGCTTCATGAAATGGAACAGCTCACCGCCGTAATGCTGAACTGCCCATTTCACTCCGGTTATAAAGGCTTTGGCTTCGTCTTGCGTTTTGAATTCAATCGGATAATCGGCGATCCGACTGCTGCATATATGAACGACGTTCCCCATCTGGTATAACTCCATGATGGGGAAGCCGTCTACTTTCAGTATATCGGTCAGAACTTTCATACGGCTTTTGCTTCCAGAGCTTCCACAGCTTCTTTGTAGTATCCGATCTTAGCACGGATGTTGTTCAGTTCTTCTTCCGTGACACCGGAGCGGGAAGCTGTCTTTTCAAGGCTTCTGGTGTGTTTTTCGATCTGTTTCTTCATGTATTCGACGGATGCCTTATCTGCCTTACCTTCCGGATTTGCTTTAATAACATCCGGTTTTTTGTATACCGAGAGATAATAGACAGCCTCATATTCTTCTTTTGAAATTTCTGTGAAATTGTTTTCATCAACCATTGAGCAAGTCATCCTTGTGATTTCTACAATGGCGTTACCCAGTGTAAGATAACAATATTCAACTAAAAATTCCTTATCCTTAAAGTCAAGGATCTTTATAGCAACATGATCGCACTCAGTTTTTGTAATTCTTTTGAAATACTTTCCAACATACTGGAGATAGTATTCATCACTCTTATAAAGATATTCCATTTTTTTATCCTCCATTGTTATATAGATTTTATTTATACTGCATCTCCCAGATATTCTTCGGCAAACTGACGGGCGTAGGCTTCACTGGTAAAACGGACATCCACACGTCCGTTCTTGAAACACTTGATACTCTTGAGCTTATCCAGATGGAAGGGTATTTCGGTTTCTTCCGTTATCCAACGATAACTAAGCAGTACGGAAAATTTGTACGGGAAATCGCTCATGATACCGAGATCGAAATGAGCAAGCGCACGGATGACCGCTTTCATACTGTCGGTCAGTTCGATCTGATGTTCACCCTTATGGTATTCCTCATACCATCCATCGAAATGGCAGGCGTAACCGGGGAAGGAGAGAACTGCTTTCTTTTGTTCGTATGCTTTCTTGCCATTGTAGCTGTTCCATCCAGCTTTGTGTGCTGCGTCTTTGAGTTCCTGAACTGCCTTATCCTTGAAGGTGAATCCGCCAAGCTGAATGAACACCTGATCCAGAATGTCGCTGTACTTCAATGCCAGATTGTTCAGGGATTCATTGTAGGCTTTTGTAGCTTCGGTAAGAGCCTGAATTTCTTCCTTTGTGTAAGCTCTGGAGCCATCAGGTTTTTTCGGAAGCAGCACTTCCTTAGCATCACTTTCCGAAATTGTAACCTTGTAGGTCTGGCGGAAGTAAGAGAAAATTCTGCCGATGAACAGGCTGTGGGAGTTTTGCAGGTCATCGACAAATCTGTTCGGCTTGAAATCGCCGAGATAGGTAGAGTAAACTTCCTGTTCGCTTTGATTAAGCAAGCGAGTCTGTTCATCCAAATCTGCCTTACTACGTTCAGCCATCACTTTCAAAACACCTCTTGCATGGTCGTATGCTTCCTGCTGTGTCTGGCAGTACACACGATCCTCTTCGGAAATTCTGGTGTCGGCTGCAATTTCGACTGCGTTGAATTTATTGAGAAGATTCATTTTCTGTTCTCCTTGTGATTATTCATGTGTTTTCTGTATTCGATATAGGGATTGTAGGATGCGGCGGCTACCTGTGCGAAAAATGATGTTACCCCATCATAAATGAGCTTGCCAATCAAAATGGCGGCAAGGATCATGGTCATGCAGATTCGTCCTCCTGTTTTTATTCAGGCTTCCATCTTCCAACTGATCCGAAGGATGTCCGTATCAGTCAGGCGATACCCTTTGGTTCTGGCGTATTTTTTCATGAAGAATACACCATTTGCGGTCTGGACGATCTTACCTTCCATTCTGCCATAAGTACACCTTTTGCCAAGAAGACCGGGAAGGACGGCTTTTGCATCTTCTGTGAGCTTTTGTTCATCCGTTGTCGTTGTGTACTGGACAGTGACGCACAGGTGAATCATATCGGAGAAGTTTTCTGTCAGGAACGCAAGGACGCGATCCCGGATTTCCATCCTTTGCTGGGTGGTCATACGCTCATTGAAAGAGAGGGTGAAGTAGGAAAAGTCTCTGCCGGATTCTTTGCCGTCCGTCTTATTGTAGAGATCACCGCACCAGAAATACAGCTCCCAGTCGGTACTGCGGTATGGGATGGGACAATCCGGTTCGTACTGATAACAGACAAACTTTTCCGCAATCGCTTCCATAACGGGCTGGATTTCATTACTTCTCTCGATACCCCACTTGATACATTCAGTTGTCCATTCATCCTGTGAATGTTGATCTGCGTACTCTTTGTTGGCTTTCATTTCGTCTTCTGTGTAGCGGAACTCGATCCGAAAGGAATGCAGGTCTTCTACTGCGTATCCACGTTCCAGAAGGAGCATTTCGGAATCTGTGATATATGTTTTATCATGGTTGATTGTCATAAATGACCTCCGTGTTTTTCTCTTATTACAACTAACTATTTTGCGGAAGGGAAATTAACCGAATTTCTGAAATTTCTGCAAAAAAAAAGAACGCCGGGTTCATCCAGCGTCTTTACTCATTCGTATATAAAATTTTCTCTGCCGACATATTCGCCATCGACATAATCTTCATCGTTTACTCCGGAATACCATGTCAGTTCTCCATGCTTTTCCTGCTTGGCAATCAGCTTCATCATGCAGTCTTCTTCATCGAAGCCGCCTACTGTGATTTCTTCATCGTCTGCATATCTTCCGACCATCATCCACGGGAAGCATAATTTTACTTTTCCCATACGCCCTCCAGACCGAAGGTAAAACGGATTGCGGAATCCTTGATACCGGACATGAAGACGGAATCTGCAAGAATGTTCATGGCAGAAAATACCCGCAGTTCCTTACCACGAAGGGAAGCCAGACGGCGGATTTCGATGGTGATAACGGCATTGGGACGGTTCTTTGACAGCGGTTCGATTTCGATACCGGTGACTTCCATGCTGTTTGCTTCCAACCACTGTGCTGCCTGCTTGACCTTGTTATATCTCTGCATAACGGAGAGGTTGGCTACCTTGCCGCTGAAATAATCGTCGGAGAGAATCCGATCCAGTTCTTCCGGGGTGAAGAAGTCACGAACGTCTACGTCCGCTTCGCGGGATTTATTGATTTTGTCGTTGTAGTCTGCTTCTGCTTTCTGTTTGGCGGCTTCGATCCGCTGACCCATGTTCATGTTGTTCTTAGAAAAATCCACTGCAAGCACCTTGCCTCTGTTCATATTCATTCGCAACTCCATTATATCATAAATTTAATTTGATTTCAATGTTTTGTCTGCATTCTCTGTTTCCGGAATGCTTCTCTGCGGTTGGCTTCCGCTTCGATTTCGTACAGTTTTCTTTCGATAACAGCAACGGAGCCATATCGCTCCAGACTGTTATTTCTCCACCAATTCTGAAAATCCTTCTGGAATACTTTACACGTTTTTCCATCCGTAAAGACAGCGACCTGACACGGTGTATTATACATGGTCGGTATCCGAATCTGATATATCTTATGTAGTTTCATGATTCCCTCACAGTCTGTATGGAGCTACTGCCTGCAAAACTTTTGCTCTGGGGTTATTCTTGACTGGCGTATAAACCGCTTCGCCATTGCTGAATACAGCACTGCAGAATACTTCTTCAAAACCGTACTGGTCAGCCATCCGACTCAGAATTCGATTGATCTTGTTTGTCTCACTGGTATGACGGCGGATTGCAACGCTGCGAAACATATCGAAGTAGTACCGGCAATCATCGTTATCCAGTTCATCCAGATCGTAGTTTTCTTCTACATAAAACTGGATACCATAATAATGACCACTCTCTACCGAAATCTTGTGAAAGAGAAAAGAGTGATTCAGTTCTTCCAGAGCTTCCTCTATATCGCGGACAAGGAAATAGTCTTCCTCATCGTAATCACGAATGAACAGATTGAAATTGTCCATCTTTTTGAAATTTGCACATGACATAATATCACCTCTCTATTACAACTAACTATATTTCTGCGGAACAATTAACCTGTCCGGAAGAATATTTTCTTACCCGCGATGGAGTTCAGAGGAATCAAAATAGACGATGATTCCATCGTCTGCTTCCATTTTTGCGGTAGTATGAGAAACGCTGCGGATGATCCCGGTGATGAATTTTCTGCGTCCCAGAATCATCATTGCCTTTTCACGGGAAATAGGTTCGCCGTGCAGTTTATAGGTTGTCTGTCTTTGGTGTAAAGCGTCCTCCATAGGATGTTGGCTGATTTGTTCTTCACTTACCATACCTGCTTCCAGCCTTTCTGCTTTACAGTTTTGTTCAGTTCTTCTTCACGCTTGTCTGCGGCTTCCTGTTCGCTATCGTCCGGATAATCGGAAACATCCAGATCGACAACATCTACTTCGATTTCACAATCGGCATACACAGCCTGTACCATGCCGCCTTCCACCTTGATAATAATTTTCATTTTGCACCCTCCTGATTTTGCTTTTTATATAATTCGATATACAGTGGCGAATCTTCACCAGCACAGTTGAGTTCAAGTTCGTCAAATACCTCTCCGTCAATTATGCCTACAACATCCATATCTCCGTTATAAGACATCGTTTCTTTTAGGATTTCGATCAACTTGCTTAATTTCATAATTATAACTCCTTTGGATTGACAGATAACAGAATACCGCCCATCGTAGATTCCGACAGGCGGCGTTCTGTTTTACTTCTGTTTACTTTACTCCGACCAGTTCAGCGGTACGATCCAGCAGTTTGTGACCGTCCATGATCCGGTTCCAGTTGTTTGCGCGGTAGTCCTGCGTCTTGCGGAGCGGTTCGGAGTGTGTTACCATATCACTCATGGCATTGACAACACCCCATGCAGTGTTCAGGTACATAGCGATGTCAGGACGAAGGTAGCATACCATAAATTCTTCTTTTGCTTTCTGGGCAGTAGTCTTCCTGCGTTCGGTATCGTTTTCATCAACCGGGAACATTTCATCCAGAATTTTGTTCAGCTCATCGTCGGTGACTCTCTTGTTAGCGAGTTTCTCTGCGTATTCGGAAAGCTCATCCATATAGGTATCTGCCAGTTCCAGACAGATTCTTGCTTCCTGCATCTTCTGGTTGATGTCGCCGACGTGTTTGGTAGACCACTGACGACGGGCGGTATTCAAGGCAAGATTCAGGGTATTATTGCATACCACTCTGATGGGTGTCATACAGACGCGGATCGCACCGGAACCGTCGTGCGTATTGGAGAAACAGAGGTAAGGTTCCACTTCATCGTCGATCACCTTGCGGGTAGGCATCTTGGCAAGGAGCCAGATTTTTCTGCCGTCCTGTAGGCTGCCTGCGGTTTCGTATCGAACGTCTCCGCCGACAAGTTCATCAGTGAAGCTGAAGGCTTCGGTATTCTGGACGATCTGGTATCTGTCGCTGACCACGCCCAGCACCTTGCCATCCGTGCTGCGGACGTTTGCCTTGAAGTTTTCGATCTTTGCGCCACCGCACACCTGAATGCTGCGCTGCTTTACTTCCCAGTCCAGACCGGCAAGACGGAGAGCGTCTGCGCTGGTGGGAGCTTCCTGCACCATCGTGCCAAGACCGTGCCACGGAACCTCACGAACATAGAACATAGATTCAACATTTGCTGCCATAATTTTATCCTCTCAATTCTGCTTTTTTTGATTTGGGATTCGATCCCCTATTACAACTAACTGTTGTCATACGGTTTAATTAACCGGATTTTGAGATTTTTTGAAATTTATTTTGCCAGCCAGAAATTCTCACCCAGCTTTACAAGGTTGTACTTTTTCTGCATCTGACGGAATTTCTTTTCAGTCGTACAGATGTACGGGTTGCTTCCGTCTGCGAATTTGATATGCTGCCAGTTAAAAGGTTTCATCCGAAGTCCACATCCTCCTCACACAGAATCATGGAGTAGCTGATAGATGTGATGTACTTGATGTCTGCCATTTTCATGAATTTCAGCATCATGTCATTGGCATCGACAGCGGAGATCATGTAACCGCGATTGGTTCCGTTCTGAAGGGTAGCGATTACTGCGAATTTTTCCAGACGGGGTACTCCTAACTCTGCCAGTTTTTCCGTCAGCTCATCTTCGGAGCATCCAGAAAATATATCGCCTTTACAATACGGGCAAGTGCAAAAGGTATGATATGCTGTGACTTTCTTATTGCAGAGCTTATCATTGGTGAAATAGTTGCCGCAGGCTTCACACTGGACAATCTTACCTTTTTCAATGGCGTCATCACAGCACGACTTACACAGTATGTATTTATCTTCCATACCGGGATTGATTTCGCAGTAACATTCAAAGTTTGCGTCCCTGATGATTCTGCGACAGGTCTTACAAATAAGATGGTTCATCTTTTACCTCGCTTATTTTTCATAAAGGTAATTGCCTTTTGCGTCTTCGACGATGATGATTTCGCCTTCGATGTTTTCCGCTTCACCAAAGTCTGCGCTGTCCCATTCTTCTTCGGCTTTTTCCTTTGCTTCTTCAAGGTCTTCGGCTTCAACCTCAGCCACATATCTGGCTTCGATTTTATAGGTAACATAGAATTTCTTTTTCATGATGATTTCCTTTCTGGTTTTGTTTCTATTATAACTAACCGCTGAACGATCCGATAATTAACCGGAATCTGAAATTATTTTTCTTTGATTTCGATATGGAGAACGCCGTCCTTGACGGAAAGTTCCGATACCTTACGGTGGTCAAGTCCGGTATAATCCAGAAGCTCCATTGCCGTACCTTCAAACATGATACGGCGGGATTTCTTGTTGATAAGTACGACTTTCTGATCCGGGTTCCCAAGGATCATTGTCAGATCATAAAGTTTCATAGGGCAACCTCCATTTGTAGTTGTATTTATGGGGTAGGGTTTTTGATAACGGAAGCCCTCCAAAACCGCAATAGCTGCATCTCTGGCACCTCCCATCAGGATTTGATGTTGTCAGGCAAATATCATCTTGTCACCGCGCTCCGTGATTTCACCACGGAAGCAGTTGCCGCAGTACATCCACACACCGGGAGCGATCCGGGTGAAGGTCAGATAGGTATTGCGGTAGTTGCCTGTGTCCGGGTCTTTCCGCATAGAATAGGGTTCGCCGAGCTGGGAACATCTGCTGCTCATACAGGCAGGCGGCATACAATCCATGAAGTCATCCACCACAGCCTGCGAAACATAGTCGCCGATTTTTGCGGTACTGGTATCAAATTCGCCCTCCTGAATAACGGGCTTATTGTTGTAGGTAGTCATTGTAAATCCTCCTTGATGTGTTGTCCACCTATTACAACTAACTGCCGATCATGGCGGAAATTAACCTTGATGAACGAAATTTTTGAAGTTTTCTTCTGCGCGAATAGATTGGATAAATGCCTTATAGCTGTCAATTTCTTTGGTACTTTCATCCATCTGCATTCGCAGGTCATTTACTTCTCGTATGGATTCATCACGAAAAGTCGTTCGCAGGGAATGAAGTATGGTGTTTACCGGTTCGATCCAGCTTTCGCGGATGACTTCGCCATCCAGAACGACCTGCTCAAACAGCTTCACATCGTTGATACAGTCAGGATCGTTCGTGCTGCACATCCGGAAAAACATAACCAGATAGAAAGAAAGAGCTTCATCCAGTGAAGGGAAGCTCTTAATTCTTTCTTCTTCTCGTTCAGTGTATTCTACCTGATACCGGGTTTCGATCTTTACGCTTTCTTTCTGGTATGAAATCATGGGTATCTCCTTATGTATAAATATACAGTATTTATGTATATCAGGTATTTTCGGTGGTTTTGGGGCGGAAATTGCGGTTAAAGGTATTGCTATAGGCGCATACGCCATTCCAGTCGTTGTAGGTAACTTTTTCCGTCTGGTCGCCGTTCTGAAAAATCAGATTTGCTCTGGGCGGGTTTCCGTCATCCGTTCGTCTTCTGGTTCCGCAGATAAGCCACTTTGCAAAGTCTTCACGACGGGAGACTTCACGCAGATAATAGTTTTCGGATTCGGTTCCGCGATATACTTCCCGTCCGGTTCCGCATTCGATTTCAACAAACTCCACGGGGATGATCTTTTCGGGATTTCTGGTCAGATCGTTGTGATAGTCGTTCTGGGGGATTTCTACGAAATAGGTATTTAATCTGCGAATGAGTACAGCATGATCCTTGATATACTCTACGCCCAGCATCTCAAATTCCTTTTTGGGAAGAAAAACATAGTCCTGAACATCTCTGCAGGAGCATATCACCTTGATCCAGTCATCCATATTGATGTTGAACTCGCTGTACTCGCGGCGGTCTTCTTCGGTAGGTTCAGTGAATGTGGTTACAAACTCCGCAGCTTCGATGGAATAGAAATCTTCGTCGCAGTCGAAGCACTGATAGGTATATTCCGGATTGTCAGACTTTGCAAGCACTTTACCGCATTTCGGGCAGCGGTAGGATATGTGTTTTTCGTTCATGATTTTTCACTCCATTCTTGAGCTTTCAGCTCATCATTGACTTGTTTGTAATTTTTGTTTCGCCAGTCGTTGATGTGCTTACATATCCAACGACCTTTTCTCCATTTATGCACGGTCATTCCGTAGGTTCCGAAAACAATGTAACCGCCCGGAATATCCCAGTCGAAACTTTCTTCTCGCTGACCGATCTGACGGAGTTCTTCCCATTCAGTTTTCGTGAACATTTTTGTTTTCCTTTTTCAGAAATTCTTTGGCACAGTCAGGGCATCGGATAAGATCACTTTCCTGCATGATCTTCCGGTATCCATCCTCTCCCACGGCATCTTTCAGGCATTTGGAACAGAATATACTTCCGCAGACCTCGCAGCCCCACATTTCACCGTGGATTTCATCGGTTTTGTCCCATTCGATTTCCGTCTCACAGAAATCACATGAGTAAAGGTTTTCGTTGATATACGGCATCCAGTATCACCTCCTATTATAACTAACTGCCGTCAATACAGATAATTAACCAGAAAACAAAAAAGCGGGAAAGATTTTGCCTTCCCGCTATTCTTAATCTGTGATGATATAAAGAACCAGAGAATCCATACCGGATTTCTGATCGTAGCTTGATGTGATACGGTCAATCCTGTATTCTCCGTATTCATTTACAGCATACTCAATAGAACATCCGCTGTCCAATGTTCTTTGCTTTGTTTGATCCCAGACAATAGCCCACTGAAGATTGCCGGTTACACTGCGAAGGATCGGCTTCAGGTCTTTGAGCTTCATATATACCTCCTGTTATACAGCGTAAATCAGTTTTACGCCGTCGCGTTCTGCGTGGAATGCTTCTGCCACAGGGCAGTCATAGCACAGTGCGGTGTTGCATTTTCTGGGGCTTCGGCAGGCTCGTCCATCCACTCCGCAAATCACAGGCACTTCTTTCTTTGCATGGAGGACGATCCGGCATCCGGTCAGCTTTTCGGAAATCAGGGTTTTCAGATAATTCAAGGCATATTCATCCTTATCAAAATACTGGCTTTCGATCTTCCAACGCCAGATGCTTCCTTTATCATCCTTCGGAAGCTCCGTAATCTTGATTTCTTTGCCGTTTGTCAAGTGGATGATGTATCTGTTATCGCTGACCTGCTCTGCATTCAGATACAGGCTGTCAGTGATGTACATTTTCATTTTACTCATGTGTTTCCTCCTATAATACGCCCAGCTCTTTCAGGGCGGTTCTGCCGAGAGTGTAGATATGAGAATCTCCGCAGTTATACTTTCTGTACCATTCGCAGATGGTATTTGTACCGATAAATGCTCTCAGGCATTCCCATGTCAGACGCTCATCGTAATTGATGTATTCATGACTCTTTTTCAGGCGAGGTGCGTACTCCTTGATTTTTGCAAGGTTCTTTGAAAAAGCGGATTTCACTTCGGGAAATTCATCCGCCAGTTTCATTCTGGGCATTTGTTTTGCTCCTTTGTTGTGTTTGAGTTCCTATTATAACTAACTGTCCGGAAACGTGAAAATTAACCGTTAGCCGTAAATTACTTCATTAAAAACGGCAAACTGGAGAATCTGATCTGCGGCTTCTCCGTCCATATCATCAATGCCGGTACGTCCATCCGACGCAACGAGCTTCATATAGTCACGGAAGCCATTCAGAAGGGAAGACAGGGGGAGATCATAGTCTTCGTCGTCCTCTCTGTCGTAGACTTTCAGAATTCCGCCGTGTTCCAGAATTTCGGCGCATACATCTTCATAGCAGATGTCTTCTGGATTCTTCTTTTCTTTGGTCATCCGATCCACAAGGCGCAGTCTGGCAGCTTCATAATCATTTTCATCCCAGCAGATTTCCGCCCAGTAATCAAATCCGCCGCCCTCCATTGCAAGCAGGTTTACGATGTCGTCCGTAGTGATAACAGTTTCGATAATGATTTTATGTTCCATTTTTTATTCCTCCGATATGCTATTTATCGCTGTTAAACCGAACAAACTGCCATCTGATTCAAGTGATCCGACAAATTTGATCCAGTTTAGATATATCCTTTTCCATTTTTCGATCTCTTCTGGGCTATTTGATTTTGCGGCACTTTTTACTTTTTCTACCAGCAAATTTGTTATCTCAGAAGATGTTTCTCCATAAAGAATTACTCTTTCCATTGGTTTTCACCTACACTTCCGATTCATCCATTTCGCTGGATTCTTTTTCGTGCTTTTCGATGATCCGCTTATACTTTTCCGGCATTTTATGATACATCCGGATTTTATGTGCGCTGCTATACATATCCAGATAAACCTCCGTCACGACGGTAGTTTTCAGTCCGTCGCCATACATCAGGATGTCGCCGCATCCGAGAACGGGATCACGCATCTGGATGATCTCGCCGCCTTTTTCGATGTACTCATTCATGAGCTTATCCACGGCGGAGCTGGTATATAATGATTGGGTCATGGTGTGTCCTCCGTTTTGTTCGTTTTGTTTTCCCTCTATTACAACTTACTGCGTAGAACGGGATAAATTAACCGGTAAAATAAAAAAATGCAGAAAAATCTGCATTGGTTGACTTTGGTTGGTATTGTGTGGTATAATGTGAATGGTTCGGTATATTCAAAATTCTACATAAAAGGAAGTATAATATATGGCACTCATAAAATGTCCGGATTGCGGAAAGGAAGTCAGCGACAGAGCGAAAGCCTGCATCCACTGCGGCTGTCCTTTGGATGAAATTGTAACAAGCGGAGTTGTACGCATTAAGATTCCGAACAATATTGTCACCGGATGGGCAGGGCTGTTCTCATCCCGCAGAGCAGTGATAACCTCCGATGGTGGTGAAACAGTTTGGGAAGGCAGCCACGGAGACAATGCCAGCTTTACGATTGATAAACCGATGAACATCCAGATTGATCTTGGCGGCTGGGCAAATCCGGTTATGGGAACCGTAGAGCCTAAAAAGAAATATTCCTGTGTTCAGGATATGGGCGTTCATATGCTTGCAACATATCGACTGACGGAAGTTGATGTGATTGATGCAGACTGAAGGTGATAGAGGTGTTTGACAGAAAAGCAATACTTGAAATGGCAAAAGAAAATCCGGAGTTGAAACGATATATAAGTAAAATTGATGAAAGTTTCAAAATTAAATTTGATAATAAACCTTGCGTCTGTTCATTTTGCAATGGGAAATCGCCGCATTCAAGATGTATTTTAGGATATGAAAACAGAGAAGTAGCATATATGTGTGAGAGATGCTTTCAGTCTATGTACAATTCCGCATTACTTTCAGATGCTGTAATTCAAATCGAAAAAGAAAAAGCAAGAACAGAAAATAATACCGAAAATTAAATAAAACGAAGAGAGCTAAGTTGTATAACCCAGCTCTCTTTTCTGTTCATGTTCTGGTGGATGCTGTTCATGATCCAGTAGGCGATTTTCAGTCATTATTAGCGCATTCAGAGTTTAATGTGATATTCTGAAATGCGCCTTCTCTCTGCATGGTTTCATAAATTGCCCGCTTGATAAACTCATTTGCCGATTCGCCTTTTGATTCTGCGTACATCCGAATTATTTCCCTGTCACCTTTTTTTACACGAACTTTAATATCATCGTAATTATTTTTCATGTATTTTGCTACTGCGCGTTGGTTTGCTTTCGGTACTGACATTATAAACACCTCCATCTACTATTATAACATAAATATATATAGGGTACAATATGCCATTTGCACAAAAATACACATAAATCATTTTCAAATATTGTATTCAAATATTGTACCCGATATTGGGCGAAAATCTTGACATATTGTACCCGATATGATATAATATATATAAAGAAAAACCGAGGGACGCAACCCCTCGGTTTCGCCTGACGGTCAAGAGGTTCAACCATCAAGCCAGCTTGCGCTGCACCTCTATTATATCACACCGCAGGTCTATTGTAAAGAGGTATTTTATGAACGTATCCATTACCAATCCCAACAGACGCGACAGCGAACCCGTAGCTGTGATCCAGCTTAACACCCAGCCGCACAATATCAGATTCTCCCATGTGGAACACTGCAACTGTCTCTTTGTGAAGCTCGTCCATTTTCCGTACAAGGAAATCATGAACCATCTTTCATCCATTGAAGACGGTGAAGTGATCCAGCTTAAAGGCTACATCCGTATTTGTATCAAGAAACAGTACACTACATACTATTTTGTAGTACGTTACGGTGTCCGTGTCGGCGGAGCTTCCAAAAACCAGTACACGGTGACAGAGAAGGAAAGATTATATCCGATTGAAGCGGAACGGGTTCATCTTTTCAATCTCACCCGTGCGTATCTGTCCCGCCTGTATGAGTTTAACACCCAGCGTGATGCAGATTTGCTTGCATCCTATTTCAAGGCGTTTATCACTCCGCCCACGCTTGAAGCAATTTCCGAACGGCTGACCGAAGAAGAAAGGCAGAGAGCTTTAAGAACCCTTTGTGCTATCTTCGATTTCGATCCTCCTATTACAACTAACCGTCCCCAATCCAGATAATTAACCAAACAACGAAAAAAAGGCAGGGAATTTTTCATCCCTGCCAATTTTGTTTTCATCTGTTATGCGAATACGAACGGGTTGTTGAGCTGCTTCATGTTTTCGTTTGCCAGTCGCAGAATTTCTTCATCTGTTATGGTTCCGGACAGCTTGCACAGAAGATCGAAATTCTTTCTGGGCTGCATATCTCCCATGACTACATCCACACCCAGACCGGAAGACTTCATGAATCCGGGGGTATCGCAGTCAACCCAGATCGACAGGTGAAGTACCGGACGAACGCCCACGGTCTTCCAGTTTTCGCGGACTTCGGTATATTCCAGCTTTGCCTGAAGGGTTTTCCCGCCGTCCAGTTTCAGCGACTTTACCGCTTTTTTATCACCGCTCATAAGGAAACTGTGAAGATCAAAACCGAATCCGTTTGTCAGCTTTTCGTTCCACTTGTTGAGCTGTTCTCTTGTACACTTTGCCATTTTTATATCCTCCCTTTATGCCTTTACGAATGTTAAGATTTTTCTGCCGATATATACCGGGTATTCACTGCCTGCGCTTTTCCGCGCTTTATTGTACAGCTCCTTGAATTTGTCTGTACTCTTGCAGAGATTCCGTGCTTCCAGAATCCCCGCGTCCTTGTCGTTGATAATGTATCTCATGCTATCCTCCGTCAGTCAATGGCGATCCGCTTGCTTCCGTTTGTTGCTGCCTTTTCCATCCGGTCTGCAATGGACGTGAGCTGTTCCGAACGGAGTTTGAATAATGCTTTATGCAGGTGTGTTGGGGATCCCTCCGGCACATCCAGACGTGCGGCTGCTGCGTTTGCTTCTGCTCTGTCGCGGAGTGCATCCACGATCCACGTCAGCTCTGTTTTTGTAAGATGTATCATCATGTTGTTGTGTACCTCCCTATTACAACTAACTGCCTGATTTGCGAGAAATTAACCGTGAATTAAAATTCAAGTACAATTTTGTTTGTGACCAGCAGGGCGATCCCGGTGGGGATCATGAATACAAGACAGGTTCCGTCTTTATCTTCCGGCGTTTCGCCATTGGAACACATCCAAACTATCAGGGCGCAGAGGGCGAGAATGCCCAGCCCCATGAGCTTCTGAAGAATCAACCGCTTCCAGTATGTTCTATTATCCATTGTTTACAGACTCCTTCCATTCTTCCGATCCGATTCTTATCCACCAGAGCGGCGCAATGTAAACGCCTTCTTCACTCTCCAGTATGCCGATCCCAATTTCGCTGCCTTCAAAGTCTTCACCGGACAGCCAGAGCGATCTACCGTTATCCAATACAAGATGTATTTCCATACAAACCCATTCAGCCTTCAGGACTTTCCGTGTTACTGTTCCATCAGTGACGAAAACGGCGCGTCCTGCTTCCAGTGCTTCGGGGATTTCATGCCATTTCATTCTGTCTTCTTCCTCCCTGCTTCCGGTCATCCGCTCCCAGCCTGATTGACTGGGGCGGCGTTCCGTTCTTTTGGTCAAGCGGCTTCAAAGTCTGTTATCAGACCTGCGGCGCGTCCTGCTTCCTTGATCTTCTTCAATCTCTTGCAGATTGCTGGTTCAGAGATACCGACCATCTGGGCAATCTCCTTGCTGCTGTAACCGTCCCGGCGACCTTCAATGATGATTCTGTCGATCTCGTCGCGGCTGTTGATGAAGTCAGCCAGCATCACACCAGTGACGGCGGAGGCTTCCGTGTTATCCTTGCGGCTTGTCGCCATCTCGTCGATATACTGCACATCGTCGCCGTTTTTGTCCTGCACCGTATGAACACGGGCGCGGATGTGCTTGACCTCTGCACGGTACACCGCACGGATAGAATACAGGCTTGCACGGTACACGAGCTGCACCAGTGAAATATTGAGCTTCCCGGATTCTTCGCGGCGTTCGTTGATCCTTGCCAGATTTCCCGGTTCCATCATCTGCATGAGCTTCAGCCATGCGTCATTCACAAAACCGTCAAGATCATTGTTGCGGAAAAACCATGCTACAGACTCGTTATACTCGTTATAGTGATCTTCCGTGCTGTGGGCGATCTCGTCCTTAGCGGCGCGCTTGACGTTTGCGCGGAGGAACTGCATTTGCTGTTCGCCGGTCAGGGCGTTCCAGCTTGCAATGATTCTTTCAGGCTGGTTCTTTTCATGCGCCCATGCCATCTTCAGGCATTCGCCGAACGTCTTTTCGCCGTCTTCCTGATCCCGGAAAAGCTCCCACGCCATACGCATGATAGACTTCAGATCGTACTTTTTCATTTTCAAAACTCCTTTTCATTCATGCGCTGACGCGCCGTTATAATTGGTTTCCTGCGACGGGCTGCGCCCGTTTCGGTTAGTTACCGGCTAACCATCGTCAGGCAGGTTCATTCAATCGCGCCACGCTTCTTCAGATCATAGAAGCACCAACGGTTTACGCTGTTTTCGTCCATCGTTTTGAATGCGTCTAACTCTGCGTCAAACTGCGCTTTATACCGGGCGATTTCGTCCCGCTGTTTCGTGATACTGGTGCCGAAATAGCTATAGCCAGCTTCCAAATCCGCCGCCATGTTACGCGCCATAGTTGCGATCATGCTCTGTTTATCTTCATACCAAAGATCAAACCAGTCGTTTCTGTCGGTCAGTCGTGCCATTGTAAAGCCCTCTCTTTCTGTGTGTCGGTCAGGTTGGCGGCATTGCTGCCGCCGTTTACCTGACGGATTGATTAGTTAATTCCTTAGATGAAGTACATTGCGCCGTTGTATTCAAGGGCTATTGCTTCCTGCCCCATTTCGTGCTTCAGCTCAACGCACATAGAAACGATGTCGTCAATGTACTTTTCAGCGTCTGCGGTATCACAGTATGCAAATACCATCGTAGTTCGTTCTGCGATCAAGTCGCCGTTGTTGGCTACCCAATAGCCTGCTGCCTGTGTAGCAGTGGCACCGCCGAATGCGTTTGACAGAGTACGCGCCACACGCTCAACAAAAGGCGTGTTGTCGATTTCTTCATTGATGTTTACCGTCGCGGGAACGTAGACGGTGATTTTGCTTTTCAGGGGGATCATGTTTGCCAGTTTCATTTTCAGTACCTCCGATATTCTTTAGCTACATCCTTTAGAGCTTTTCAGTACCGCCAGTCAGACGGTGGGTTTGGTTGGGGTTTTGCTTTCCTTTACTGCACCTATATTATACCACACTCGCCGCCTAAAGTCAATAGAAAACGATAAAATATTATCGCTTTTAGGCTTAAAAAGTCACTAAATTAGCAAGACTTTATTTGTGCATTTTGCTACATCTTGACTATGCTTGCCAGCCTGACAGAGTGAGCCAAAACAGACCGGAAGACAGCCAGACGGCGACCGCTGCACCAGACCTTCAGCAGATGCAGAGACGGCAGAACGTGCGGAGGAATCGACCCCAGCGGACAACATGACGCACGGAACGCTGGAGAATATGACAGCCGAAAGGAAGGAAAGCAAGCACCCACGGAGAGCCAGAGCTTCAGAACGTCGTGAGAGATGGAACGCGGGAGGAAGCGAGGAAGGAGAGGAAGCTGGAGAGGAGGGGAGAAGGAAGGGGAACGACTGAAGAACAACAACACTTCAGCCCGTCCCGATCTCCAGCCCGAACGTCTGCCATTATCCGCCGTCCGTCCACCGTCTGCCAGCCTGACAGAGACAGAACAGGACGCACACGACAGAACCGCTTGAAATCAATTCCGCTTTTCAAGAGTATGCAGAACCCGTTGAGAAACGACCCATTCAGCGTGTCAATAAAGGCAATAGGCAAGTTAATATTTATAGGCATTCCCGATCCGCAGAAATGGCGGATAGTACCCCCTTCTCCACGCCTCATCTTCGATTTTCCGCCTCGACACCACCACCTTCATCAACGCATCTTTCTCAAGATCTTGTACCCCTACGGACAAATACCCGAATACGATCTTATATTGAGAAAACACCGTTTAACAACGTGAAATAATCGAAGTTCTGTTCTCTAAAGGAAATAACTAAACAAAAATATTGTATAAATCTATTGACAAACAACGTAGTTTATGGTATAATATTTAATGTAAGGATCCAGTTGATAATATACGAATATCAACGGGTTTAAGTGAATGTTAAGCAATTAACTAAAGAATACAATAAGGAGAACCGAAATGGGTAAAGTGTCCGAAGTTGTAACAAATTCAATCTCTTTAACTCCCGAAAACGCAGTAAAAAAAAGTAGACCTCAGAACTACAAGAAAGATGAAAGCCAGACTGTTTTTCCGATCAAGAAACATGATGAAATCATTGCTATCGCTAACTGGCTTCTTGAAAACAAAGGAAAGAAGTATGTCCTTGCATTTACTCTTGGTATCAATCTTGGGCTGAGAGCAAATGAACTCCTTGCCATTAAGATTAAGAGTGTATACAATCCTGATGGATCTGTAAGGTTTATTGATGACGTAGAAGATACTTCTGATGCTATCGAAATTTTACAGAGCAAAACCAGAAAATTCCGTAAGGTATTTCTTAATCAGGCTTGTAAGGATGCTCTTGAATGGTGCAATCCTGTAAGAGAATCCAATAGTGATGTAACTACTCCTTATCTATTTCCCAGTAGAGAAGGTGGATCCATTCAGGTTGGTACTTTCCGTAAGGTTCTCAAAGAAGCTGCACAGGCGTGTGGACTGAAGCAAAATGTAGGAACACATACTTGTAGAAAGACGTGGGGCTGGCATCAATATAAGTATAACTGTGATAATGCTAATATGGATATCACGCTTCTCCAGAGAGCATTCGGACATAGTTCTCCGGAAGTGACTCTCAGATATCTTGGTATTACAGATGAGGAAGACAAAGCACTGTATCATACCATGAATATTCATGTTGTTTCAGACAATGCTTTTGGAAACAAGGTTCACTGAGAACATGAAATCTGCGGTAGTTTTCCTTGAAGACGAAGGAAAACAATACATTATTTCCCCACCCATCTAAAAGGGAGCCGTTTTCAGAAAGCCATTGTTCAACGGTCTTTTCTCACTCTTCCGGAGTGTATTTTGCCTACCAAAATTCAGCAAAAATCTGATTTCAAAAAGGAGAAAAATCATGGATATCAAAATCTGTGATGCGATCATGGGAGCTGGTAAGACCAGTGCTGCCATAAACTACATGAATCAGTCGGACGGTAACTTTGTTTTTATCACGCCGTATCTGAATGAGTGTGATCGTATCATTGATAACTGCGCTATCAAGAGCTTCAAATCTCCTAAGGATAAGCCTCGTAGCAAGCTCTTTAATCTACATTTTCTGTTGGAGAAACAGTACAACATTTCCAGTACCCATGCACTTTTCGCAAGCTACAATGATGATACTGTAAGGCTTATCAAAGAGGGACATTACACACTTGTGATGGACGAAGTGTTTGAGATTGTCAAAGAAATCAATATCACAAAGGGTGATGTGCAGGATTTGATGAACAGCGGCTACATTGAAGTTGATAAGGAGACTTGCCGAGTTCGCTGGTTGAACGATTCGTATGTTGGCACTACTTTTCAGGATCTTATGCTCAGAGCTAAGGCGGGGACACTGTTATATTATAACGACACATTCCTGTTCTGGATGTTCCCTCCGGAAGTTTTTGAAGCCTTTGATGAAGTGATTGTCCTTACATATCTCTTTGAAGCACAGCTCCAAAAGTATTACTTCGATATCAATGGATTTCAGTACAGATATATTGGGGTTGAGGTTGATGCGGACGGACAGTATATGTTTTCTGAAAATCGCAATCAATTTACAAAGATATACGGTTTGCGGGATAGGGTACACATTTTCGACAATGAAAAACTCAACAGCATTGGCGATGAGAAATTTGCTCTTTCCTCCAGTTGGTCGGAACGGCAGTTCAATAATCCTAAGGTCGCAAGCAAGATGCGGAACAACATCTATAATGTTCTGCGTCATTACTATGGCGGCAAGGGAAAAGATTGTATGTGGACTGCATTTAAGGCACAGAGAGATAAGATAGCCCCACCGAATTACAGTCGCTGCTTTATTCCTTGCAGTTGTCGTGCAACCAATGAATACCGTGACAGGACATACCTTGCATACTGTGTAAACATTTTCTTCAATCCGTTTTTGAAGCGATATTTTGAAGAACATGGATGTACTGTAAATGAAGACCGGTATGCGCTGAGTGAAATGGTACAGTGGGTGTGGAGATCTGCCATCAGAGATGGCAAGGAAATCAGTATTTATATTCCCAGTTTACGGATGCGGACGCTTCTGAAGGATTGGCTTGATGAAGTGTCTGAATAAATCACGAAAGGAATTAACTAAATAACCGATATGTGCGAGTTTTGCAGAAAATTCGATTTCGGAAGTGCGAAAGCAGAGACAGACCGTTATGGCGCGAGACTGTGTGTGTCTGGCGGTTGGGGGCGTTTCCCTGAAAACGAGCAATTCAATTTCTGTCCGGTTTGTGGAGAGGGCTTACGAAAACCTCCTGAGGGTAGAATGTCTAATGATAAGGCTCGTGAAATCTTATATAGCCATATCAGACAGTGTGGTATGTTGATGCCAAATGATTGGATTCAGAAAAACGGTGAAGGAAGCGATTTTCATAAGGCAATGGAAGTGGCGTTGGATGCTCTAAAGTGAGGTGCGTGTGGTGCTGATAAACAAATTACGGCGTAAACGAAAAATTTTGTGTCATGTAGACACTGGCAACAGACAGTTATTCTATACCGATGGTATCAATCCGTGTGGATGTGGCTCGAATCTATTTCGTTATGAATACGACGGTGAAAATATCTACGGCGTGTGTAATTCATGTGATACGGACATTTATGCGCTGAAAGAAGAATACAAACAAGAATACCTTGAACGTGGCATATGGAAGTGATGAAGTATGTTCGTTCTTCAATAAAAACATTATCAAATGGAGGAAAATTGGTATGAAAAAGATGATGATCTCTCAGCCGATGGCTGGAAAGACGGAGCAGGAAATCGCGGAAACCAGAGAGAGGGCGATCCAGTTTGCAGAGGAAAACGGATACGAATTTGTGAATACTCTGTTTACAGACGAATGGTATTCCCGTGAATCTATGGAAAAGCGTGGAGTTGTTCAGATTCCTCTCTGTTTCCTTGCAAAGTCCCTCGAAAACATGAGTCTTTGCCATATTGCGTATTTCGGTAAGGGCTGGGAAAATGCTCGTGGCTGCCGTATTGAACATGAAGCGGCTGTCGCATATGGTCTTGAAGTTGTCTATGAGTAAGGAGGATATTATGGATAACAGAAAACTTCTCATCGTAGTGGATATGCAGCGTGATTTTGTAGATGGTGCGCTCGGATCCGCAGAAGCGGCGGCTGTCGTTAAAAAGATCGCGGATAAAGTAAACGATACCGAAAAGGTAGTATTCACATTCGACACTCACGAAGATAATTACATGGAAACGCAGGAGGGAAGAAATCTTCCGATTCCTCATTGTATTCGCGGGACTGACGGTCATCGCCTTGTACCGGAACTTGAAATTTTCAAGGACAGATGCTATACGGCAGAGAAAAAGACCTTTGGATCTGTACAGCTCGGTTTGTTTGTTGCCGAGATGTTTGAGAAGGATTTCATCGATGAAGTTGAGCTTGTAGGTGTCTGCACAGATGTGTGCGTGATCTCCAATGCAATGATAATCAAGGCATTTTGCCCGGAAATTCCGATCAAGGTTGATGCCTCCTGCTGTGCTGGTGTTACCGTTGAAAACCACATGAATGCTCTGAAAGCTATGCAGGCTTGTCAGATTGAAATTCTGAATATGGAGGAAACCGTATGATTAAGGTAAATGGTGTGGAAATTTCGCCTGAGAAGTTTCCGGATGGAACGTATAAGCTGAAATTACAGCGTTTTGGAGAAGATCATTTCTGTGTCACATGGCTGTATGATGGGGAACATGAACTGCCCACCCTGATTTACATTGCGTCCCACTTGAGAAATTACGGATGCAGAGAGATGATTCTGTATATGCCGTACATTCCCAACGCTCGTATGGATCGTGTTAAGGATAAGAGTGAGGTATTTACTCTGAAATACTTCGCGGATATAATCAACGGTCTGTTTTTCGACAAGGTATTCGTGCTGGATCCACATTCCAATGTAGCTACGGCACTTATTGACAGGGTATATGTCGTTCAGCCTAAGGAGTATATTAAAAGAGCGATCCGCGATACTATGCAGAATGATCTGATGATGGTATATCCGGACGAAGGGGCGATGAAACGATATTCCGGTATGATTCGTGCGCCGTATCTGTTTGGCATCAAGAAGCGCGATTGGGAAACCGGCAATATTGAAGTGCTTTCGATTGTCGGCAATAAGCCAGATGATATGAAATCCGCTTTGATTTGCGACGATATCTGCAGCAGGGGCGGCACATTCTATTATACAGCAAAAGCGTTGCAGACGATGGGTTTTGAAAACATCTATTTGTATGTAACACACTGCGAAAACACGATTTTGTCAGGCGATCTCATCGACAGCGGACTTTTGAAGGGAATCTTTACAACAAGTTCTATTTTCCGCAAGGAACATCCTTTGATTACAACATATTCTATGGAGGATTATATTTATGGAGACTAATCCGCTTCTGCTTTTGGACTATTACAAAACGACACATCACGAACAATATCCGAAGGGGCTTACGAAATTGGTTTCGTATCTCACACCTCGCATGACGAGAATTCCCGGTCAGGACAAACTGGTGATGTTCAGTCTGCAAGCATTCTTGAAAACATATCTCGTTGAATATTTCAACAAGAACTTTTTCAATAAAAGCTGCGACGAAGTTATACATGAATACTGGCGTGTACTCGACTATACACTCGGCGAGGATACGTATGACCTTAAAAAGATCATTGATTTGCACAACCTCGGATATTTACCCCTTGAAATCAAGGCAATTCCGGAAGGAACCCGTGTTCCCGTAAAGGTTCCTATGATTGAAATCAGTAATACACATCCCGATTTTGCATGGCTCGTGAACACCATCGAATCGCTGATGTCCGCTGAATTGTGGCATCCAATGATTTCTGCCAATGTCGGTTATTGGTATCGTGAGATTGTAAACCGTGCCTACGACATTTCTGTGGATGACAATGTGCCGCGCAGTCGTGCGCTTGGCGATTTTTCCTTCCGTGGTCAGGAAAGTCTGCAGTCTGCCGTCAAGAGTAGTGCCGGTTTTTGCCTCTCCTTTTTGAACACCGCAACAGTTCCCACGATTCCTTATCTGGAAGAAATGTATAACTGCGATTGCAGAAAGGATGATGTAGCATACGGAGCTATTTCTACGGAGCATAGTGTAATGTGCAGTAATTACGCAATCGACGGAGATGAAATTTCATTTATCCGCCGTTTGCTTACTGAGATTTATCCCAATAACAGTTTCTCTATGGTTTCTGACAGCTATGATTACTGGCATCTCGTTGACGAAATTCTTCCTCAGCTCAAAGAAGAGATTATGAATCATAAAGGGTGCCTGCTGATTCGCGGAGACAGCGGCGATCCCGTACAGATCGTAACGGAAACTGTATTCCACCTCTGGGATATTTTTGGCGGCACTATAAACAGCAAGGGGTTCAAAGTTCTTAATCCTCATGTAAAGGCAATTTATGGTGACTCTATCACGGTGAGCCGTTGTGCTGAAATTTATCGTGTGCTGATTGAAGCTGGATTTGCCTGCAATAATGTTTCTCTTGGTGTTGGTAGTTTCTCTATGCAGTGTCTTGAGACAACGAATGAGAGGGATGAAACAGTTCTGAATCCGTACACAAGAGACACCTTTGGTATTGCGGTGAAAGCTACATATGGCGAAGTGAATGGGGTGGGATTTGAGATTTTCAAGAATCCGAAAACCGATACTGGCAAATTCAAAAAGAGTCAGAAGGGGATTTGCAGAGTGTATCACAATGCAGAGGGCGAAATCACATATGAAGACGGTCTTACCCCGGACACTGTTTCAGGGGAAAATCTGTTGATTACAGTATTCAAAAATGGCGATATTACCAGAGAGTATTCGTTGGCTGAAATCAGAGCGCGGCTTCATGATGAAAATGGAGGTTTCTGATGACAGTAATAAAAACGGAATTTGATGTCGAAAGAGTCAAGAATGAGTGTGTACAATGGATTCGAGACTACTTTGAAAAGAATGGTAAGGATTGTAATGCGGTTGTCGGGATCTCCGGTGGTAAAGATTCATCTGTTGTTGCAGCTCTGTGTGTAGAAGCTCTGGGACGTGACAGAGTTATCGGTGTTTTGATGCCTCAGGGTGAACAATCTGATATCGAATACAGTTATAAGCTCGTCAATCATTTAGGTATTCGCAACTACGTGATCGATATTGCAATGCCGGTGTTTAATGTTTTGCAGAACATGAGAAAGACCGGCATTGAACCAAGTGAACAGACAATAGTGAATCTTCCTGCAAGAATTCGTATGGCTACTTTATTTGCCGTATCTCAGAGCTGCAACGGACGTGTTGCCAATACGTGCAATCTTTCTGAGGATTGGATCGGGTATTCTACTTTGTTTGGAGATAGCGTAGGACAATTTGCTCCTATCTCGCAGTTGACGGCAAGTGAAGTGGTTTTGCTTGGCAAAGCACTTGGTTTACCGGACGAGTTGATTTACAAGGCTCCTTCTGATGGTCTTACCGGAAAGACAGACGAGGAAAACTTCGGATTTACATACGATGTGCTTGATCTGTATCTCAGAACCGGTTTCTGCTATGATGAAGAAATCAAAAAGAAGATTGATTCTAAACATCGTGCAAACAAGTTCAAGCTGGAACCCATGCCGTTCTATGATCCGGGGATTATGAATTATGCGGCTTGAGAATGTGAAGTATTTGAAACTTTGCGGAGAAGCGGTTGAGATGGTATTTAATCGTACCAAAACTCAATTCCGCTTCCCTGTAAGGGATATTGAACAACCACCATATGCTATTGGAGATATTATCGGTATCAAAGAGGCGTGGGCTAAGATTGAAGATGTTTACTTTTACAGAGTATCGGGTGTCCTTCCTAACTGGACAAATGAGACGTGGCATTCATCTGTGTGTATGCCGGAAGAAGCGGTACGGATTTTCTTGAAAGTAGAGAATGTAGAGGTACAGCATCTTAAAGATATTACAGTAGATGAGGTAGATAAGGAAGGTATATGGAAGTATGGTTCCATGTTCCCTATCCTGACATTTGCCAATGCTTGGGATAAATCACTATCTGCGAAAAAGAAAGATGTATATTGTTGGGATAAAAATCCGCTTGTATGGGTTGTAACATTCCGAAGAATGGATGAGCAGGAGTGTTCTGAGGAATATGAATGAACGAAATCAGAGAAACAGCGATTGACCACATGGCTGGAGAAGACTACGCAACAATATGTAGTAGTGAAAAGAAATGGATTAACTATATACAGAAGTTGAAAGCTAAAAATCCTAAAGAAGTTGAAATCAAATGTGTAAATTCAGATGGGAGTGTAGTAGCCAAGTTCCCAGCAGCGTGGATAAGAATCAAGCCGAAGAAAAAAGTGAACTTAACTCCGGCACAGATTGAAGCATCAAAAGAGCGGCTTGAGGCAGGAAGACTGAAAAGATTAAAAATGATTGGAGATGGGAGTGCTTATGTAGAAAAACTGAAAGGAAGCATAACCGAATGAACGAAGAGAAGAAGACGTGTAAGGGGTGTATTTGGGTAGATCAATGCGAATCAGATAAGAGATGTGAAGATTATACCCCGGTAGATGTTGATGAAGATGATGTTAAATATTACAATCAGATAATCAAAGAAAATACAGAAGAATATGAAGATCTTGTTAAGGAACAGGATGAGACAAAAGAATAATAGCCTTGGCGGGGAATCCCGCCTTGGTATATTCAAAGGAGCGTAATAATGAATGGATTTAACAAAGAGGAATGGTTGCAAAAAACCGAAGAATACTTAATCTATATTGATCGTCACAAGAAAAACATTGCTGAGGCGTGGCGTGAGTTACGTACAGCATTGAAGAATATTGGTTTGGTCAAATGGGATGTGATCCAGTGCGAAATGGAAGCTCGTATTGAGTATCATGACGACAGTAAATTGGACGAGGGAGAGTTTTTACCGTACCGTCAGAAGTTCTATCCAGTTTCCGGAGAAATTGTCTCAGAGGATTCATTTGCTGCTGCGTGTCAGCGTCACTATTTTATAAACGATCATCACTGGCAGCACTGGATTGATAAAGAGGGAAATTTTGAAGAGTGTTGCGATGTAAGAACGAAGATGTGTGCGTTTATTGAAATGATTTGCGACTGGCAGGCGATGAGTTATGAGTTTGGTGGTTCTGCTCCGCAGTATTTCAGAGAGAATAAGGATAAGATCCGTATTGATCCCAACTGGCTTCCGTTTGTTGAAGAAATTTTGGATTGCCTTGAACAGCATTTATCTCAGAAAGAGAGCTGCGTATGAACCGGAAACAAAAGAGAAATTTTATAAAACTTGCTAAGGGCAAGGGCGTAGATCCAAAAATTGCCGAATTGTATATGCGCCTAAAGGATCAAGGTGTGATGCTTGACAATATCAGCGATGGAGATAGAGTAAAACTGAACCTTAAAGTAATTCAGTCTCATCCTGATTACAAAAGACTTTCCGAAAAGTATAAAAATTTCGTTATGGAAAATGCAGACACAATTTTTACAGTTCGTTTGGATCCGCGAGGTGGAGATCTCAATAATGTTGTCAGTCTGAAGGAAGATTCAGCAGGATGGTTGTTTTGGACTGGTGATTTGATAAAAGTAAACGAATAGACTCAAGGAGGGGTGCAATATAAGTCTTGATAAGCAAATACATATCTACAGTTTCGACACAAGTGCATTTTACACGGATGAAGAACACGAACTGGAGATTAAGATAAATACACTGTGTACTGAGAAGCTCATTTTGAAATCACAGCGCAGTATTTTGTCTGGATATTATTACGGAGGGGTTCCGTATGAAAAAGCAATTTCGCAATATAGAGCATTATTGAAAATGCGGCGTGATGAACCGGTAGAATTGGACGACCCTGAACGCATTAAGGATATCAATGATGAAGTAAAAGCGTTGAATGCCCAAATCAAGTCCCACAAAGAGCGTTTGGTAACTCTCTTATCAGAGCATAATGGAACGCGAATCCTTAGAAGTGAGTATGTTATAAGCAAGAACATTATTTCTGTGTTTGAATCAATGCTGACTCGCACACTTGGAATGCAGGCAGGTATTCTGTATGATGATTTTATGGTTATCCGAACATATTATTTCGATGTTGTAAGAGACATGATTTTGAATGGGTATATGTATAACGGCGAGAAATATGTGTGCTTTACTGCTTCTGCCGGACAGATTCGGACTAAAAAAACAGTTTTCATAAAAGAGAGCGTATGGAAACAGTATCAAAAAACGCTGATGTGTGGGCTTACTGTGGACAGCATCAATTCATATGGCGGTATCAACATCAATAAATATCTTGCTTATCTTGCCTTGTGCAACAGCGCAACTGATCCGTGGCTTGATTTCGATATACATAAATCTATCGTTGTAGATGATATGGAAACAAGTGTAAGTGGTGTTGTTGATTTTATCGATCATCATACATATCAGATTGAACGTAAAACGATGGAGATTCCAATCAAGCATACGGATGGATGCGGAATGGTACTGCCGACAAGATGTCCTAAAAATACAATGGTACGCTTACCTTGGGTTAAAGGTTTGTTGGCGGTTTTTCCATTCGACAAGTTTATCAGGGAAGCAGACAAACGCGAACCTGAAATCCGTCATGGGGTAGTAAAAGATATATATGGAAAAGAACATGATATTCTCGAAGAAGGAATTGAAATTATCTTCACCAAAAGTCAGTTCAAAATGTACAAGTATTATAAGAGTTGGGAGGAATACACCGACTTTTATCTCAAATATGGGTGTACAGCGGGTAAATGTAATGAGGAAGAAGATTTTCTTCCTGACGCTAAACTGAATTATCAGATGCTTCAAACCCTTACGGACATCACTGACGAGGAACTGGAAAAACTTGCTGCGCGTTCTGTAGATAAGATTGCTCGGATTGCTTCTGATCGTACCACAATGCTTGAAGTATTTGGTGCGTCTACACAGTACAAGAATAAAAATGCCTTTCAGGAGTGTTTGCAGATTTATCCTGAATTGCTGTCTGACCCATATACAAAAGAGATGTTGAAGCAGATTAAGAAAAATCTTGTTCAGGAAGCGAAGTCAGCGAAGATTGACATTTCTGCAAAATATATGTTTTTGATTCCTGATTTATATGCTTTTTGTGAATGGCTGTTTTTAGGAATCAAAGATCCTGTTGGACTTCTGGCAGATAATGAAGTGTCTTGTCACTTATATCGAAACGCATATAAGCTCGATTGTCTGCGTTCTCCGCATTTGTACAGGGAACACGCTGTACGACAGAATGTAATAAAACCTGCAACTCGTAAGTGGTTTACTCCGAATGCCATTTATACAAGCTGTCATGATTTGATTTCAAAGATACTGCAATTCGATTGTGATGGAGATAAGAGTTTGGTGTGTGCGGACGAGCTGATTGTTGAGATCGCAGAACGTAATATGAAGGATATTGTTCCGCTGTATTATGAGATGGCAAATGCAGGTGTTGTGCAAATTACAGATGAAGAGATTTTCAAAGGACTTCGCGCTGCGTGGACAGGAGGCAACATCGGTGTTATCAGTAATGATATCACAAAAATCTGGAACAGCAAAGATGTTGATCTTAACTCTATTAAGATATTATGTATGGAAAACAATTTCTGTATAGATTATGCCAAGACCTTATATAAGCCCACTCGTCCGGCTGAGATCGACAGTAAACTTTCTCGTATTACTGGTGAAAAGGCTCCACACTTTTTTACGTATGCAAAAAAGAAGGAGATTGGACGTGTACAGAAACTGAACAACAGTGTTGTAAATCGGCTTGAGACAATCATTCCGAATAAACGAATGTCTTTCTCTGCCAAAAATATCGGAGCTTTCCGATATCAATATATGCTTTCAAAACCATCTGAATGTATCGACATGGTACAGGATGTAGTAAATCTGTATAATGAGGTTGAGAAAAAGTACCGTTATTCTATTAGCTTCTATGATGATGTAACGAACTTCGCGTATATCAGAGATATGATACTCAAAGAATTTGCATCACTGGGATACGACATGAATGATGTGTGTGATACGCTTGTAAAATATCTGTTTGATATGAAACAGAGTAAGCGGAAGAATGTGTTTTGGATGTGTTTCGGAGATATAGTATATCAGAATCTTGCGAACAATTTGCCGGAAGGATCCATCCAGTGCAGGAAATGCGGTGAACGGTTTATTCCTACTTCTCCACAAAAACAGATTTGCGATAAGTGTGCCACATACAAGCCTGCAGGCAAAAAGATAAAGCGTTGTGCTGACTGCGGCAAAGAATTTGAAGTTGCAGGGTATGTAAAGAATAAAAAGCGTTGTGATGAGTGTCAGAACGCACATGATAAGGAACTGAGAGCCGAACGAAATTCAAGATACTACACAAATCACAAAAATTAAGACGGTTTTTATTTAGAAGTCATGGCTACAAAAATTGCCGTTGTTCAACGTGTGTTACGGTTGGCGATTATCACAAAACACTATGTTTCAGAAAGATGACAAAGACGTTGACCAACGTGGTTTTCTGCGTCAAATAAATAATTGTCTATAAGGGAAGAAAACCGTTTTTATAAATATATTCGGCATCACCCGTCCGTAGGCTGCGGGAGCAACCGTAGCCTCGGATATCTTATTAACAAAGGACTGATAAATAATGATCCAAGTAACAAAAGAAGAAGCTCGTGTATTGAGAGAACTGTATCCTGAATACAAGGTTACAAGAACGATGAAACAGGACTCCAGCCGTCATCATTATTATGCCACTGAAGCTGAGGGCATGATGAGAGCGATTGCAAGCACAAATAGTGCTGCCGCTGCTGTTGTGGCTCGAATTGATCGTGAGCGTGAACTTAATCGTAAACGTCATGAAAGACAGAGAGGTTAAATCATGGCAAGCGTTGTAAAAAGTGAAAGCTTTGAAAATGCTACCATAGATATTAACGATATGACGATTACGGAGTATGGTAGGGACGATACAAAATCGTATAGTTTACTTGAACTGTTGAAACGATGGGACGGAATACCTAATATCACTCTGTCTGTCCGGAAAATTGAAACATTGCCACCAGACGGGAGGGATGAAGTGTGAATCCTAAATACAATCGTCTTGAAAACGAAAACGAATATGAATATGGGCTTCGACTTATTGAGATAAAGGTAGAACAGAATCCGGAAGATCTGGATTGGTCAGATATTGTTTCGTTACTCGGAATGAATGTGCATTACGACAGCTTGCGTAAAGCTGCCAATGTTACGCCTTATTCCGGCTATCATGTAATGAAATACTTCAAGTCTAAGCAAAACAATGGTTCTGAGGACAATTCATATCTTAGTGAGTTGGATCAAAAAATGCTTGAGTTTCAAAAGGAACGACAGAGGTTTTTCGATCAAAGAGTAGAACTGAATAAGGCTATACGCAAGATGGCGCGATGTGATGAGAACTCAGAGATTTTTGAACGTGCGATTGCCAATGGTGTATTCCCGCGTCTGGAATATAATCCAAACACTGTAGAACAGTCTGAGTATGATTTGCTTGTAAGTCTTAACGATCTTCATTTTGGGGCGTATGTAGACAACTATTGGAATTATTATAATTCTGATGTGTGTAGAGGCTTTTTGCAGGACTACATTTCAAGTATCATCGAAACAGCCAAGCGGTATGATGCGGAAAACTGTTATGTGTGGGCGAATGGCGATTTGATTAGCGGAAATATACATAAGACAATTGCTGTATCAAACAGAGAAAATGTGATTGAACAGGTTGTCGGTGTGTCTGAATTGATTTCGGAATTTCTGGCAGAACTGAGCAATCATTTTCGTAACGTATATTTTTCTTCTGTTGCTGGCAATCATTCCAGACTTGAAGAAAAAGATAAGGCATCCATTCATGAACGAATGGATGATCTTGTAGAGTGGTATCTGAAGGCACGTTTACAGAATTTTGAGAATGTTGTATTCGACCATTATCGCAAGATTGACGATACTATGTACTTACTTGATATTAGAGGAAAGACATATCTTGGTGTACATGGAGATTTTGATAATTCAGAAAGCAAAGTGCAATCGCTTAAAACAATGGCAAAAGAGCCTATATATGCAATTTTGTCTGGGCATTTACACCATAATAAAAATGACAATGTTCAGGATGTTAAGACAATAATGGCGGGGAGCTTTCTCGGTATGGATGATTTTTGTGTAGAGAAACGTATATATGGTATTCAACAGCAGTTGATCTGTGTATGCAGCTCTTCTGGCGTAAAGGCATTTTGCGATGTGGATTTTGATGCGGATAAATACCGTACAAAAAGTTTGATTAGTTAGTTGGTGAAAAGATGAATAAATCTGATCTCATAAACGCTGTTGCTAAAAGAGGCAATACGAAATATATGGTCAAGAATATTGTAGACGATGTTTTTGATGAAATTCAGAAGGCTTTGGTAAGTGGCGAGAAGGTACAGATCCGTGGGTTTGGTACTTTTGAAATTAAGGAATTCAAGGGGCATCCTGCGGTTCATCCTGAAACGAAAGAGCGAATTGAGATTCCAAGCTATAAGAATATTGTCTTCAATCCCGGAGATGAACTCACACGTTCCGTAAGAGACAAGTAAAAAAATACGTAAAAATCTAAAATTATTTTGCTAAATCCTATTGACAAACCGTACCGAGTGTGGTATAATAATGATGTCGAAAGGAAATAGCAAAACAATCTGCTGGCGTAACACAAATGGAAGTGTAGCTGACTTGTAATCAGCAGGTTGCAGGTTCGATTCCTGTCGCCAGCTTAACAGTTCCTTGAAAATCAATATCTGAATCATGCTTATTATTAACTCTGTGAAGAAAGTGCGTCAGCACTCGGAGATGCACAGTATTTTCTGTTCAGTATATGAGGGATACCTTATATGTCTGAGCGGCTGGAACATAGCAATGTGTTGTGGGGAGACGGAAACCGTCAACAAAAATGTGTGATGCCAAGAGTTATCGCTACAAAATGCACGGAACTTTCGGACGCAGCAATAGACGCTCCCTGTGGGAGAATAAGCCTAAGGGGTTATGGTGTGGCAGCCATAATGACAGAGGTAAAGCCAATAATGCGTTTCGCCTTGATGTTGAAGAAATTCGACTATAACGAAAGTAGCCGGTTAAAGTAGCCGTAGGGCGTTTGTAAATTTTCTGAATACTCTGATGCGATATTATAGAGATTACAAAAAATTATCAAATATAATTCTGAACGAACGGTGAAATTTGCAGGTAAACATTCCTGCGCGGGATTTGGCAGAAATGCTGGGGCAAGAAGTTAGGAGTCGCTCTCCGAAGCTCAGACTTGTCTCCTCGGTGGCAGAAAATTGGAAGAAGGTAATGGAGGTACGGCGAAGGTCGGATGATAGGTGTGATTGAGATATTGATCTATCTAAGGAATTAGCTAATCAATATAATTAGGCAAGGGAGAATGATATGCAGATTTGCATTAACGCCAAAGACGCAGCACTATTTCAGAAAATGACCATTGCATATAATGACAATGGTTTGGTGCTGGATTTTGATTCCAATGAAGACGCAAGTGGTTCTGCTCCGCTTGTTTGCTCCGCTACATCACCTCTTTATCCCATGGAGGATCTTAACTATCTTTCTTGGAAGGACATTGAGGCAATCGGTGCTTCTGGTAAAGCGCGTGAGTATTTTGCGCTTGGCGCACAGAAGAAAGATTACATGAAAAACGGATTTGTTGCAGTATATCAGATTATTGGATTTGACCATGATGATCTGGCAGACGGCTCCGGTAAGGCTCCTATTTCATGGGATTTGGTGGGTCTTTATAAGGATTCCCACGAAATGAATGAAACGAACACCAATCGTGGTGGATGGGATTCCTGTGGAATGAATAAATGGTTGAATGAATACGTCATTCTCATGTGTTCTGACGACCTTCAGTCCGTAATCAAGCCTGTTATCAAACTGACTGCCGAAGGCGGTTGCAGTAAAGAAATCGTTAAGAGCGTCTGCAAACTGTGGTTAAAGAGTGAAAAAGAACTTTTCGGCAGAACGACATATACTGTCCCCGGAGAAGGTCATTGGTACGAACTCTATCGTCAGGAAGACACCCCATATTACAGAGAAGATGAAGACGGGGATAAGCGTTGGTATTGGCTCCGCTCTCCGAATGCCAGCAACTCCACCCTCTTCTACAGTGTCTACAACCTCGGCCTCTCCGGCAGCAGCTACCTCTACACTGCGTCCGGCTCGAATGGCGTGTGCTTCGGCTTCTCATGTTAATCTTTTAATCTCGCCCCCTTGTGGGGCGGGAAAATCCTGAAAATATGCCGTGTTGGTTAAGTTTACGATTGTGCGGTTTAGCTCATTACTCGACTGCTATTTCAGTAAAAAACCTATCGGTTGCAAACGAGGTTCTTCGGACGCATGGCTATCCATCTGGGGTAGAAATGGATTCGACGGGGTTTTGAGAATGTAAAATACGCAGGCGTGAGTCACCTTATGATTCAAAAATGAAAATAAACGACAAAAACGAAACTATTATCGCTTTCCATCCCGCTTTCATGGCTTGTGTAGCAGAAAGAGCTGCCGCCTAAGTGGAACTGGAACCAAAATGATGAGCTTCCGATCTGAGCATCATCTGAGGTCGCAAATTAACAGATCGGCGTTGCAGTTTTCCTTGTTCCTGCTAAAAGAAACAAGGTGGTGGAGCTACCTAACCGGTACGTCCTTAGGTAATGATGTCGTCAGTCATCCGGCTGCCTTATAGAGCCTAAACACTGACTATTGCGTAAAAATATTTTGCATATGTAAGAATTTCGGACAGGGGTTCGATTCCCCTCTACTCCATAAAAACTGGGTGTACGCCAATCGGCAGACGGCGTGATTTGGGATCACGAGGATAAGAGTTCGAGCCTCTTCACTCAGATACATATTAAGGCATTAACAGCAATTTTCACTTTCTATGGCGTGTATTTGTAGAGATAAAAATGCCTTGCACATAACAAAAGAGACACGAACTGCAAATTTCAATCTTTGATGATAACAGTAATTGGGTACTTATGCGGCGATGAGTATTGCCGTGATTTCATAAAAATAAAGTGTCTCGTACATATTGGTGCGTAGCTCAGTTGGTCAGAGCGTCCGCCTGTTAAGCGGAGGGTCGGCGGTTCAAGTCCACCCGTACCAGTCATATTGCGGAGTCGAGCAGTGGCAGCTCATCAGCCTCATAAGCTGAATGTCGTGGGTTCGAGTCCCACCTCCTGCAACCATGCCCATCTCACATACAGAGCGGGACTGTAAACCGAATGAGAAATGAAACCTTCACGTCTGGCAGTGATGAAGTTCAGCAGGTTTGGATGAAACCGCCGCGAACTGACAGCGAATAGTTGGTAGGCACAGCCGATGCCTTGAATCGGTTATGTAGATGTAGTGTTTAACGGCAAGCATATTAGCCTTCCAAGCTGAGGGTGTGGGTTCGAGTCCCATCATCTACTTTTATGCAGGGTTAGCTCAGTCGGTAAGAGCTTCTGGCTTATATCCAGAGGGCGGTAGTCCCGGTCACGGTGGGTTCGATTCCTGCACCCTGTACCAAAGAAAAGCGCAGACAGCAACTCAATTAAGGAATTGCTTTGTAAACAATTTAACCGTAAAATGCGCTTTGTAAATATGCTGGCGTGGCGGAACTGGCAGACGCGGCAGACTCAAAATCTGTTGGTAGCGATACCGTATGGGTTCAAGTCCCATCCTCAGCATCGACTGTATTACATGGTGGTAAAAGCACGATCAACAAAATAGCCACAATCTGTTGTTACACCTAAAAGGGCTTAATATCATGGGTAAGTCAGAAGATTGTTCTGCTTGGAGAATCGGGAGGGCAGATGTAATACTATATATGCGTCTGTAGCTCAGTGGAATAGAGCATTCGGCTACGAACCGAATGGTCGGGAGTTCAAATCTTCTCAGGCGTATCATTATGATATCGTAGCCAAACGGTAAGGCAACGGACTGCAACTCCGTGATTATAGGTTCAAATCCTATCGGTATCTTATAATGGGGTATCGTCAAAAAGGTAAGACACAGGACTTTGACTCCTGCATTTGCTGGTTCGAGTCCAGCTACCCCAGTTGCTTACGAGGTATGTATGAAAACCAAGAAACTTAAAGGTTACGCAACACTGCGGGAAGCTCGTCAAGAAGCACGTAGAATTGCAGAACAGTGTAATTCGCGTGGGTATTGCGTTGATATTTATCTGGAATCAGACGGATCGTATTCTGTTGGTAAACCAAATGATAAGAAAGCAGTTTTTCATATTGCTATTGATAAGGGTGGTGCAAGACACACCATCCAGCGTGTGCGCGACGCATACGGCAGGGTGATGAGATGTTATGTCCGAATAAAATAAGATGCTCCCATCCTCTAACGGAATAGGAGGCTGGCTTCTCACGCCGGTAATACGGGTTCGAGTCCCGTTGGGAGTATGAATCAAATTCAGAGGTTTTACTATGCCAAGGAAATCTGCTAATGCAGTTGATACTGCTACAACAAAACTTGTGAAGAAAATTCCTGCTACTGAAACTGGTCATGGTGTAATCTATCATACATTGTTCGGTAAAGAGTATCGGATTACTCAAAATCCAATAAAGCAAATGCACACATTATGGAAGGTGGTTGATGGTGGTTTTGAAAAGATCGCCGTTGACGCATCTCCAAACAATTTGTATCCGCTTATTGAGGAATAAACGGATTTATATATGCTGTTATGGTGGAATAGGCAGACACGTCAGCTTGAGGGGCTGATGGGAGAAATCTCGTATGGGTTCAAGTCCCATTGACAGTACCATTATGGTGCGTTAGACAAATTTGGCTACAGTCACCAGCCCTTCACGCTGGAATTTGTGGGTTCGAGTCCCACACGCATCATTCAATAAAGGCACACACAGCAACGTCACAATACAAATTCTTACATCTAAAAGATTATTTGCTTTTCATCAAGCCTCCCTTTCCTTTCAAGTGCCTTGTAATTAACCGCTTTCACTGGGCGGTGCGCCCTGACTATGGGATAAATAGTTGACAACGAAAAGAGTTTGATGGTTTTGCTCTTTCGTATTGTCTGGAAATCATCACATATAGGAGAGCGTCAGAGTTGGTGAGCTGAGGCGGTCTGTAACACCGTTGCCTTCGGGCTGAGTGGGTTCAAATCCCACCTCTCCTACCAAAAGCGTGTCGCATTACGCTTTGTGAAATGCGAGGTCATATGATTCCGACCTGCACACAGGTGGCTTAGGATCCCTGAGTACGGTTTTCTTGGGTGAGTATGTGTGAAAACCGATACGGCGGAGTGGCAGAGTCCGGTTTATTGCGGCAGTCTTGAAAACTGCAGGCGGGAAACCGTCCGTGGGTTCAAATCCTACCTCCGTCGCCAGATCGTGTTCGGATGTACTACGGTACTCCGAATTTTTATGGAACGATAGCTTATGCGGTCTGAGCGGTGGTCTGAAAAACCACAGGATGAAGGTTCGACACCTTCTCGTTCCACCATCCCGTTTGGGAGAATCGCTGTCCGATGACGAGTGACGGTTCTGACTCGTCGGTAAAATAAAAAGTGACCGAGTGTGGACAGTATTGGGAACGTATGCCCTCCGTGAAAAACGGACGGACTGGCAGACCGATAGCACTGCTGCTCTAATGGGAGTCACTAACGGAGGGTAAATAAGTAGGGAAACCGTGCAAACCGGACAATATGCGCCTGTAGCCCAGTTGGTAGAGCAGTAGACTTTTAATCTATTTGTCGGAGGTTCGAGTCCTCTTAGGCGCACCAAAACACACAGAAATGTGTGTTTTTTTATTTGTCATGAAAGGAGGACGAGAGATGGCAAACGGAAACAAATCTACAAAATTGGATTTTGATAATCAAGACAAATATCCATATCGCTGCACAGCTTGCGGCAAGGGATTTATGAGACAAAAGGATAATTTCAATGTGTCTCCGTCCCCATACTACACTAAAAATGGTGGGTATCTGACAGTATGTAAGAATTGCTTGGATAAAGCATTTGAATATTATCGTGATGAAGTATTTGACGGCGATCAGGATAAAGCTATGGAGCTTTTGTGTGCTACTATCAATACCTGTTATGACGAGACGGCTTGGGCAAATGCGAAGAAGCATCCGCAAAGCAATCGTAGTAAGGTAAGTCTTTATTTTTCAAAGCTGAACTTGTCTCAAACTAAGGGAGCGTCTTATGCGGATACAATTATTCTTCGTGAAGCAAACAAGGTTGAAAACGCAACTTCTATTCAGGCTGTGGAAGACAATCCTAATATGGGTACATCCATTGATACAATAAAGTTGTTTGGTCTTGGATTTGGCGATGCTGATTATGAAACCCTTCAATATGAATATGATGATTGGGTTGAAAAATATGGCGAACCGGAAGACAAACGACAGGATGAACTTTATAAGAGTTTGTGCTACTTGAAGCTTCAGCTTCAAAAGTCTGTTCAAAATGGTGATGCCGGTATTGGAGCATTAGCAAAGACATACAAAGAGTATATCAACGCAGCGACCACTGAGCTTGAAGACAGAAAACAGAAGAAAGAAGATGCTGTACGATTAGATCCGCTTGGTGTATGGATTTCCGAGATCGAGAAATACACTCCGGCTGAGTATTACAAAGACAAAAAGTTATATCATGATGCAGATGGATTTGGTTCATATGCAAGCAGATTTATTTTCAGACCTTTGAAAAATCTTCTGACGGGATCCAAGGAGCTTGATAAAGAGTTCAGCTTATCCAAGGAGGAATAAGTATGGACTACAGCAAGTTAATGGATGAACGACAAGCTAAACTGCATAAAAATTTTCCATCTACACACTATTTAAGCAGACCGGAGTATTTACAACGATTACTGCTGTGGATTACTTTTTATAAGCGAAATCCCTCCAGATTTGTTGAACATTATTTTGGCATTACACTCCATCTTTATCAGCACATAATTTTGTATTTGATGGAGTTTGTGCCCAGCTTTTGTATCGTTGCGGCTCGTTCTGCGGCAAAATCATTTTTGATTGCAGTATTTGCCTGCAAAGAAGCAATATTAAAGCCGGGAGCAAAAATTGTTGTCGCTTCTGCTACGAAGAAACAGGCGAGGTTGATTGTATCAGAAAAAATAAAAAAAGAACTGATGCCGAAGTCAAAATTGCTTGAGGCGGAGATAGAAGGTTTTAAGGATAACCAAAATGAAATTGAAGTAACATTCAGGAATGGAAGTTCAATTATCGTTGTCGCTGCAAACGAGAATGCTCGTGGTTATCGTGCTACCGTAATGATTTACGAAGAGTTTAGAATGATTGTTAAGAATATCATTGACAGCGTTCTTTCTCCTTTCTTGTATATCAGACAGGCAGAGTTTCTGAATCACGAAGAATATGCCGGAATGTATGAGGAACCGAAAGAGGTATATATTAGTTCCGCATGGTATCAGAACCACTGGATGTGGAAACTCATTCGTGATTTTGTAAAAGATATGCTCACAGACGGATCCTCTTGTGTTATTGCGATGGATTATAGCATATCGTTAAAGCACAATATCAAAACGAGAAACTTCTTAATTAAAGAGCGAAAGAAACTTGACCCTATGTCTTGGGCGATTGAATATGAGAATCATATGATCGCTGAAAACGCAAGGTCATTTTTTAATTATGAACAACTCAACAGAAACAGACGATTAAAGAGGGCTTTCTATCCGAGAAGAAATGACGAAGTTTTGTTAAAACAGAAAAACAAGTACGATATTCCGAAACAGGTTGGAGAGGTACGGGTTCTTTCATGTGATATTGCTATGGAAGGTGGTAAAGATACTGACAACTCTATCTTTACCTGTATCAGACTTCTTCCCGAAAGTCAAGAATACAAAGTCATGGATTCAACGGGTGAACACATCGAGATCAAAGGTGGATATCGCAGACAGATTGTTTACATGGAAGCGGTACACGGCGGAGAAACAACAAAGCAGGCTATTCGTATCAAGCAGTTATATACAGATTTTAATGCGGATTATTGCGTGCTTGACGGACGAAACGCCGGTATCTCCGTATATGATATGCTGGCGAAAGTGTTATTTGATGAAGAACGCAATGTGGAATACAAACCTTGGAAATGTATGAACGATGACAAGGTTGCAAATCGTATCCAGATTGCCGGTGCGATAGAAAATGTATATATTATTAAAGCACAGCTTGAAACAAATAGCTTTATTGCGGAATCCATGCGTAATGCGTTGAATTCCGGAATGATTGATTTACTTATTAGTAACACAGAAGCAGTCGATGAGATCACTAATTTTATACCTGAATATGCGATTTCTGATGTAGACACACAGTTATTCTTTGAGCGTCCGTATTTGGAAACCGTTGCACTTATCAATGAAATGATTAACCTTGAATATGAGCGCGGCGAACAGACCGGACTTATCAAAATTATAAACAACAATGACCGTAAAGACCGATATACCTCGGTTTCTTACGGTAATTATTTTGCTCAGATGTTGGAGCATGACTTATTGTCGGACAGCTCAGAATACGAGTATGTCCCGTTATTTAACTAAGTTAGGAGGTGAGATGATTGTCAGATAGTAGAAAATGGTATCAGTTCTGGAAAAGAGAATCTGATGTATTTGAAGAAAATTCTATTGATATGGTTCCAGAAGAACCAGTTCATGAATTCAATACAGATATCGGAACCGCATATATCAAGATGTTACAGGCATCAGGTGAAATGCCATACAGCATTAAGGAAATCCGGAGCTTTACGAAGAATCCGCTTTCACATATTACAGAAATCCGAAGAATGGCACATTGGGCGTATCACACTAATGGTGTTGTGGCAAGTGCTATTGATTATATGAAGTCAATGCACACATTGGATGGCGTTGTTGTATGTAAGGCAAGAAAATTTGATGGAAGTAGACCGAAAAACTATCGTATGAATAAATCAAAAATGGAAGCGACATTAAATACGATTCGATATAAGCAGATAATTCGAGACGGTATTTTTAAGGATGCTAATGATGGTATGTATGTTGCTTATTTTGAAACGGTTTATTCAACACCCGATATGCGTACAGTTTTGACAGATTATGATATCCAAAATATTACCGAAATCAATGCGATTGGTATGAATGCTACTGTAATTCCACTTCCTGTTGGTTATGTGAAGATAGTTGGTAGACGCAATAACAGCTATCAAATAGCTTTTGACTTGCGTTATTTTGATAATTATCCGGACGATGAGGCACGTAAACAAAAGCTTGCTGGATTTCCAAGAGAAATTCAAGAAGGTTGGATCAAGTATTCAAACAGCGATACTTCTGCTCCGTGGCTTATCTTAAACAACGATAAAACAATTGTTACAAAGATAAAGAGTGATATTTCGGATCCATATGGGATTCCATTTGCGATAGCTGCACTTGATGATATTAGCTATGCTCAATATTTTGTTGATACAAAACGAAATGTGCTGGATTCGGTAAATAATCAAATTGTTTATGAAACTTTTCCGGAAGGTAAAGAAAAAGGTACTTCTGCTTTGACTGAAAAGCAACAGAGACAGCAGCATGATATGGTCAAAAATGCGTTAGCGAGCAAGTCCAGAAACAGTAGCGGAACATCGTTCTTCTCGTTAGCGTCAGGTACAAAATTGGACAGCATATCATTAGATGTTTCTTTGTTAGATGAGAAAAACGAAAATTCTATTGTAGATTCAGTCAACAAAGATATAGGTGTAGCGGCAAGTGCTTTAGATGGCAGTAGTGCTGGTAACTATTCAAGTGCAACTCTTAATCTGGAACTTGTATCAGCTAACGTCTATACATGGATCGAAGATATTGTTGATGAGTTAAATAAGTGCATAAATAAGAACATCATTAACGATCCGTCGTGTAGAGTTGAATTTTATGTGCTTCCAATTACTATGGTCAACAGGGATAAAATAGTTGACTATATGTCTGCGCTGTATGCTCGTGGTAAAGGAAGCCTTTATGCGTGGATTGCTTCCACAGGATTTAATCCGGATAATTACATTGCGCTCATGGAATATGAATTGCAGGAAGATTTTGAAAATCGTTATCCTGTTCATAGAACCTCATTTACTATAACTGGAAAAGACGATCCGGAACACGAGGATCATAATCAGGGCAAAGGCGGAAGACCACCAACGGATAGTAATAATCCTTCATCTATTCAACAAAAAACTAATGGTGGGAATAATATGCCGAAGCCATCATCCGGGTAAGGAGGTGATTTGAGTGAGTAAAGATATTGTTGGACGTATATATGAGGTTTCCAGCGAAAGACATATTGCAGGAAGACGGAAGATTAAACTCATTTTACATGAAATCTATCCGAGTAGAGACATCTGGCAAACCAATGGTATTTCGTGGGATGAAACCTATACGGCACAAAATATTGAGTCTGTAGCCAATATGTCATTATGTGTTGAGTTTTTAACAGAAGAACGAAGACTTCCATATGGACATGGTTTAACAGAAATTCGAGATAATATGCCATATCTTGAAAACGCAACTGTGGTAGGTCACTGTGAAAAAGGATATATCTCAGATGTGGAAATTGATGGTGAAATTAAAAGAGTTCTTGTAGCAGAGGGGTACATTGATGAAATGCGATACCCCAAATTTGTGGCATGGCTACAGGAAAAGATGCTTTCGGACGGTGTAAAGGGCAGTGTTGAAATTGTCGGGCGTTCGGAATATGACAATCGTATTATTTACGATGGCGGTTGGAAAGAGAATGGACGTGTACCACAGATATATGACTACAGTGGGTATGCCATTCTTGGTATCAAACCAGCAGATGATACTGCAATCGTTATGGAGTTAAATAATAAATCTAATGACAAACAGGAGGACACAATTATGGACGAGAAGACCTTAAATCAGATCGCCGATGTTGTGAAAGCTTCCGTCAATCAGACCGTTACTGAGCTTAATACCAAAAGCGAAGAGTATGAGGGGAAGATTTCTGAACTTAACAGTCAGGTGGCAGCTAAGGATCAAGAAATTGCTGAATTGAATGAGAAACTTTCTGCGGCACAGGCGGATTCTGCGGCTAAGGATCAGACTATTGAAGCGCAGAACACCGAATTGAATAGTCTGAAAGAGGCAAACGCAGCTCTCGAAAAGGAAAAGAAGCTGGCGGAGCTTAATTCTGCTTTGGCTGAGTTCAGCCCAGAGGAACAGGCACTGGCACAGGCAGAAATTGACGCATTCAAGGCAGATCCTAACTCTGTCGAGTTGAATAGCATTACCAGCAAAATTTGCGTTGAAATGGTGCGTAAAAACAAAGAAGCACGTACCAATGAACAGAACAGCGCACCTGATATTTTCGGTGGCGTAAATACTCCCGAAGATAAGGGCGATGTTGATATCTTTGGTTAATAAAAGGAGGATAAGAAGATGAAATACAAGACTATTGGTGCATTTAAGAATGTACAGAACATCCCTTATTGCAAAGCAACCACAGAGCTTCATGTGGGCATGGGTGTTATTATTGACCGTGTAGCAAAAACAGCTTCATTGCCTGCATCCGCAGACGAGGCAAAAGCAGCGGTTTATATTGTAACAAATATTAACGACAAGCCTGAAAAGCACAATACAGCAGAAGCCTACACCGTTGATGCCGGTGACTATGTTCGTGCAGATGATCTGCGAACTGTCAATGGTTTGGAAATCGAATTTGCAGCTTCTGAAATTGCTGACGCAACAGCAGATCTTGCTGTAGGTGACACACTTGCTTTTGACGCTACAGGTAAAGTTAAGAAAGTTGCCGACGCATCCGGATACGCAGTATCTTTCAAAGTTCTTGCAAAGACTGCATATATGGATGATGGAATCCTCGCAGAGATTGTTTGTCTGTAAGGATTTTATTATTTGATAAGGAGGAAAGAAAATAATGAATAACATTTTTGAAATGAACACCGTCAACAATGTTAAAGACACTGCTGGCGCATCTAAAGTGAAATCAACATCTCCTGTCGTAGAAGTGTTCTCTGCTCTTATTCAGGGTAAGAGTACAAGCGGTATGGACGGTAAGGTAGTTGATAAGTCTGTTGCTCATATCAAGGAATTGGCTGAACGCGCTCTTGACAACGATCAACAGGCTATTTCTGAGTTGAATGCTATCCAGCGTTTTGCTATTGAACCCAAGCTTATTGACGCTGTAAAGATTTTTAACTTCATGGGTACATATAAGTCTGTTCCTTATGACACTGTTCCTATGATGAAGACTTACAAGTATGAGAGTGTAGATTCTCGTTTCCAAGCTTCAAGCGGTGACGTACCTTTCGCTGCTGCAAGTTTCCGTGAGTATCCTATCGGCACACAGACCATCTCTGCCGGTTATGCTTGCGACTATCGTGAATTGCAGAGCGGTAACTTTGAAGGTACTGTTGCAGAAGGTATGAATCAGGTACAGATCGATATGCAGAATAAGGCTGTTTACTACGTAATTGCAAAGCTTTATGAAGCATTGAAGAATGCAAAGGGTGTAAAGCACTTCTCTGAAAGTGCAGGTCTTACACAAACAGGCGTTGACGATATGCTCAAGGCAATGCGTCGTTATGGTCGCGTAAATATTTGCGGCGATTATTCTGTTGTATCCCAGTTCAACGACTTCGTTGGATATAAGACAGTTGCGGCTACTCCTATTCCTTTCGGTTCTGAAGCCGTTGCAGAAGAGATCCGTAAGACCGGTCTTGTGAGCTTCTACGGTGGTTCTCACATTGTTGAGCTTCCTAATGCTCTCAACTTTACCCGTATGAATGCGGACAAGACTTCCTATGAGCTTTATATGCCTCAGGGCTTGCTGTTCTTCGTTCCTCAGGGTACTGTTGCACCTCTTCAGATTTTCCGTCGTGGCGGAATGACTTCTATGACTGGTGATGATATCGTTACTCGTCAGCGTCTTACTCGTTTCGACATGGAAATCGGTGCTGGTGTAGCTGAAGGCATGGAAGATCAGATCGGTCTTATTTCCGATACAAACTTTGACGTACCTACTCTCTGATTAGGCAAACATAATTAACGGAGGGGGAGAGATCTCCCTCCATATTTTTTATATTAAGGAGCGATAAGCTAATATGGAACTGACCGAAAAGGTTTTAATCAATAATTTGTGCAACTGGGCATTGTATTTTCGTCGTTTGAATGGTGTTGGAGATATTCGTATTCCTGCCAATGTAACCAATTTTGCTATGCTTGATGTTGCAGAGGTGCAGATGCAGATTCAGTCTGGCAACAAGCTGTTCGTAGGCAATGATGAGGCACATCCCGGCGATCATGCGAGACTCTATATTGTAGATGACAAGCAGAGAAAAGCTTTGCTTGGATACGGTGAAGAATCAGAGGAAGATGCTTTGGTTTTGAACGTAGAAAGCATCACAAAGCTTTTGGCTGTGAAGAAGAAGGATGAGTTTAACCGTCAGCTTGCAGAACTTGTGAAGACTGACGCTGAAAAGAAGATGGTAGTCCAGATTGCGAAAGAAGCAGGCGGCGATGAGGTTGCTGCGTGGAAGATGGACGCTATCAATAAGCTGTCAGAAACAATCGTAATTTAACAGGAGGATCGGGGTATGGATCAACGAACCACTTTTACTGAAATCGAAACAAATTTCCACTCCATGCCTCTGACGAAGTATGAGATTCCTTCGGAGTTAGCCCACGAATGGTTAAAAACTGCGATTGCCGATTATGAACTTGAAATAAGTTGTGATTTGAAATACGATCCGATCAATCAGACTTTCACTGACAAATTGGAACGCCCAGTAGCGCGTGTACTTGCACTTATGATGTATGTTTCGTATTTACAAAGAGAACTTAGCAGAGTTATGACTTTGAATGGTATTTACGGAAAAGACATTCAAATAACTGGCGGCGATGCTACCAAAAGGGTTACAAAGCAAGAGCTTGAACACGAAATTGGTCGTGTTTCACAGATGCTTCATAAAATGAAACAACATTCTTTTGAGTGACAGGAGGTTACGGTATGCCTATTGAATGGTATTTAATGGATCGTCCTCTGTTTAATAATGGTTTTGAAAATGAAGAATTCTGTGCGTATTCACGAGACGGGTTTGAAGAAGTGCTTTCTTCCGTACTGGCTGACAACATAAAAATTTACGATAAAAGGCTGGATGCAGAGCCAGTTGTGACAAGAGCTATTATTCAAGGGACAACAAGTGACACATACAACGATAGTAGCTTACGGCAATTTTTATGTAGAATTGGGACATTACGCAGTGGACAGTACATCAAGGCGCGTAATCAGATGTGGATGGTATACTCCATGCCTGATAATAACAAGATGTACGAAAAGGCTGTTGCATGGCAGTGCAAATATTCGATTCGCTTTATATCTCCGATAACCGGGAAGATTGTTGAATATCCTGTACATGATATAAACAGTACCCAGTATGGATCTGGCGAAACGCCTAAAGAGCGACTGACCATTGGTACAGCACAGCACTTGATTTACATACCGTATAATGAAGAGACTATTAAAATTGACAGCGGATTCCGTTTTCTGATCGATAAGAACAAGGAAAATCCTACGGCATACCGATTGGCTCAGGTTGACCCGGCTGCGTATTCGTGCGGTGAACGTGATGGAGTAATACAATGGACTGTAGTAGAAAGTCAGTTTGACAAAGACACTGACAATCGTGAGCTTATGATTGCAGATTATTATGGAAGATCTGATTTGTCATATGCTGAAGAAATCAAAGGATACGATATCAATTTTTCATCGGATGTTTTAGATAACACGGTTGTATTTGGAGAAGAAGCACACATTGACGTTTCGTTCAAGAACGATGGAGTTGATATAGAGCCACTTGCATTTACTGCAACTGTAATTGACGGAAATGAATACGGCAGTATTACGGAAGTTGGTTCTGATTACATTGTTGTTCGTATGCTCGATAACCGTGATTATATAGGACAGGAAGTCACTATTTTGGTGGAAAATAGTGAATGCGATATATCAAAACAACTGACATTAAAAATTGGGGGGTGGTATTGATGTACTTTGATGAGATTCCGAGATACAGAGATACCATTATGGAAAGTATCTGTAAGTGTAATTCTATTACAAATTTGATTCGATCAGAGGAAACACCGGAGATGAAAGTTTCCGAGATGCCTTACAAGTTTATATATCCGTATGGTTATATAATAAATAAAACGACCAGTGTAGGAACATATTTATGCTTTGATTTGTTTGCACCGAGAACGATTGGCAGAACATTCACAGATTTCAGAATTGATTTTTGGATAATGGCTCATGAACGGCGGATGAGGACACCAAAGGGATTGGTAACAGACCTTTTGACAACAGAAGTGGATAAACTTATCAATGGGAGCAGATGTTTCGGATTGGGTCGTGTGGAGCTTATGACGTGGGACAGATTTGTTCCGGCTGAAGATTTTTATGGGCGTATTTTATCCTACAGAACAGTAGATTTCAACAGGGAGTGACGAATGGAATTAGAAGATATTGGTTTACAACTCTGTTCAAAAGAACCTATATATGTTGGCAAAGTGCCGATATATCCTATTCCGTTACAAACAATTGCTCGGATAGGATATAAGAAGTACAGTGCTGAAATTCGCTATTTGTGCCTAACTCCCATTGATATTCATGCAATGACAGGAGAAGATATTTCTGAAATAGGCGTGTACAGATATTTGGTTCAAAATGCAATTAAGGATCCCAAAATTATGGAAATCATGATGTTTTGGTTTTCACAAATAACGCACAGCCCAATTACATTTTCAGCAAAAAAGATGTGTTTTACTGGAAATTCATTTGTGATTTCAAAAGAGAATTTTGATGATATTCAAGCGATTATCAAAATGCGAAATGGGTTACAGGATCCTTGCGAAGAGGATGAAAATCCTGATAATGATGCAGCACGTAGAGTTCTTCAGCGTAGGAAAGAAGAACGGATGAAGCGTCGTAAAGCAAAATCAACAGATGAAGATGGGTCAGCAATTACATTGGCGGATCTTGTAAGTATACTGGCAAGCGGACATGGTATGCTGATGGATACTGTGATGGAATATGATTTATATCAATTCAACGACCAGTTCAATCGTTTGAAAATCATGGATGATTATGAAGTCAGTGTGCAAGCTCTTTTGCATGGGGCAAAGAAAGAAAATGTTAATTTAACACATTGGATCACAAAAATCAAACGTGATTCAGAATAACAAGCAAACAACGGCAGGATTCGTCCATGCTGTTTTTTTATTTTACAGGAGGTACTAAAATGGCTAACGCAAAATTTGGCGCAAAAGAAGTCATGGATGTCGTTTTGTATGACATGGAAACAGATAAGCCTATCATTCAGTTCGACAGTTTGAAGACTTCAAGCATTAGCGTAACTTCCGAGAAAGTTTACGCAAGAGGTGGTAAGGGTAATCCTAAGCTTATTACATGGGAAATCAATAAAGAAGCTACTTTGACTATCGAGGATGCTTTGATTTCTCCTAAGTCACTTGAGCTTATTTCCGGTATTGCCCGTAAGGTTGGTGTTCAGACAATCCGTATGAGACAGGTTACTGAATACGAAGACGGCGAAAATAAGGGTAGAATGTATCCGCTGAAAGCTGACGGCGAGGGTAAGATTATACTTGCTTTCAAACCTAAAACTGCGGCTGACAAGATTCTTGTATATCCTTATGAATCAGATTGTGAAGACGACGCTTTGATTGATATGACTGGTGCAACACTTGCAGAAAATGTTCTTACTGTTGCCGCTGCAAAGGATCAGCGTGTTGTTGTGTACTACGATTATGAAAGTGAAGAGACTGCTGAAACTTACGTAATCGATGCTGAACATTTCAGCGGTACATATAAGCTCGTCGGTGACACTGTGCTTCGTAACCAGCAAACCGGTAAAGACGAAGCCTTCCAGATTACCATTCCTAATTTGAAGTTCACTTCTAACTTGGAACTTGGCTTTGCTGCAGACGGCGATCCTTCAACTACTACTTTTGAGTGTGAAGTTATGAGAGACGCCGGAACCGGCATTATGATCCAGATGGTCAAGTATTGATATCCGATGCTGAAACGCAACAGGGTGGGAAGGTAATAATCTCCCCACCCTATTTTTTATTTATTCAAAATATGAAAATTTTAGCATTGGATCAGGCGAGAAACGGAGCGTGGGCAGTATATGATTACGAAAGCAAACAGCTTGAAGATTATGGAGTATTTTCGTTTGATAACAAAAAATACACATATGCCAAAGCAATTCTCGCTATCGAAGAACTGGTTGATACATTGATTAAGACTCATAGAATATCTGCGATTTTTATTGAAGATATCCAGCTTCGCGTGAACGTACAGTCGTTCAAGAAACTTGCCCAGCTTCAGGGTGTCCTCGTGAATCTCTTTGAGAAAAACGAATACTTGTATGATTTTGTGGCTCCGACCCAATGGCAGAATTATTGCAAAGCCAGAGGAAGGAGTTCTAAGGAAATCAAAGATAATGTAACTGCCTTGAAAACATCCGGCAAGAAAGAGTCAAAAATTTTATCAATCCAATATGTAAAAGAACACTTTAATGTCGAGACGGATAATGATAATTTATCGGATGCTATATGTCTCGGACATTATGCAGTCAACCATTTTATAATTGAAGGGAATAAATTATATGGCAAAGAAAAGAAATAATGTTTCTATCAATACACTGGAAAAGTATTGCGATGGACTTGGAGAAGGCGTAATCGAAATGACATTTCCTGAAGGGGATGAAAGCAGTATTACTTTTGAAGTGAAAAAGATACTTTCTCTGGAAGAAACAATGCGCTATATTGAAGATGTTGTGAGTGCAAGCATTATGGAGGATGATCTGATGATCGTTCCAGTTGCAAGAGAATATATCAACCGTAAGAATGTCCTTACATATTATGCGAATTTCACTATGCCTTCAAATTCCAGCAGGGCATATGAACTTGTGATGGGAGCATCTGAATTGATTGATGAAATCATCAAGAGCATTGATAAGCCTCAGTACAAGATGATCCAGAGATGTATTGATGAAAGAATTGAATTTGAAAAGCAGAAGATGCTTTCTACTCAGGTTCAGCAGATTCAGAAACTTGCAGGTGAGATTGAGCATATGACTGATAATTTCTCTGCGCTTTTCAGCGGAGTAAATGGAGAACAGATGTCAGATTTTATCAAAAATATGTCTGAGCTGAGTAAGAATGCAAATGTTTCGGGACAGGATATTGCCCGTGCTATGGTAGAAAATAAATCTTAAAAGAATCTAAAACTGTAAAAATTATCCTTTGAATGAAAGGGGATTTTCTATGAGTAGAGAAAATAGATACAACCTTTGTGAAGATTGTTCAATGTGCAGCATGGCTGTATTGCCGCAGTATATTGATGAAGAATGTGATGTAATGACAGAATGTTGTATGTGCGATAAGACTCAGATGAGATTTTATACGGGCTGCGACTGTGGAGACATTATGGATCAAGATCAATATTGTAAGGCTGGTGTCCGTAAAACAGGTAGAGCGTACCGTCGGCGTATGAAACATATCAAAAATAAACGGTTGATGAAGATTGTCAATATGGGTAACGGTTATAACATTTCCGCTGGATATGTTGACTGGGCTTTAGTGGATGGGGAATATGTTCCTGTTGGTAAGTACATAAAATACCCCAAAAACTCCAATAAGCAAAAGTATTTCAAACGCTATTCCAACCATATTGCTCGTAAGAAAGAGGTTCCCGTTAAAGGAAATGGTTACAGAAAACATTTTGATTACTGGTGGACATTATATTAAAAGATAAAGGAATATTTGTATGTAC